GCCACGAAAACATCCCTCCCCTGGAGTGGGGAGAGAGATTTTTTCCCTCCCCACGCAGACTTTTTATTAATAAATTGGGCCAAGGAGCACGGAATTTGGCGGAAATTACATGCGAATTTTGCGGTAATTCATTTCCCCGGAAACCGGGGCGGGGCCGCCCCCCGAAATACTGCAGCGACTCCTGCCGAAACAAGGCCTACTATCAGCCCGTTAAGCCCGAGTATGTTCAGTGCGGGGCCTGTGGCGACTTCTTTCAGCGCCCCAATGGGTGGAGAAAGTTCTGCACGGGCGACGCCTGCCGCAAGGCGCGCGAGCGCGAGCGCTACCGCAGACGCGACCAGCAGCGCGACTACAGCTACAAGAAACAAGCCAACTGCGACTCCTGTGGCGAGCTCACCTGGGGCAAGCCCGGCGACATCGTCATCTGCCATCCGTGCCGGCGCAAGAACGGCCCACCAGTCATGAGCCTGGAGGACCTCCGCCAACTCCCGCCAGATAAGGGCGACGGACTCGGCTGGAGGCATCAGAGGGCCCTGCGCGCCCTCCGATCCGAGCACGTGGACGGCAGCCCCTGCGACTGGTGTGGGAGGCCGATGTGGCTGGACCCGACTCGCAACTTTGATTACGACCCCGAATCCGGCGTCCGTGGGAATGGCGTCCTCCAGGGCGACCACGAGATCTCTCGCGCCGACTGCCTGAAAGAGGGCATTCCCGTCCCGCTGCCACACCGCCTGCTTCACGCGGCGTGCAACCGTCAGCGTGGCAGCGGCAGGAACGACCACCTCGCTTGGGCGGCCCGCGAAAGCATCGAGGTCGTCACCGCGGATGGTGAGCCCGTCGCCGTGGTCGTCGAGATTGTCGACGGCCGAGTTATCGCCCGCATGGTTTAGCCGTTCGGCTTATTCCATTGTTCCGCGGCCAGCGGAATCACCTAGTTTTCAGAACACGGTCAAATGATAGGGGAACATCTAATGACCGAAGTATCCATATTTAAGGGCGGCCGCGCCGTAGACATCGAAATCTACGAAGACCCGCCGATCGCAGAGAGAAGCGTCGAGTGGTGCCCTGTGATGCCGCGCCGCATCCGCATCAATGGCGTGGAGTGCCTCACCCCATTGAATAGTCCCGTCCGCGTCGAAGGGCTTCTAGACGTCGACGATGAGAGGCGCGCCCAGATGGCCACCGCCACCGTCACGGTGTTTGTGCGGTCACTTCATGCACAGAGCCTAGTGGACGGACCGTTGCCCGAGTATGTACCCATTGACAGAAAAGTGGGCGCAGCGGACCTGGTGGTCTACGATGCCGCCGGCGGTGACTGGATTCCGCTCAGGCCGTTCTTCGTGCGCTTCAACGGTGTGAACTGCCTGATCGCCGACGACATCAAGATTGAGGGCCTTGGCGGCAAAGAGGGCTGCCTCACCGCCACCATCCCGTTCTTGGTGCGCACGCTCAAGGTGCACGGAGGTCAGGAATGACTTACGAGAACCTCGATTGCGCCTGCAGGGCGTGGGGCTCGGTGCTCCCGCCGCCCCCGTGCCCAATCCATAGCGGAGGCTTTGGCGACGTCACCTGGGTCAACAGCTGGGCCTACAGCTCCAGGCGGCGCGTGCGCAAGCATTTGGGCAAATGGGTGGTGCTGAACCACCCCGCCGGCAACTGCGCATTCCTCACGTGGGATGAGGCCATAAGGTACGCCAGTATCCGATACGTCGTGCGGAACGACGGGGTTCTGCTCATCGCCGCCGGGGGCGGCGCGTGATCACCCGCTTCCGCAGATGGCTCCGTGGCCCGCTGCCGCCGCTCGAGGATGTTCTCCTCAAGGCGTGCTGGGAGCGGCTCACGAACGACACCATCGCGACATATGAGTGGCCGGACCTGCACGGCGGCATCCTTGGCGAGGTCCTCACCATATTCCCTGGCGCGGAGTTGTACTTTGCCCCGCGACTCAGCGTTGACTACACCGCCCCCTGGGCGGTTGAGAACCCCTTCGAAGACACCTCCTGTTGGACGCTCATGGGGGATGTGATGAAGCGGCGCCTCCAGCCCATGTCGGAATTCCTCAAAGACGTTCTCGAGGATGCCGACCTAACCCTCACCTTCAGGCGCTATGGCGAGCAAGAAGACCACTGAAAGAGGCCTCGGCTGGCATCACCAGCAGGCCGCCGACCAACTCAAGAAGAAACACAAAGACGGCTCACCGTGCGATTGGTGTGGTCGGCCGATGTGGCTGGACCCAGTGATGAACTGGGACTACAACCCGGACCCCGACGCCCCGAAAAGGGGTAACGGGGTACTCCAAGCCGACCACTCCAAGCAGTCCCGTGCCGAGGCGTTGAGAAAAGGCGAGAAGGTTTTGCCGCCCGATCGCCTTTTGCACGCCGCCTGCAACCAGCAGCGCGGGGAAGGCCACAACGATCATCTCGCAGCCAACGGAAGAGTCGCAGAAACCCTGGCCATGCCGTGGCCGTGGAAAGTCTGACGTTCAGCTTTATTGAACGCGCACCAGCAGTGAACACAGCCATCGAAAGGAAAAAAGAAATGGCAGTTACAGGGCGGGTGCATGTCGCCGCATGGTCCTCAGTACATCACCACGGGAGCGCCGAGTGACCGAGAACTTCCTCGAGGACGGCCTCAACGTCGCGTGGGACCTCGGAATCAAGGACGGCGTGAACGCGTGCATCGCGGGGGCCGAGGCCCTGCTGGCGGTCGTTGAGAAGAACCTCGCGGCCTGTAACCGGCTCTCGCGGCGAGGTGCAGAATTCCGCGCCCAGGTCGAGATTCTGCGGGGCGTCATCGACGGATACAACCAGGTCCTCGAAAACCTGGGTGACAAGTGACCGGGAACTTCCTCGACGGCCTCATCGAGGCGCTAAAGACCGATGCAGACCTCCGCGCCTGGGCGGGGACCATCCTGTGCGCCCGCGCCGCAGAGCTCCCGGACGATCGGCTCGACCTGAAGGAGTGGCTTGGTGAGTGACCTCAGTGCCGTCGAGTGCCGCGCCTGCGGCGAGATCATGGGCTACGTCAATAGCGACCAGGTGGTGCGCACGGAATTCGCATGCCGATGCGGCGAGTACGGCTGCAAATCGCACTATGCACCGAAGGGTTGGACAAAAGCCACCAGGGTCGCCGCATACCAGCGACTGCTTGAGATTTTTCCGCTCGGCGGGAGGTAAATCAATGGCCCTAACCGAGGGCCTCGGCGCCCGCGGTGCCGAGGTCTATCAAGCTCTCACTGAAAACCGGAAGATGAACGCCGCCCAGAAGGTGATGGCGTTGAATGCCGCGCGCCTCGCCGACACCCTGGACCGCATCGAATCGGAACTCGCTTTTGCGAGCACCACGGTGATAAACAGCCAGGGCACCGAGACCATCAACCCTCTCATTTCTGAGGCGCGGATGCTTACAGGAGCGCTCTGCACAATTCTCGCCAAGATGGGCATTGCCGAATTGCCGGAGCAAAGCTCCGGAGAGAAGTCTGTCTTTGACCAGCTTGCTGCTAGACGAGCCGAGCGGCTCGCCCCTAATGGGGGTTCAGGAGCCGCGGATATGGCTAAGCCCGGAAGCTAAATCCTCTGCCGGGCAGGAAGCGATTGACCTGGCCGCCGCGTGCGGCCTCATTCTCGACCCGTGGCAGGAATTGTGCCTGCACGAAGCTCTCAAAGAGAGCGACGAGCTTGTTCAGCTGGAGTCCGGCGCCTGGGTGAAGAAGTGGGCGGCCTCCTCCTTCGGCCTGGTGGTGTCCCGCCAGAACGGCAAGGGTTCGATCCTAGAGGCCCTGGAGTTGGCCGGTCTGATCCTTTTCGGGGAGCGGCTGATCATTCACTCCGCTCACGAGTTCAAGACCGCCGTCAACGGCATGGAGCGCTTGGAATCCCTGATCGCCAAGTCGGGGCTGAAGTACAAGGCCAAGCAGGCGCACGGCGCGGAGAGTATCGAAATCCTCGACGGGCCCAACCCGGGCGCGAGGGTGATGTTCCAGACCCGTACCGACCGCTCCGGCCTGGGTTTGACCGCCGACCGCGTCATCTTCGACGAGGCGATGACCATTACCCCCGGTTCGCTGAAGGCGCTTCTGCCGACCGTTTCGTCTCGACCCAACCCGCAGATCGTTTACACCGGGACAGCGGCCGACCAGCGCACACAGCCCTACTGCCACACCTTTGGCGGCGTCCGCTACCGCGCGCTGGAGCAGCTCCGCACCGGCGAGCGTAAGCGCCTCTGCTTCCTCGAATGGTCAGCCCCCGATGACCTACCGGAGGAGAAGTTCGGCGATCCCCAGTACTGGGCGATGGCCAACCCCGGCCTGGGTTATCGCCAGTCCGAGGAGAAGATCCTCGACGAGTACGAGGAGATGTGGGCCAACCTCCGCGACTTCGGGGTGGACCGCCTCGGCATCGGTGACTGGCCGCAGTTCGGCGCCGGAATATCGGAGATCCCGCTCGACAAGTGGCGGCGACTGAACAACCCCGAACCAGATCTCGCCGGCGCTCGCGCCCTGATCCTTTACCGCACGCCCGAGGGCGGGCCGTGGGCGATCGTGGGCTCCCAGCGCTGCACCGACGGCCGCATCCACGTGGAGGTCGGTTACGCCGGCACGGACCCCGTGGACCGCGTGGTCGACAAGTTCATCCAGGCCATCACCGCCTGGGGCCCTGAAGAGATCCTGGTGGGCCGCGGCGGCGCGGCTGAGGTGATCCCTCAGATCGAGGCCGCCGGGTTCACGGTCTACAGCCCGAACCAGTCCGAGGAGGCCCAGGCCTGCGGCGGCTTTCTGAACGACGCACTCGTCGACCCGGAAAACCCGCTGCTGTCCCACGGCGATCAGCATTCCCTGAACGCTGCCATCACCCGCGCTGTTAAGCGAGACCTCCCCAGCGGCGGTTTCGTCTGGGACTGCATTGAACAAAGCACCTACGCCCAGCTCATGGGCGTCACATTGGGCCGCTGGGCGCTGCTGAAGCACGCCGTCAACGCCAAGCCCACACCCGCTATCCATGACTGGCCCGATCAACAAGAGATCGACAGCTGGATACAAGAACTCTACGAGGAGGCTTGAGATTGTCTGAACCTTCTCGGCGGATCGACATTCAGCCCATTGTCTCCGGCCTTTTGCAATTGTCGGGCCTCGGCATGGTGATCGGCGGGGTGTATCTCCTTTTCCCGGTCGCCGCGCTGATCCTCGCCGGCGTCGCCGTCTTTGCAATGGGCTGGGCAATTGATCCGCCGAACCGCCAGAAGGGTGTTAAGCAATGAGCCTCTTCACCCGCATCTTTTCCGACGGGGAGGGGCCCGAGCAGCGCGCCGTCGCCAAGTTCGGCATTCCGCCTAAGTGGTCCGAGGTATCCGGCAGTCCGGAGGATTACGTCAACGGGCGCGGCGCCCTGAACCTGGCAACCTTCTTCTCCTGCGTCCGCCTACTTGCCGACTCTGTCTCGATGCTTCCCATAAAAGCGCACCGGGACAAAGACGGCGTACCCACCATCTCCAAGCCTCAGCCCAAACTTATGCAGGACAGCCCCTACCCCGGCCTTACCTGGTTTGAATGGCTGTGGATGCTGATGCAGTCCCTCGCCGTCACGGGAAACGCCTTCGGGTACATCACCGCCCGCGATGGCCAGGGCCGTCCGACGGCGATCATGCCAATCCATCCAGATTGCGTCCGGATCGAGGAAGCCGACAAGACCGCCCCGTGGCCGGACCCCATCTACCGGATCGGCGGGGAAATTGTCGACAGCCAGGATGTTGTGCACATTCGGCGCTATCCCGTCCCCGGGTGCGTGGTGGGCATGTCCCCGATCGAGAAGGCCGCCTCCGCCATCGGCCTAAGCATTTCCGCAGAGCGGTATGGAGCCCGATGGTTCCGCGACTCGGCCAACCCGAGTGGCCTGCTGACCAGCGACATGGACCTGACGCCCGACCAGGTGAAGCAGACGCAGAAATCCTGGATTCAAAGCCACCAGAACCGACGCCTGCCGGCGGTGATGTCCGCGGGCATCAAGTGGCAGTCCATCTCAATCACCCCGAATGAATCGCAATTCCTCGAAACCCGACAGTTTCAGAAGTCGGAAATCGCGATGTGGTTCGGAATCCCGCCACACATGATTGGCGACACGGAAAAGTCGACGTCGTGGGGGAGTGGTATCGAGTCGATGTCGATTGGCTTCGTGACCTACACGCTGATGCCCTGGCTGGTCTGTATCGAACAGGCATTTACAACCCTTCTGCCGCGCGGACAGTTCGCAAAATTCAACGCAAACGCACTACTCCGAGGCGACTACAAAACGCGGAATGAAGGTTATCAGCTGGCCATCCAAAACGGGCACATGTCGCCTAACGAGGCGCGGGCCCTTGAAGAGCGTCCACCCATTCCGGGCGGCGACATCTACCTACAGCCCATGAACTTCGTGCCTCTTGGCTATGTCCCGCCGGAACCGCCGGCATCTAATCCCCCAGCCGACTCCGGCGAGGAAGGAAAATCTAAATGACTCTAACCCGCCGAGTGCGGCCGGTTGACGTCACGGATCATCCCGAGCACAGGTCGATCCCGATGGACCGCATGGAGGTCCGCGAAGACAGTGACGACAATGTTCTAGTTCTCGAGGGCTACGCCTCCACCTTTGAACAGTACGAAATGTACGGGGGCCCGCAGAACGGTTACGGCTGGATCGAACAGCTCGACCGCCGCGCCTTCGATAAGACCCTGCGCGAAAAGCCTGACCTGCACCTTCTGGTGAATCACGCCGGCACCCCGCTGGCCCGCACCAAGTCGGGCACCCTCGACCTCTCGGTCGACGACAAGGGCCTGAAGGTCGTGGCCCGCCTCGATAAGCGCGACCCCGATGTCCAGTCTCTCGCGGTCAAAATGGAGCGCGGCGACATGGACGAAATGTCCTTCGCGTTCCGCGTCAAGGCACAGAAGTGGGAAGCCACCGACGAGTTCCCCGAGGACGACCAGGCGCTGCGCACGATCACCGAGGTGTCCCTGCATAAGGGCGACGTTTCCGTCGTGAACTTCGGCGCCAACCCGACCACCAGCGTCGGCCTGCGCTCCCTTCCGGAGGCCCTACGGTTCCTCGCCGAGGCTGACGAAGAGGAACTCGCGGAGGTCCGCTCGGACGAGGATCTCGTCAAGCGCGCCATCGAGAAGCTTGGCGGCAAGGGGTCGGTTCACATCGAGCATATCCACGTCGCCGACGGCAAGGCCGGAGAGGCTCGTGAAGAGCCCGAGGAAAGCGCCGCGGAAGAGCGCGAAGAGTCCGAAGAAGTCCTCGTCGGCATTCGCTTCGAGGGGCGCGACCGCTGCTCCGTATTCCATCGAGCGAAGCGCAGCGGTGATGACTGCTATGAGGTTATCGTCAGCAAACTCGATATCTCGCGCGAGGTAGAGACCTACACAGAAGCCGAGCGATGGTTCCGCGAGACCGACCCCGAGGGCATGCGCAAGGTTGACTTCCTCCAGCGCGAGGCGGATCTCCGCTTCAAGAAGGAGCAGGCCGCCAAGGCTCTTGCCGACATTGTCGCCGCAGAAGAGTCGAGCGAAGAAGACCTCCGGGCGGCAACCGAGGCCTACACCGCGGCGTGCGTGGCCTTCGACGAGATCGGCGCGAAACGTGAGGACGCTGCGGAAGCCGAAGAGTCTGACGACGCCGAAGGCGGCATCAGCCTTCGCGAGGCTCTCGCCGAAATGGGCGTCGACCCCGAGGCCGACGAACTGACCGTCGCCGAAGTCGAAGCACTCCTCGGCAACGAATAAACCTATCCCGATAAACGACCCGGCCCTCCCTCGATAAGAGCGACATCCGGGCGGGCCCGCGGACGTAGCTACGGCAGCCGCGGGTTTTTCGGGATCTCATGCCCCCTGGCACTGGGGGTTTCTTCAAAGTCGCCTATCTGGCGCAACGCCCTGGCACTGGGCGGATCAATTAGTGCCCAAATTCTTTGGGCAATTCCCAGAAAGGATTGCATTCTCCGTGGAGAAGCATCTGGAAGAACTGCGCGCACTGCGCGCCGCGGCGGTTGAGGCAATCGCCACCCTGAAGGCCGAGCGTCAGGCGATCGCCGACGGCGCCAAGGCTGAGAAGCGCGACGCGCTGTCGGCCGAAGAGACCGCCGAATTCCGTGCCAAGAGCGCGTCGATCAAGGCTGAGCTCGACAAGGTCGAGGATCTCGACGAGCAGATCCGCGAGCTGGAGAGCGAAATCGAGCGCTCCGGTCGTCTCGACGAGCGGACCCAGAAGGTTGCCAAGGCGACCGCCTCCGTGACCTCGGTCAAGGAGCCCATCACCTATGCCCGCGGCAACGGTAACTCGTACTTCCGCGACCTCATGCGCGTCAAGACTGACCGCGACGAGGACGGCAGCGCTCGCGAGCGCCTGATGCGCCACGCGGTCGACGCCAAGGAGCAGCGTGCGGTCCCCAGCGCCGGCGCCATGGACCGCACCGATGGCACCGGTGGCTACTTCGTCCCGCCGGCCTGGCTCATGGATCAGTACATCGAGCTGGCTCGCTCGGGTCGGACGTACGCCAACCTGACCACTCAGCAGATGCTGCCCCCGGGCACCGACAGCCTGAACATCCCCAAGGTCCTGTCGGGCACCTCGACCGCCATCCAGACCGCGGACAACGCCGCGATCCAGGATTCGGCGATGACCGACACGACCGTGAACGTCCCCGTCCGGACGATCGCGGGCTTCCAGGACATCGCGATCCAGTCGCTGGATCAGTCGCCGCTGAACTTCGATGAGGTCATCTTCCGCGATCTGGTTGCCGACTACGCGACCAAGGTCGACCTGCAGGTCATCTCGGGCACCGGCTCCTCGGGCCAGGTGACCGGCGTTCGCGCCACCTCGGGCATCGAGACCATCACCGCCACCTCGGGTTCGGACAACGTGTCCCTGCTGTACGCCAAGTTGGCTGACGCCGCGCAGCGCATCCACACCAAGCGTTTCGCTCCTCCGAGCGTCATCGTGATGCACCCGCGTCGCTGGGCTTACTTCCTGGCCGCGGTGGACGCTGACAAGCGCCCGCTGGTCGTGCCCTCGGGCCCGAGCCAGAACGCCATCGCCACCTTCGGCGGCGTGGTTGCGGAGCAGGTCGTCGGCCAGATGCACGGCCTGCCGGTCGTGACCGACCCGAACCTGCCCACCACCCTGGACACCAACCAGGACGTGATCCACGTCCTGCGCGCTTCGGACCTGTGGCTCTACGAGTCGCCGCTGCGCACCCGGGTTCTGGACGAGATCGGCTCCGAGAGCTTGACCGTCCGCCTGCAGGTTTACGGCTACGTCGCCTTTACCGCTGCTCGGCATCCGAAGAGCGTCGTGGAAATCAAGGGCACCGCGCTTGCCACCCCGGGCTTTGGCGATTAATTAGTTCGCTGATAGTCGCGCCGGATGCCATATAGCGGGCATCCGGCGCGTCCTCGCGCCACAGGAGGACTGTGAACAAAGGTCAGTACATCGAGCCCGTTGAGCATTACGCACTTTTGCGACATGTCGTTGGCCTCTGTGGCGCGGGGGTTGCCCTGGAGTTCGGCGTCGCCAAGGGCGACTCAACAAGGATCATCGCCGAAAGTCTTCCGGTTATCGGATTCGATAGCTTTGAAGGCCTTCCAGAGGACTGGCGGCCGGGCTATCCCAAGGGAAAGTTCGCTCACGATCCCCCGGAAATCGACAACTGCACCCTGGTGACGGGGCTCTTTGCCGACACTTTACCGGGGTTTCATTTCGAATCCCTCGGTCGCATTTCTCTCGTCCACCTAGACGCGGACCTTTACTCCAGCACTGCACTCGCGCTAGAGCATGTGGGCCCCCATCTCCAAGCCGGGGCCTATCTGGTTTTTGACGAGTTTCACGGCTACGCGGGCTGCGAGGAACACGAAATGCGCGCCTTTAACGAGTTCGTGTCACGCACCGGATTTCAATATTCGTCGATAGCCCACTCTCACGAGGCTTTTGCCGTAAAGATCGTCTAAGGGGACGCGCTTTGAATACAGCCCAAGTCATTCTTTACACCTTCGCTGGGCGGCGAGCCAACATGGAGTTGCTTCAACCCTACGTTCGGCGCATCCTCGACCGGAATCCTAACGTTCGCTGGGAAATCTGGAACCTGGCGCGCGTCCCCGAGGATGCCGCATACCTGCAGACCATTCAGGGCGATCGCATCACCGTCCGCAATGACTGCTACAACCCCGACCAGTGGTGGGCAAGCCTCTCTAGCGTCTGGGATAAGTACGCCTCCGACGAATACGCGGGAACGATCTTCGTCAAGACCGATGACGACATCGCCTTCCTGGAATCGGATCGGTTCAGCGAGCTCGTCGACGCCGCGGCCGACAACCCCGATTCCGTGATCTCCGCATTGACGGTGAACAACGGAGCTTCCACTCCGCTCATTCCCGGAATTAACGAGGGGTTCGAGCGACTGGGCATTCCACGGCTCGACGTGCACATGTCCAACGCCTACGCGGACATGTGCCACGAGTGGTTCGCCGAGAGTTGGGGCGATCTTGTCGGCGCGGCGGGGGAGCGCGTCCCCACCAGCGACTGGGTGTCAATCAACGTCATCGCCTACACCGCAGGGGTTGGCAAGAAGCTTGCAAGCTTGATAGGGCAGCAGTCGCCACCACATATCTCTGGCAGGGATTGGCCGCCGGGGTCCATCATCGGAGATGAGGGCGCGTGCAACATGCTGCCACGCATCATCACTACAGGCTTCGTGGCTGCGCACCTCACTTTTGGGCCGCAGCACTGCTCAGAGCGGCAACAGGCCGCCTGGCGAGCCCGCTACGCCGAGATCGCTCGGGAATATCTGGCGTGAAGGTAGCGGTCATCATCCCATTCAGGGATCGAGGTCGCGACCCCCTGCGGCCGGCGAACCTCAAGCGCGTTCTCAAGCACTGGGAGGGCTTCGACGCTCCGGTATTCGTTGTTGGAGACGGGCGCGAGGGCGGAGAGAGCTTCAACCGCTCCGCGGCCTACAATCGCGGCGCGGCCATGGCCAATGCGGACATCATCGTCTACAGCGAATCCGATCTGATCGTTGACCATGGGCAAATTCGCGAGGGCGTTCAACTCGCATCCGAGGCCCCGGGTCTCGTCGTCCCATTTTCTCGATTCATGGCTATAACGCCCGAGGATTCGATTCGCGTGCGGGAGTGCGCGATCGCCCCGGGGGAGGGCGCTAGCCAGCAGGTTCGTGGCGACTACAAATCAATTGGCGCTGTCAACATCGTCTCTTGCGAATCCTTAGCGCTCATCGGTCAATACGACGAACGCTTCGAGGGCGCCTGGTACGACGACGACGCCATGGAGCGCGCATTTCACATCACCTGCGGCCCCACTCGTTTTGTCGAGGGTCCGGGGTATCACCTTTATCATTTGCCCGGCGCACAGGGGGAACATCTGACCGACGCCGATCGCGCCGCCACTGCGGCGAACCAAAGGCGCTGGGAAATGTACCTCGCGGCCAAGACCCCGGAGCGCATCCGGGAGCTTACCGCTGGCGTCTTGGAGTAGGGGAACAATTCTAAAGAAGCTGACCGCACTGCCGATGCTGTGCGGGATTTTCGCATTCCTCACGGCGCCCGCCCTCACTGATCCATGGGTGATCAAGACGGTTTTCAGCCGCGAGAGACCAACGGTGATGGATGAAATCGCCGAGGCCATCAACGACGTCGCACAAGCCTACTCAGAGGTCCGGGGGATCGAAGTCCGCGCCGAAGCGATCGATCCACACGTCTATGGATACGCCATGGGCGGCAAGCTCATCATGTTCAACAAAACCTACACCAGCAACCCGGAGCGATTCCGGAAGCTGGTGGAGAACGACATCACCCTCGGGTTCCACCCGGAGTTAGGGAGATGCTCGCACGCTGAACTGCTGGCGTACCATGAGGCCGCCCATGTAATCGATCAGAAGCGGCACCTGAAGCCGCGCGTGGCGTTTGCCGAGAAGTATGGCCGCGGCGAAATCCTCCGAGGAACACTCTCCGGCTATTCCTTCACCACGGATGGGCGCCTAGCCCACGGGGAGGCCTTGGCGGAGGCTTTCGCCGCCACGCTGTGCGGCAGCGCCAACGATACGGAGCGCGACATCTTCGCGTTCTTCAACTAGGGGAACACTATGGAAGACGATACGGAAGCAATCGTCGAGGTGGCGATGGAAACCGCCGACGAGAAGGGCGTGCCAATCGTCCTGCTCGGCGGGCGTCCCGACCACCCGATCGCGGACCTACTCCGCATGAGCGGGGCCCAGTTCCTGCACGCCCAAGACATGAGCTGCACGCCGCGGGCGGTCTACATCATCGCCGAGCCGCGCTACGGCGAGTATCGCTTCGCCACGGGATCGGTCGTGCTCGACCAATTCGCCAGTATCGCCGATCAGCCCGGGGTAACGGTGCACCGCAAAGAAGTCTTGGTGGACGACTAAAAAACCACCGAGCCGGCGGGGGATTGGGGCGCATCGGCTCGGTGGTCCGTTTTATCGCAGCGGGCGGCACCTCATTGGGTGTCGTGGCGGAACTGGCCCGCTGCGAAGTCTTGAGTTTTAGTGGTCGCCGGACTGAGTGTGGAAGCGTCCGGCGACCGTAACCTTCGGACCCAGGCTTGAAAATTGGTTTAATCGGGTTAACCCTCCGGCTACGTTTCAGTGTAGTGCAGTGCGACTGCTTGCGCAACCCACTGTGATGAACTTTTTCTTAAACTACCCGGGACCGAGGTTGACCTGGACTTTTCGACCTCAGCACACAAGCGAGGGGAACTGCTTCGTGCGAATCATCAGCATGTTGAGCTGGTATCAAGAGCCCGTTTCATGGCTCGCCGAGTGCGTGTCGGCGCTCTCCAAGATTTCCGACCACGTCGTCGCGGTTGATGGGCCCTACTGGGGCTTCCCTGGCGCCGTGTTGAAGCCCGCCAGCGGCCCTGAACAGGCCGACGTCATCGCCCGCACCGCGGCCGGACTGGGCATGGGCTGCACCATCCACGCCCCTCGCAAGCCCTGGTCGGGCCCGAATGGCGGCGAGGTCGCCAAGCGCGACTGGATGATGCAGGCCGCGATGCTGGTCGCAGAGCCGGGCGATTGGCTGCTGCGCGTGGACGCCGACGAGGTGTTCACCGCCGTCCCGGGTGACGTAAAGCAGCGCCTAGCCGAAACCGACAAGCACGTCGCCGAAGTCATGCTCTGGGAGCGCGAGGCCGAGGATTCCGTCAATCGAGTGGTCGACGTCGGCGACGACTACGAATCGCCGCTGCGCTGCCTGTTCCGCGCAATCCCCGGCATCCGCATCGAGGGCGCGCACTTCGTTGTCTCCGCCCCCGTAGATGGCGAGCGGAGATTCCTCGTCGGTCACAACACGGTGCCCGCAGAGCCCTTGTGGGATGTCCGCCTGGAGCACCGCACCCGACTTCGTTCACCCGGCCGCAAGCGCCTGAAGAACGAATACAGCCCACTGATCAATCAATTCGAGAAGGTCGAGGATACGCCTCGCAATGACTAGCCCTATTCGAGACGCCAAAGCAGATTACATCGCCGCGCTCCTGGCTGAGCGCGCCTCCTACTTGAGCGCCGGCCGCGCCGATCGCGCCGACGATGTTGCCGCCGAGCTCGCCCGAATGGGCCACGAGGTTCGGCCCGCCAAGCGGCCCGCGCCGGAACCCATGGAGCGCGCCGTTGCCGACGAGCCGCTCGAGCAGGCCGTCGAAGCCGCTCCTAAGCGCCGCCGCGGGCGGCCCCCGAAAGGTGAGTGATGGCTGAGGAGTTAACCACCGAAGATGTAGACACCTACACCCAGGGTCGGATCGACAAAGATGACCCTGAGACCGCACGCGCCCTCGCCGCCGCACTGTCTCGCGCTCGTAGAGCTTGCGGCTGGCACGTCACCCCCGTCGTGGAGAGCACGGTTCGACTGCACGGCAGCGGCCACGACTTCATCGTCCTGCCGACGCTGAAACCTGTTGAGCTGCTCTCCATCACGGAAGACGGCGAAGAGGTGGACCTTGATGAGGTCTACTTCGTCTCCCAGGAGCCCGGCGTGCTCTACAAGAAGTGTGGCTGGTGGTGCCGCGGGCCCATTGAGGTCACGCTCACCCACGGCTTCACCGCCGAGGAGGCTGGGGACTTCCGCGAGGTTGTTTTGCAGGCCGTGGATGTCGCCAACCTGATGGTCGGCACCGGCGCCACGGGCCCCATCACCGGCATGGAAGTTGACGATGTCAACATGCGCTGGTCGGGCCTCGTGGACCGCAGCTGGGGTATCGCCAAGAACCCCATGCTGGAGTCGGTGATCTACCAGTACCGGCTGGTGGCGATCGCGTGAGGTTCGGCGGCCAGACGGTCACTTTCGTGACGATCACCGAAGACCTCGACGACCGCGACGACTACGGCAACCCCAGGGAAGTCCGCACCGAGGTGCCAGTTCCCGGATGCCGCTTCCGGCCGCTGACCGCCAGGGAAAAGGTCGAGTTCGGTTACAACACCGTCGCCGACCCATGGAGGTGCACTGCACCCCCGGTTCCGGCGGTGATGGCGGCCGGGGCCACTGGCGAATTGATATACGACGGTGTCACCTATGAGGTCACTGGCGGGGCGCGGACGTTCCCGAACTTCGCCGGCAAGCCTTTCAAGGTGACGATCATCTGCGAGAGACGCGAGGTGTAAATGCCCAGGGATGTGGTCGTCAGACTCCGCGATGTGCGGTCGGCCCTCCTGGATGGCGTCAGCGAAAGTCGAGACCTGCGCCGCGTCGTGCAGCGTTTCATCAACGACGTTGAACGCACCTGGCATGACGTCTGGGATGTCTCGATGCTCGGCGTTTTGGCGCAGCAGACGGGCGTGCCACACCCGTACCAGACCGGTGACTACAAGGCGCACATCAAAAAGAAGAAACTCACCGCGATGCAGAAACTCCGCATCAAGAAGTTTCTCAAGGGCGGAATGCCCATCGGCCTGGTCTACAACAACGACGAGAAGGCCCATTGGATCGAGTATGGCACCAAAAGGGACAGGCCCGGCAGCCGGTCCCCGTGGGGCCCGAACACGCCCACGCCGGCCTTCGAAATCATGCAGCGCGTGGCCCGGATCATGAATGAGGATGTGCGCTACAGGTGACCGAATACGAATACCCGCCCGGCGTAAAAGTCCTCATCAAATGGCTGTCCGGGATCGAAGGCGTGGACGTTCGACACGAGCGGCCGCCGAACTCGCCGCTGCCGTTCATCTCCGTCCACCGCATCGGCGGGGGAGAGGACGAGAACTGCATCACCGATCAGGGGCGCTACGCCTTCATGGTTTTCGGATCGAGCCAGGAGATGGTGGATGACACCGTTCGACTGGTTACCCGCCGGATGAAAAAGCTGGTCGGCTACGGGTCCCAGGAAAAGGTGACCGTCGGCGACAAGTCCTACTACGCCGACGAGGCCCACAAGCGTGAAGAGCGTCCGATCGACAACCTCGACGACGCTATTCCGAGGAAGTTCTTCGGAACGTCCCTGATGTACGACGTCCACATGAGGATCGTCGCCGCTTAAACGTTGAGCGGCCTTCTCCGTTTGCAGGTTCTGCAGACCTTGTCCGCGTATTCGCCCCGGCATCCATCGTATTTCTCGATGTACCAGTCGTGCCGCCATCTGCGGCACCGGGGCCCGGGGGTCTGAATCTTTCCGCCCAATGGGCGATTCCCCCACCAGATACGCGCACTGCCGTCTTCGAACTTAACGACCGAATCGTTAAGCACGCTCTCAGCAAAGAGATCGAACGGCTTCTTCATATCCACCACCCTATCACATCTCTTAGCTACTGAGAGGAATCAGGAATACACATGGCTAAGTACCGCACCCTGACGGCGGGCGCCTACGTGAACGGCGGAAAGGTCGTTTCTTTCGAGGCTAACCGCATCATCGAGCTGACCGACGCCCAGGCCGCAAAGCTTGGCGACAAGGTTGAGCGGTCGCAGGCGAACGATTCGATGTTCCCCGACGGCGCCCCCATCATCCCCGCCGGCTTCGTTCCGGAAGCTGCCGCCCCCGTGGTCGAGGAAAAGGCCGAGGAGAAAGCTCCCGAGGCCCCGAAATTCAAGTTCGCCAAGACCAAGTAACCCCCTCCGCCCGTTCTTGGGCATCGAAAGGAATAGCTAATGGCTCTGCCCGCTAACGGCGGTACCTACGCGAACCTGCTGCAGCCGGGAATCAACCCCCTGACTGTCCGCAAGGCAATCATCACCGACATCCTGATCCGCGACTACCGCAACCTGGATGGCACGGTGCACAACCTGGCCGACCCCGCGGTCGGCCTCGGCGACGACGGCTTCTTCTCGCCGTTCGCCGAAGACGGCAAGCTGCGCTCCGACCTGCTCGGTGACGACGGCCTCGGCTTCTACCACCTCGGCGCCCTGCACGAGGACGGCACGGAGATGACGTACGACACCGACGTCGCCGACACCATGATCGCCCAGAGCAAGCGCGCCGTGCGCTTCGACGTCACCCAGGACAATGATGGCATCACCATCAAGGCCCTGGAGGGCACGCCGCTGGTCGACGCCCTGCGCTACGACAAGCCGCTGCACAGCCTCGCTGACGTCGGCCAGGCGCACTACACGATCGCCAAGGACGCCGAGACCAAACTGGTTGAGCGTCAGGTCATCGCGATCGGCTTCGACGGCGACAACTACTTCGCGCAGACGTTCCCGCGCATGTCGCTGCGTAACCGCGGCAACTCCAGCTGGAACAAGGCCGACGCGGACGTCATGGAGATCGAGCTCGGCGCTCTGCTGTGCCCGTTCGTCGGCAAGCCCGCTCTGTGGCACCGCGAGGGTGCGGACTGGCGCGGCCTGCAGGGTTACCCGCTGTTCGCCACGGCGCCCACGGCCGTTGCGGTCGCCGGCGAGATGGCCGACGTTACCTTCGACAAGCCCACGTCGAAGTCCACCTCGTACGAATACGAGGTGGAGAAGTCCAACGATGACGGCGCGACCTGGACTGACGCCGTCATCGAGGATGTGTCGGGCACTGCCACGGTCACGATCCGCGTTTCGGGCGTCACCTCTTCGGCGAGCTGGAAGTTCCGCGTCAAGGCCACTGGCACGAACGCGCTGACCACCAACTCGGCCCCGACTGCCTCCGCGGTTATCGGCCTCTCCTAATTGATCTACCCACAAGCGGCGGGCTCGGGCTGTGTCCGCCGCTTGTGGGTTTCCACAGCCCAACAGCCTCTTTTCTTTTTAGGAGTCATTCAGATGACCTACACCCCTCGTAAGCCGGTTTCGGTTCGGGAAGCCAAGGAGCAGGCGGCCGAATACTTCGGTTTCACCGCCAGCGTCGAGATCGAGATCAACGGCGAAATCTTTGAAATCCCCAACCCCGGCCTTTTGGACGACGACCAGCAGGAACGCTGGGAAGAGCTCCAGTTCCGCATTGAGAAGTGCGACCGCGAAGACGATGTCGTTGTCCCGCCGATGACGCTGGAAGACGGCACCGAACTCCCGGGCCGCACCATCAAGGGCGAACTCAAGACGCCGTACCAGATCAACGGTGAACTGATGAAGCCCCCGTACAACGTTCAGCTTGCTCAGGCCATTTTCGGCGAAGAGAAGTACGAGCGGTTCAAGGCCGGCGGCGGGCGCTCCAACCAGATCCCCCTGGAATGGGCCCGCATGAACCGCGAGTTCCAGGAGCGCGTCGACGCCGATCCCAAAAGTGCGGGAAGCGATGGCGAGATGGATGGTGTTTCCGAGGGAGATTGAGTGCGATCTCTCTCTCTATCACAACCATGACATAGGGGAATGGTACCGCGGGGAGTTGAGCAGCAGAAAGCTGCTCATTCTCCTCGACGGGCTTCCTGAAGATTCCTGGTACAAGCTGAGCGTTCACGCCTACTTGAAAGAAGTCCAGGAAACGTTCGAAAAAGACACTGTGCGCGAAGTCAAACGATCGATTTTCGCGCAGCTCACTGGGCAGGAGATGGGGTAAATGGCGAGAGTTGATCTATGGGCGTTTCTCCATCTCAACCAGAAGTCGATGCGAAATGCGGAGAAAGAGGCGGTAGGCCGATTCCAGAAGATTGGCAGGGAATCGGCCGATGCCATGTCGAAGGAGATCGAGAGCGCCGCTCCTCGCGTCCGCAGGGCGATGAACAGGGTTACCGACGCAACCCTCAGCAGTTCTCGCGCCGCCCGCGAAGCCAAGAAGAGCCAGGATGCGTTAGCCAAGTCTAGCCAGAAGGTCCTAGAGCTCGAAGAGCAAATCGGGGAGCAGAAGAAGAAGTCCCAGCGGCTCCGCAAGTCTGAAATCGCCAACCAGCGGCTTGAGACCAAGGCGCAGAAGGCCCGCAACGAGGCACTTGAGGAGTATAACCGACTTGTTGATCGTCGCAACAAGAAGAGCGACGCCCATAAGCAGACCAGGGAGGAAATCCGCCTTGCCGACCATCGAATCAAGCAGCTCAGGCTAGAGGGCAAATACAAAGAGGCCAAGGCCCTCGATAAAGAGATCCACCCGACACGCAAGAAAAGCATCCTGGAGGAGCGGGATGTCCGCGCCCTGGATAAGCAGGTTGCCGCCGGCAAGGCTGACCTCGACAAAAAGACCAAAATCCTCAAGGAAGCCGAGGAGAACCTCAAAAGGGTTCAAAAAGACCGCGACGATGTGGTCAAGAGCCTCACGAAGTCCGAAGAGGAGCATCGCAAGGCGAACGACGCCGCCAAGAAATCCCTCGAAGACCTCCGGAAAGCCAACGAGGACGTCGAGAAAGCCGTCCGCAGTCGCGAGGAGGCCGTCAAGTCCCTCCATGAGGCTGAAGAGGCCGAGGAGGAGAAGCGCCGCAAGCGCGTAGACCGAGATCGGCGCGGCGGTAGGGGTAGGCGTGGCGGCGGCGGCCTGGGCGTCATTGGCAACATGCTCACCGACCTGCCGTTCGTCCCCTCGGGGCGCGCTGGCGCGTTCATGGGCGGCGGCCTGCTCATCACGATGGCATCGGCGATGGAAGCCGTTGTCACGGCCTCTCAGAGCCTTGCCCTTACCCCGGCCATTCTTATGGCTGCTGGCGCAGGGTTTGGCACGTTGGCGCTCGGCGTCTCCGGCTTCGGGGACGCCATCAAGGACATGGGCGATCCAGAGAAGTTCGCCGAAGCCCTGCAATCACTCTCGCCGGCGGCCCAACAGGCGGCGCTGGAGATCCAGTACCTTGTTGACGGCCCCCTCGGGGACCTCAAGAAGGCTACTCAAGAGACTTTGTTCGAGGGTGTGGCGCAACGCTTCCGCAGCCTGACGAACACTTTCCAGCCGGAAATCATGCGGCTGACCACGGGCATCGCTGGCGCGATGAACGGAATGTTCGATGAGTTCACAAACCAGCTGATGACCCCAGGGTCGCAGAAGGCCATTTCGAGCATCATCGACGACATTGTCAAGGCGTTCCAGAATCTTCAGCCCGCTATCGCACCGTTCACCAATGCGCTGCTGAAGATCTCGGAAACCGGCGCATCCTTCCTCCCTGATCTCGCCACCGGGCTCGCGAACGCTGCTACGAGTTTCTCGCGCTTCATTACCGAGGCGCAGCGGTCGGGCAAGCTGGAGGAGTTCATCCAGAAGGGCATTGACGCGGCGAAGTCGCTTGGCGATGCCATCTGGACCATCGGCGGACGGATCTACGAGGTCTTCGGCAACAAGAGCCCCGAGGATTTCGAGAAGACGCTTCAGGACGTCATCGATGCGGCGTTCGGCCTGGCCAATGGTCTGGTCTCGGCGTCGAAGGCCGTCAACGCGGTGCTCAAGGAGATCGAGCCGCTCACCAACCTCATGAAGGATCACCCCGGACTGGTCTGGGCAATGATCGGCGCGTGGGTTGGCTTCAAGGGCCTTGGCCTTGTTGCGATGATCTCCGGCCTCGCCGGCGGACTCGGCAACGTTGCCAGCGCCCTAGGGAAGATCCCGAGCCTGGCGCAGAAGGCCGGGGCGGGCATCTCCGGGGCGCTGGCAGCCGTCAGTATCCCTGCCTGGCTGAAGTTCCTGATGAGGTGGGGCGGAGCCATCGGATTCGGTGGCCAATCCGACGTCAAGATGCCCGGGGACGAGGGCTACCCGTTCGACCCGAACGATCCGAAGTACGGGGAAGATGCCCTACGGAGGAAGGCCCGGGAAAAGCTTGGGCTTCCTCCCGAGATCCCCACGGGCGGGGCCCCGGGCACCGGCAACGGTCCCCACGGGCGCGACGGACGCCGTCGCTGGAACCCGAATGCGGGCCGCAGCGCTACCACGGGCATCGGCCCGGCACCTGCTGACGCGGGCCTTCCTCCGTGGGCTCCGCATGACGTTCCGTTGCCGCCTGCCGACGGGGGCGGAAAGCTCAGTGACAGCGAACGTCGTGACCAAATCTGGTCGTCACTCAATCCGAACGACTTCATGCCGAAGATCGATGTCCCCATGGGGCCGATCACTCCGGGCACCCCTCGCCTGGAGTACGGCACGGACGGGAAACCGTTCTCGAAGCCGGGCTATGGCTACACCGATGTCGATCAGCGTGCCGTCGCGGATGCGCAGGAGAAGGTTCGGCGCGCCGCGCTCGACCTTCGCGACGCCCGCATGGAAGTCGCCATCCTCGAGCAGGATTCTCTCGCCACCGAGCGCGAAATCTTCGAGGCGAAAGAGAAGCTGCGCGAAGAAGAGTACGAGTTCAACCAGGCCCAACTTGATCTTGTCGACGAGCTGAACGGCAAGTGGAAAAAGGTCAAGGGCGGTATGTCCGACGCCAACAAGCTTGGCGCCGGGCTGGATGACGACCTCGGCATCTCGCGCGGCATAGCCGGCTTGGCGGACAACCTGGTTCGACTCGTCGGCAACCTCGCCACGGCTCCGCTGCAGGCGATGCTCGGCAAGATCGCCGCGCAGGGTGACGGCTCGTACGGCATCATCGGCATGCTCTTCGGCAAGTCCAAGGATGGGCTCGAAGACTACGACAGTAGCGGCAACTACGTCGGCAGCGACAGTAGCAGTGGCGGTGGGTTCAGCGCCCCCGGTCAGGCATCCTTCGGCGCCCCGATGGGCGGCGGAGAGCCCTATGGCCTGCCCGTCGGCACCGACTCTGGCGGCTACGGCAACGGCGGCGGGGAGTTCCCCCCGTGGGTTCACCAGCTGGGTGCGGCATTCGGCCTCAAGCCGAGCACCTACCCCGGACACCAGGAAAAGGATGGCCTCAACAAGGGCATCGACTGGTCCGGCCCGGTGGAGAACATGCAGGCCTTCGCCGAGTACCTCGCGACGATCCCTGGCGCGATGGAGCAGGTCATCTGGAGCAACCCGGATGGTCGAAAGATCGGCATCGCCAACGGGCAGTTCGTGGGCCCCGGCACCGACCAGCCCGGCTACTACGCCAAGGACTGGGCCGGTCACCAGAACCACGTCCACACCCGGCAAAGCTACTCCATCCCCATGCCCGGCGGAATGCCGGCTTCGGCTGCTGGATTCTCCGGGCCGGGCTCGTTCGGCGGATCGTCGGGCGGCGGGACCCCGGTGTTCGTCACCAACTGGCCCTTCGGTGGGGCAATCCCCGGAATGGGCAGCCCCGGATCGCCTGGCGGCCCAGGGCAAATGGGCAAGATGGGCACCCCCATCACGAACGCAGCGGCCTTCAGTAGCTTCGGCAACCCCGGATCTCCGCAGGCCGTGGCCAACATGATCTATCAGCAGGCGATTTCTCGCGGGTATAGCCCGCAGGAGGCGCAGGCCATCGTTGCCTACGCCATCGGCGAATCGGGGCTCAACCCCAACGCCAATGGCGGCCCCCAAGGCGGCCCCGGCGGGGCGAACGAGGTCGTCGGCCTGTTCCAGCAGAAGCCCGACTTCGCCCGGGGTGGCGGCATCGACCCGTCACTGCGCACCAACGCCGCAGCGAACACCCACGCCTACCTCAACCAGCTGGAGCAGAATCGGCACCTCCCGATTGAGCAGGCTCTGCCCGCGACATCGGGGGGCGGACCTCTCGCAACCGGCGCCAACTGGGGCAGCCTGATGAGTCAGGCTGGACAACTCCTCGGCGGAGCTGGCGGGCCGCTCAGCACCGGTATGCCTACGGGCCTCCCCGGAGGCCGTGCACCCGGTGTTGCGGGCGGTGCTGCTGGCGGCGGTCTACCCGGCCTGTTCGGCGGGTTGGGCGCCGCGGGCGGTGGAGCGGCAGGTGGCGCACTCGGTCAGCTTGCCCCGCAAAGGCAGCTGCCCGGCACCGGCATGCCCGGTGCGGCAGGTGCTGCGGCAGGCGCTGTTGGCGGCCTCGAGGCGGGTCAAACCGCCGCGGGTCAAGGCAACAACGACTACAAGCCCGGCGAGGAAGGCTGGCAGCCCCAGGGCGGCGGCCTCGGCGTCGGTGGGCTGATGGGCGCTGCGATTCAGGGCGCCATGGGCGCAGGCTCGGCGATGGCCGGTCCGGCAGCTCCGGCGGCCTCGGCGGCGGCGCAGATGGCCATGCAGCTCATCCAACGAACCATCAAGTACGGCGGCGAGGTTGCAGCCATCGGCGTCGAGGGCCTCATGGAGACCTTCACGCTCGGCGACAGTGCCCTCGGCGATATGAGCAAAAGCTGGTTCGGTCGTCTCCTCGGCGGCCTTTCTCAGGCCAAGCCCGCCCTCGGCGGGTCGGCCGGAAAGCAAGACGAGAAGTCGGCAGAGAAGAAGGGCGAGCAGGACCCGAATGCTGACAAGCAACAGCAGCAGGGCGGCCTCGGCGGGGTGAATATCGGGACATTCGTCCAGAGCCCCGACAAAAACAACCAGCAGGTCATGAATCAGCTCAACTTCATGAGCTACGCCTCGGGCCAGCCCCGCTAACCGAAACTTCGCATCAACCCCCGCTCACGTTCCCCTGGGCGGGGGTTGATGCGTCTTCGGACCTCACTCGAAAGGGGACCCCTTGGAGAGCTATCCTCCCACGCCGATTACCAAATACGGCATCAATCTTCTCCGCGAAGGTATTGAGCCGAATATCACCTACACCAGCCCCGGCGGGGAGATCATCTTCTATCTCAACGGCGGACTGGCGCCGTGGCCCGGTGTTACCGAAGGAATAGCCCTCGAAGAAGGCATCGAGGGTATGCACCCGCTGTTCAATCACCTCGACAACAAGGGTGCCCGCCAGGACGGCGCGACATGGTCGGACACGGTTTACGAGCCGGCCGAAATGGTGATGAAGGTTATCGCCTCGGCGCAATCGGCCGAAAACATGCGCCGTCTTATCCGCAAATGGGTCGCCTCATGGGACCCGGAGAATCCGGGCAAGCTCACCTGGGTTACTCCCGAATCGGGGGAGTGGTGGTGCTATCCGCGCCTCCATCGGGCCCCGACCGACAAGCTTCAGCGCGGATACACCCGCGACGGCATCCAGAAATTCCAGTGGTTCATCCGTAACGACGACGCCTTCTGGCGCTCGCACGACTCGGTGTCTCAATTCCAGTTCGCATACAAGATGGCGATCGACGAATTCAATCGCGACGACGAGGGAAGCCTCGGCCCGAACTGGGATCAGACATACCTTGGCCCCGGCGATGGTGTGTGCGAGACCGAATCCGCGGTCAACTTCCTGATCCCCGGCCGGGCCCGCTGGACCCCAGAGGGTGAAGAGCAGAACACGGTTATCAACCGCTATCTCGGCGTCAGCGAAACCCAGGTTATCGAGGTATTCGGTAACCCCACCGCTATCCGCCTCGGCTTCGATGGGCAGACCACCTCGTCGATCTCGTATCCCGCCACCGCGGCGGAGATCAAGACGGCCCTGGCGTCGCTGTCCAACATCACCACCGACGACGTCGACGTCACCGGCGACTCGGGCGGACCCTACACGGTCACGTTTAAGGGCGCCTACGCCAAAACCGATGTGCCGCAGATCGACGCTTCGATCGTCAGTGGCGGCACCAACCCGTACGTCACGGTCAGGACCACGGCGACAGGTTCGCCCGGAACCACGGCCACCAACAAGCAGGTCATTTCGATCCAGCTCGGCGCTTTCTTCATGTTCCCGTTCCCGGATGCGGCCTACATCGATATCTGGGGCCGGATGAGCGAGGACGGTCAGGACGGCATCCGGCTGCGAATCGGCCCGCAATGGATCAGATTGTCGGCCTTCAACAATGGTGTGGAAACCGTTCTGCGTCAGCGCATCCTGCTCATCCTCCCGATCTGGGGCGAGACGTGGTCACTGGTGTGCGGCAGCGCCAACAACGACCGCCAGTACACGGTCATGCGGAGCGGCTTCCCGGTCCTTACCTACAAGGAGTCCGGGTCGCAGTCGCAGGTGGGCGAGGATCACCGCGGCGTCGGCTTCGGTATGGAGGCCGGTGACGGCTTCACCCGGCAGCTGGTTCCGCCGGCGGTCAACCGCTGGTCGTTCGGCGACAACGCCACCGTCACCCAGTCCGGCCACTTGGCGGTCACCAACTTCGGCGACCAGCCCGGCTTCCCGGATCTGGTGGTGTACGGCCCCGGCACGTTCTTCTTCAGCGACGGGCCCGGCGCCGATCCGACGATCGAGTTCGGCCCCCTCGCCGATGGTCAGGTGGCGCTCATCAAGACCCACCCGGGTCAGCGCGGCGTCTACGACATCACCACCGATCAGACCGAGCAGGACCTCCCGTTCTTCCAGGACTTCCTGCATCGCCTGATCAGCTTGGCGTTCAACGGCAACATCCCACCCCTGATGCAGTGGTTCGAAAGCATCTTCGGCATCGAGCCCCCGCAGGGCAACATGTACGCCCTCCTCAAGGGGCGCTGGTCAAAGCCGGTCCCTGCGCGCGGCCTCGATGGCACGCCGACCACGCACCAGATCGCTGTGAAAATCAAAGACGGCAACGCCAATTCAAAGGTTATCGCGGCCCTAACGCCCATGAGGCGCTGGCCGGAGTAAGGAGAACTGCTTGCCCAGAGTTGAAGTTGAACAGAAGACTCTCGACGATTTACGGGCCAAGCTCTCCCAGGATGCGTATACGGCGGTTGAGGCCGCCCGGATGGTGTCGGAGATCGAGAAAGCTGCGGTCTCCGACACCCGCATTATCGTCACCGTCTACGACAAGTTCTATCGCCCAGTGGGGGAGGCGGGCGACTACCTCTCCGTGGGATGCAAATTCCCCCGCAACCAGGTCGAGAGCGGAAACCTTTCCCTCAAGCGCACCGATCCGTTGGCGGACGTTGTTCTGCAATGCCACGAGACCACGGTGCCCGTCACAATCGAAATCGGGCACCTGTTGTGGTCGGGGCAGGTGAAGACGGCCCACGACAATTTCAACAACGCCGGCAAGGCGGATTTTGTCGAGTGTGAACTCGAAGGCGATTACGCCTGGCTGATGAAGATTCTGGCGTGGCCGAACTTTCTGCTTCCATTGCAGGTCCAATTCCCGCCGCGCGGGGTGGCGATCGGCCCGGCCATTTCCATCCTCAAATGGCTATTGGGCACCCAGGCATTCCGCCTGCAGTCGGGCATGTGGGAAATGGTCAACAACCTCCTGAGCCTGAACCTCGACTGGCGCGCCTGGTTCGGGACCGTTTTGTCGGCGGACCCGGGGAGCGACGGAATTGGCCTCGACGACGTGGCCCGCACTCTGCGCACGCCCATTTATGTCGTCCCCACCAATCCACTGACAGATACCTCGCCGTTCATTTCGGTGAACTGGCGCATGGACAAGATCGGCTCCATTTTCGAAGAGGTTGTTGAGGACAACGGCCTGCATGTCGAGGTGAAGCTGTGGCGCCCCGGCGACCCGCAGCCGGGCAACGACCCGCTGCTGGCGTTGTTCCCGCTCACGGTCCCAACGATTGTCGTGGACATCAAGGACCGCATGGGGATCGTGGGGCCCACGGGCACCTTCCTGGACGGCATCTTGCGCGTCCTGGTGGATTTGCAGAGCTCCATTTTCGGCGACGTCCTGGCGCCATTCTTGAACCCGAAGGGTGAGTACGCCCCGGACGGGTGGAATATCGCACCACTACTCGGTGTGCATTATGTCCCAACGTGGGCAGTATTTAATGCGGACCATCCTAAAGGCGGGGTTTCCGGCCGACTATCCCATCATAGACCAGAGGCGTGGCGGGTAATTGTCGGCGGTAAATCTCCGAAATGGTTAAATGATCTAATTAATGCCACCATGGCCTTCATTCTGGATATGGTCCTCATCGTCGTCGGCATTACCGGCATTCCGAGCAATATGTTCGAAGGCCTGTTCAACGACGTGTTGCTGGCATTCCAGTTGGCGGATAACTTCGATCGTCGCATCAAAATGGGTCCGTACGGCCACGCTGAGGTCTTTGTGCCCACCAACAAGGCGCCGTACACCATCGATGGCATTTTCGCGCTCAAGCGTGAAATGTGGAACACCCGCGGATACATCTCGGGCGAGGTCACCTTCAAAAACGGCCTACCCTACGAGATTGGCCGAGACCTGTTCCCGGGCGCCCTGGCGACCATTATCCGCAACGGTCAACTCTACACCGACTGGGTCGAGAATATCGTTGTCGTGGACACCCGCGACGGCCGTTCCGAGGTCATTGTTCAGATCGGCGACGGCAAGGCCGAAGAGGCCCCGGTCGTCAAACTCCAGCGCAAGCTGTCGAAGTTCCAAGAGGCCATCAACATCTTGACATTGGCCACCCAGTAGTTAAGCACACGGGTTAGTTGGGCGCGATTGAAGCGCAGCCCTAAATCCGCCCACTAATTCATCAAGGGGGACTTATTCCACTATGGCATTGACTATCGATGGCGCCAACATCACCTTCGACGGTCGGGTCACCGTTGTCAACGGCTTCAACCCCGACACCGGGGTGGCCTATCTTGTTCTGACGCCCGAGGGCGGCTTCGGCGAGTTGCCGTTCTTCTCAGCCGGCACACCCGGTCTGCCGCCGGAGTTCACCGAGATCAAGATGACCCCGGTCGACCCGGACGATCCGCTGCCTAGCCCCAACCCGGTGGTGACCCCGGTCGATCCGGGCGGGCCCGGCCTGCCGTCCAAATACAAGCTGGAGTTCTTCGTCCACAGCGGGCAGAAGGGCGACGAAGGCCCCGTGGTGATCGCCAACGCAGACGACTTGGCGACCTCACCGGAGTTGGGTGGGGGCACCAATAAGTTCGTCCTCGTCTACCGCTCCTCGGACGGCATGTGGGTGCCCACCGCGCAGCGCGTGGGCAACATGTACATCTCCGAGGCGATTGCCGCGACTTCTGCCAGCGTCACCTCGACACGACTGCTGTCGAGTATCACCATCCCGGCCCAGCCGTTCGACTGGTATCCGAGGGTGTTCGCTCAGACGCAGGTCGCCGGCGCGGCCGATACGCGCGTGGACCTGATTGCCCGCCTGGGCGACCCCGCCTCCGGGGGGATGGTCGGCTACTCCAAAGGGCTCGCTGGGGTGACCCCACCCCCAAACGTCGTCATTCCTGGATTCACTGTCGGTAGCGCGCTGCCAACGGTGTCCGCGGGCAATGCTGCCACGATCTATCTGCGCGCAGAACAGCAGGCATCCACGAGCAGCTCCTGGTCCACCCCGGCCTCGCCCGCGACAACGTTCTGCGCGGAGGTTGCGCCGCTGCTATGACGACCCCTTTCCAGCAGAAAGCGTTTCCGTCCAACCCTGCCGTACCTTCTTCGGCACCAGCGGGTTACACCGCGCCATCTTCGGCGCCCCCCACCACGGGGGAGGCGCCCAAGACCTCGGCCGAACTGTCCGCCCTGCGCGGCCAGTTCTGGGAACTACTACTCCAGAAGGTTGTCGAAGCCTTAACCGGCGTGTTTCTGCCCGGTCTGGGTAGCGCGTTCGACCAGTTGCGTGATTGGGCGTTGAACATCCCGATTCTCGGGGACATCATTGACCTGATCAACTCGATTCTGTCGCCGATCTTCGGGGGCATCGACTTCTCCGACGGTGTGCAGCCTCATGAGGTGTGGGAGACGGTCACCCGGGTTTTCATCGAACCGTTAAATCTGCTGATCGGGCCGCGTTCGCTGCTGGCGCAGTTGTTCGGCCAGTTGGGGCACGCGTCGTCGACGAATCTGTTGCCGGCGGGTGCGTTCGCTGCGGATTCGATCACGTCCAGCACTGATTGGATCATTGACGCCGACAAGTCCCGTACGGGGGATGGTTCGGGTGCGGCGAAGGTTGTGGCTTCTGGTGAGCAGAAGGCACTGCGTAGTGCGGATGTGATTCCGGTGGCGCAGTCGTTCACCCCGAAAGTGTTCGTGGCTCATGAGGGTTATGTGGGCACGGGTGTTGCTGCGCGCCTGCAGGTCGTGCCCCATGTGAATGGTGTGGCGCAGGAACCGGTGGACGTCGCCACCTACACCCCTGCCGTGGCGGACTTGGATTGGCCCGGACAGGAACTGACCGGTGTCTACGAGGTGACTGAAGGTGTGACGGGGGTGCAGGTCCGCATCCTCATCACCCACACCGCCACCTCGGGCACGTTCTGGTTCGATGACGCGTCGGCTACCCAGACAGCCCGGTTGAAACCGGAATGGGTTGACGGGCTGACTGATCAGCTGCAAAACATCCTGGGCCGTATCCAGGCGCTCATCGACTCCATTGTGAACACCCTGCGCGGCACCGTCGGAACCGTGTTGAACACGTGGGACGACCTCGTCGACGCGTTGCAGACAATCAACCCGGCCAACATTTTGGGCGCGTTGGGCGCGGGGAACATTGCTGAGGCGATCCAAGAGTTCCTGGACCACCTTGTGGGTGGTTTGGTGGGGCAGCACGGCACCGGGGCGAGCCTGCCGGACTTGTTCAACACGATCCTGCAGGTGTCGTCGAACGCTGCGCAGGGGGCGTTCGCGTGGTTGCTGGCGGGGGTCTCCACGAACAAACCGGTCGACAAGGGGCTCCTGCCTTCGGGGGATGCGAACTATCCGTATTCGAATGCGAATGCGTGGCTTCCGGTTACCCAGAACGCCTGTCTGGCCATCACCTATCGTGCCGGCAAGTCCGAACCGTTGGGGGCGATCGGCTGGCTGGGCAAGGGTTCCACGAACATCACCGCGGTCTATGTGAATGTCCGCAAGATCGACAAAGCCACCGGTGCCCGTAATCTGGTGCACCATTCACCGAACTTGGTGTCTCTGCTGCCTGCGGGTGATGACACGGTCGGCTGGGTGTATTACCAGATCGACGACGCGGACATCATTCCGCGTGAGATCACCGACGAGTTTGAGATTGAACCGGTCATCGTTGGAACTGGCACGCATTACATCCGTGGCTATGACGAAGAGGACGATATTCCGGATCATCCGTATGCGAATGTGAAATCGGTGGCGGCGGTACGTGACGAGACATCGAATCCGAACAGCCCGGCGGCGTCGATCGCGAAGTCTGCGGTTGTGAAGTCGTCCAAGGTGCCGTGGATCGAACTTGCGGTCGACACCGGCAGCGGTGCTGACCACTATGACCCGCAGAAGATCTATCTTGGGACGAATCCGACGACGATCGCGAAACCCCGCTGGGCGAACGCGTTCGACCTGGTCGGTGTTGGCGGGGCCGGTGGTGGCCGTCAGGCATCTTTGGCGCAGTTCGGTGAGGGCGGCTGGCCCGGGCAGTTCAACGCCGGTTCGTTCTACGAGGGTGAAGACTTCGAACCCGATGAGGATGTGATCATCGAGTTCAATCCCGGCGCGCCCGGGACGGGTGGGGCCGGTGTGGGCGGTAAGGGCGGCGACACCCTGTTCACGTTCGGCGGCGAGGAACGGTTGCGTTGCGTCGGCGGGGCGGGTGGCGACTCCCTCGGACTGATCGGGAAACCCACCGGGCGTGGTTATCCGGAACCCTTGGAGTACAACGGCCAAACCTATCTGGCTGGTGGCCATCAGAAGGTTCCGAGCGGTGGCGGTATCGCCCCCGGTGGTGCCGGTAACGGTGGTGACCGGTTCTTCAACCACGGCGGCCCCGGCGCCCTGGGCGGCGGCTGGGTCTACTTCTACAAGCGTGATGTCACAACACCGCCGCCGGACCCGATCGATACGACACCACCTACCCCGCCCGAAACGATCGTGGTGGGCAAGACGTATTCGAAGATCACTGTGCGCGCAGAGGGAGGTACCGACGAATGATCGTGGCCTATCACGTCTATGACGCCGACACGCGCACACGGTTGAATGAGCAGCCCATCCCAATCGAGGAGGTTTTCGATTGGGATGGCCGCGCCGCGGGCACCGTGTACCGCATTTACACCACCAACCTGGACCAGGCGGGCAACGAGTCTGAACCGTCACCCGTGGTGGAGGTGCAGACGGAGGCGTTTGAACCGACTGAAGGGCCGATGCCTTCGGAGTTGACCGCGCAGATCGATGCGATCGTGGGTCAGGCGATGGCTGACGGTGCAGGCCCGGGTGTTGGTGTGCACGTGACGAGCCCGCTCGGCTATTACGCGAAAGCGTATGGCATTTCGACGTCGGGAGTTCCGCTGACCACCGATATGCATTTCCGGATCGGTTCGGCGACGAAACCGTTCAGTGCGATGGCTGTGCTGATGGCGGTGCAGAAGGGGCTGATTTCTCTAGAGGATACGATCGACCAGTTCGATACGCCTGAGTTTCAGTTGAGTCGGATCGCTAACTCCCACAAGATCAAGATTCGTCATTTGATGATGATGCGGTCGGGTGTGTTCAACGAGCAGCGTGACTTCAATTACATGCTGAATTTGGGGTTGTTGTTCACCAAGTCGGCGTTTTCGGATCAGGCGCGTTTCGGTTTGACGGTGGGGCATCCGGCGAGTTTCGAACCTGGCACCCAGTTCGAGTACATCAACGACAACTGGTTCATTCTGAGTCTGGTGTTGAAGGCGGTGACTGGTCGCCATATTCGGGACATCATTCATGAAGATATCTGCGCGCCTCTGGGTTTGACGGAGACGTCGTGGCCGGCTACGGCGAAGATGCCTGCACCGTTCGCGGTTGGGCATGGTGGCTTGTTGGGTGGGGCGAATCAGATCACCACGGAGGTGCATCCGTCGTATGCGCATGCGGCGGGTGCGATCGTGTCGACGATGGCGGATATGAGCAAGTGGTGTGCCGCTTTGCGGGATGGTGCCCTGCTCTCCCCGGAAATGTATGAGCTGTGGATGACGCAGTTCTGCCCGATTCCGCTGGGCGGAGGGTTCGGCCCGCCCGAGGTGGGTTACGGCATGGCCATGTACGACTATGGCGAGTGGAAGGGTCACGCTGGGTCGTGGGTGGGTTACGAGTGCTCGCCGATGTTTCATCCGCCGTCTGGGTCGATCATTGTGTGTTTCGAGAATTCACAGACGGTCGGAACTAATGGTGTTGGCGTTCAGACGTTTTCCCAGATTTTCCCCGAGATCGCGAAGTTGATCGCGCCGGGTTCGATGGATGCGAAGACGTACACGTCGTGTGCGGTGCCTGCAGATCCGTTTGTGGGTAAGGTGGCGCCGGCGAACTTGGGTTATAGGGGCGTGTCTGCGCCGATCATCGGTTTGGGTTCGGCTGCGGGTTCGTTTACTGCTCCTGCGGGTGCTGATGTGTTTTTGTCGGTGGCGTGGGACCGTACTGGGCAGCCGCAGATGGTGACGTATGGCGGTGTGGAGATGTCGCGTATCGCTGTGGCGTATCACAGCAATACGGCTGATTATGGTGGTCAGGCGTTGTATCGGCTTGCTGGTGCGGGTTCGGGTGCGGCGAAGGCGGTGTCGATCACTGGTGCGGGTGGTTGGGTCACTGCGTATGGGTCGGCGTTTGAGAATGTGCAGGCTGTTGGCACGCCGAGTGTGAACTTTGGTAATGGTGTGGTTCATTCTCAGGCTGTGTCGGCTCCGGGGAGTGCGATTACGTTGCAGGCGTTTTCTGCGGGTGCGTATGGGGCGCCGATGTATGCGCTTGATGCGATTAGGGGTGGTCGTAATCGGGCTCAGACGGTGGGTACGCATCCGTTGTTGTGGGTGAATACGGCGATTGGTTCGGGTGAGGTGTCGGCGTTGTCGTCTGCGGCGAATCGGTGGGCGTCGATTGCGGTGAATATTGCGATCGCGGTGGATGTGGATGCGAAACCACTTCCGGCTGTGGTGAAGGTGGCGGGTGGTCAGCCTGCCCTGGTGGTGGATGTGGCGAACAAGGTCATCACCCCGACGAAAGCGTCGTTGTCGATTTCTGGTGGCCGCCCTGGTGGGGAAGCGCTCTTCCCTGCGGGTGCCGCACTTTCGGTCACCGGTGGTACACCAACCGTTGAGGTGAAGGCCGCGTTCGAACCGTTCACCGAAGAAAACGTCAACCGCACTAACACCCCGGTGCCATCAGGTGCGACAGGTGCGTGGGTGACGCTCGGCGGTGCTGGCGGCGGTGGCGGTTCTGGCCGCCGCTCGAATTCGGGGTACCGCTACGGCGGAGGCGGCGGTGGCGGCGGTGCCTACGTCGATCGGGTGTTCGTTCCAGTCGAGCTGATGGGTGACACATACACCGTGACACGTGGCCTCGGGGGGAACGGCGGCTCGAAGTCGTATTCGGGCGACGGCAGCAGCGGATCGAACGGTGGGGATTCCTCGTTCATCTCCGGTGACGTGAGTTTGATCGCCGGTGGAGGTAAGGCTGGCGCACGGGGCACCAACAGCAGCGGCAGCGGCGACGGCGGTTCCGGCGGCACGGCTTCAGTTTCCGGTGCGTCGGCCTCCACATACAACGGCGGCAACGGCGGCAATGGCGGCAGCAGCCCCACCAATGGGCAGAGCCGCTCAAACGGTGCAGGCGCGGGCGGTGGCGGGGCCGGCGGCATGCTCTCCAACGACAACACCTTTAACTCGGCGAGTGCTGGCTCTAGTAGCGGCCCAGCCGGGAACGGCGGCAACGGATCTCGTGGCGGTAGCGGCACGGGAACGAATGCCGGCAGTGGCGGTGATGGCTACAACAAGATCGAGTGGTCGAATCTTCCTGATGGGGGTGCATGATGCCCGGTTGGATCGTGGAAACCATCACCACCCCCACACCCGCTGCGGTGGGGGTGACTGGTGGAACCCCCACCGTTATCGCCACCCAGAACGCTGTCATCACACCAGAACCCGCGGAGCTGGTCATCACTGGTGGGCGGCCGTTGTCCGGGCCGGTCGCTGTACCTTCGGGCGCGGCACTCACGATCACCGGCGGCACGCCTGTGGTGTCCCAAGCGCGCCTCCTCACTCCCGGTGCGCTCAACCTCACCATCACCGGTGGTCAACCGTCCGTGGTGAAAAACACCATCATCACACCCACCAAAGCATCACTGACGGTCACCGGTGGCACACCCACCGTCACCAACCAATCACCCGTCGCATACAACTCGATCGGCACCGGCTCAACAGGGTTCGGCTCCGCAGCCAACTTCAACTTCACCGCACCCACCGGCGCCGATGTGTTCGTCATCATCAACTGGGACCGCAGCGCACCCCCCACAGGAGCCCCCACCTACGGCGGCGCCGCCATGACACTGGTCACCACAATCAACCACAACAACCTTGCCGGGTATGGCGGCGTATCCATCTACCGCATCGCCGCAGCAGGAAACGGCACCGCCAAAGTAGTCACATCCCCCTCCACCGGCGGATCGTGGCAAGTCACCAACGCCATCGCATTCACCGGGGTATCCGCAGTGGGAACAGTAACCACCGCCACAGGTCTCAGCGCATCACCCTCACAGTCAGTGACCCTGCCCAGTGGTGTCGGGCTGCACGTGTTCTCCGCCGGTAACGGCGGCGGATCGATGGCCGGATTCAGCTCCTACTCCGGAGCCACCAACAGGTACAACACATTCAACGCCGGTAGCGCACTGGCCATTAACACCGTCGCCGCGTCGGGAACCGTTTCGGCAACGATCGGAATCAGCTCCGGATGGGCCGGCGTTTTCGTCCCACTGTCCTAACTCAAACCAACCCCCCCCAAAGCCCACCAGAAATCCTGGTGGGCTTTGTCATTGAAAGGAAACCCTCATGGCCGCAGGCACCTGGACACTCCCCGCAGCAGCCCGCAAGATGCTGCTCGACGGCACGTTCGACCTCGACTCCGACACCTTCAAAGTCGCACTTGTCACCAGCTCATCCAACATCGGGTCCTCCAGCACCACGTGGTCTGGTGTGACCGGTGAAGTGGCGAACGGCAACGGTTACACCACTGGTGGCGTGTCGGTCACCCTGACCCTGACGGGAACCACGTCTGTGGCGGTGTCGTTCGCCACCAACCCGGTGTGGACCGCATCCGGGTCCGGCATCACCGCCCGCACCGCGGTTTTGTACGAAACATCCGGAAACGTCCTCGCGTACGTGCTGCTCGACAGCACCCCCGCCGATGTGAGCGTGTCCTCCGGGAATACCCTGACGATCGATTCGGACGGGACACCTTCGCCGATTTTCACCCTGGCGTAGTAACCACGATTATCGGTGGGGGTCGCCTGCGGCGCGTAGCTGGTAGACGCGTTGCTTGGAGATCTTGAGGGCGCGGCCGATGTCCTGCCACGAGACGTCGTGGACAGTCATCGCCTCGTAGATGAGGGAGGCCAGTTCGGCGTCGAGTTCAGCGGTGGTCGCTGCGCGTTTTTGCCGGTTGGCGATCATGCGGTCGATGATTGTCACGTTAGGAGTGTATCTCAAAGAAACACTTGTGCACGTGGTCAAACGTGATTAGACTCGCGTCTATCAACTTGAGACACCGCCCGGCGGGGCGAAGGCCTGAGAAACCAACCCCGCCGGACGGTCCACCCCCAACAGGAGGCCCACCAATGCTACGCAACACCATCGCAACCATCACAGCCGCCCTCACCCTCGCACTCCTCACCCCCGCAGTCGCAGACGCCGCACCCAAGCACTGCGACAACCACGGCACCGGACACGGCAAAATCTACAAGCACGCCTGCGCCACCGGACCCGGCGGAGCAAGCGCCGACTGGACCTACGCCAAAAACCCCGACGGCACCGTGAAAACAGTCGTAAAAGACGGCAAAGAGCACAAGGTCTACAAGTGCACCCGCCACTGCGGCGGCGGACGCCACAACACCGAAACCACAGACCCCTGGTGATCGTCAGAAAGAACGGGCTACCATTTTCGTGGTAGCCCGTTTGTCATGAAAAGCGGAAGATGAATCGCTACACCATCCTCGGTATCGAAAAACCTTTCCCTTGGGTCGGCCTCGGCCTGCTCGGCGGCGGCCTGGTGCTGACCGGTCTGCTCTCGTGGGTGTTTGCCACCGGGAGCGTGGCGCTCGTCGAGAAGATCATCGACGACCTACCCGACTTCTGACGGGCCGGCCCCTGTTCTACCTCTAAACAACACCCCCAGAAAACCCCGCCACCACCAAGGTGCGCGGGGCTTTTCCATGCCCGAAAGGGGGCGCATGCCTCTTTATCGCACGCTCGGCCCGCTTACATACATCGACGACGGTCGAGTAAGGCACATCACCCGGGCGGGCGTCATCATCGATATCAGTCGAGAAACGGCCGATGGGTTACCCGGACTTGTCGCATACGTCGACAGTGAGGTTACCAGCTTCCCTCGCATCGAAATGCTTAGCTACGAGGATTGCAGCGACTTCCCGGCGCACGGCAGCGATGGATACATTTACGCAGACCGAAGCGGTAATGCAATCTACCAATGGGTGGATGAGGGATATGTCGCCATCACCGGAACCGCATCGTGGAGCACCTTATCGGGAAAGCCTTCAGAGTTTCCGCCATCCGATCATTCCCACGATAGCGCCAGCGCTGTACATGCCGTGATCGTCTCCACCGGTTCAGAGGCCCGCCCCTCCACCGATGGCACCGTCCTGTGGCTCGGCGGCTCTAGCGAGCCCACGAACTACGACGACACCAAAGACATCTGGTTCGGGACGGACTAAGTGCGAGTACTCGGACAAGAAATCACCAAGGTCCGGGTCGCGGGGGTTGACGCCATCCGCGTCCGGGTCCGTGGCCAGGACGAGTGGACGGCCGAGTCACCCGCTCCGGTCCCCGACCCAATCAGCTACTTCGACTGGCACGAGGGCAGCGGTGAGACGACGGCGTCGATCGTGTCGTCGCACGCATTGACCGCCGCCAACCCCCCAACGGCGTGGAACGGACAGTCGGCCAATGGAACGTTCAGCGGGGACATCGGCGACACCCCCACTTCCACGTGGACCCTTGCCGTGGAATTCACCCTCAACACAGGGTCGAGCTGGCGCAATCTGCTACACACCTCCGACGCCGGTTCTGCCGACGAGATTTGGTTGCAGTTGAATGGCTCGACACTGAACATCTGGACCTCGGTCGGCTCCTCCACGGGGTTCGACCCGGCACTTCCCACGGTCGCGTCGGACGTCAGAACAATGCTCACCGTCACCTCCGACGGAACCACGCAGCGGGTGTACCTGGACGGCGAACCAGTTTCCTCGCGCACCCAGACAACCATCCTCGAGCCGACCTCCGCCGTTATTCGGGACAGCTCCGAAGACCTCAATGGCTATGTGCACACCGTCCGCTTCTGGGACGTCGCATTGAGTGACGCCGAGGTCGTGGCGCTCATCTAAAGCGCCACCCTATTCCCCCAAAGGGGCATTATGAAGAAGTTTCTCATCTCCCTCGTCGTCGGGGTTCTTGCCGAGGCGGTCAAGAATCCCGAGGTCCGGGAATTCGTTTCCGACCTCGTCATGAAGTTGGCGGACAAGCTCAAGGACGATCTGGTTCCGGCCTTAATCGGCCTGTTCCCGACTTTTGGCGGCGCCATCATCGAGACCGTCCTCGACAAGCTGCCGGGCGTCCACAACCTGGATGTCGAGATTCTCAATTCCGACGTCGCCAAGAAAATCATCGAATCTGACCCGGACCTTCCTTTCGTGTCGGGATTCATTGACCTCACCGAAATTCTCAGGGGATTCATCAAATAATGGCAGTCGCCCTACCCATGATACGATAGTGGCGCGGCGGGACGTGTTGGACCACGCCCCGCCGCTAACCCACTCACTTGATTGCGGCAAGGAGGGGCTAGCAGTGGATGCTACCTCAACCAACCCTGATGCATTTCGGATCTTCAGGGGCAAGCGGCTTGTGCCCGCGTCCGACGGTTGCCTAATCTATCCTGTCAAGCCGGGGGCCCGCGGATACGCCCTGGTAAATACTGGCGGCAGGGGCGACAATAAGGCGTATCTCGCCCACCGCATTGCGTACGAGCTTGCGTACGGGCCCATCCCCGAGGGGATGACCGTAGACCACCTGTGTCACACGCGACTGTGCGTCAACCCGGACCACCTTCGGGTCATCACCCCTGCACAGAATCAGCAGAATCGCAAAGGGGCAAATGCCAACTCCCAAACGGGATATCGCGGAGTGTCGAGGAGGGGCAATAAGTTCTACGCACGGGTTTGGGCCGCCGGGGCCGAGCACTGGCGCGGAGGCTTCGACACGGCGGAGGAAGCCGCTGAAGCAGCATCAGAAATGCGTCGCGCATTGATGCCATTCAGCGAAAAGGACAAACACTAGGCTTAACGGCCCCACCTAAAACGGCTCGTCGACATCGGCGGGCCGTTTTTGTATGCACAAAATGGGGGAATTCAATGGCAAACCGAGTCGTTTACGGCAACTCGTTCTCCTCAAACGGGTGGCCGATGGTCGACCAAGGTTCATGCACCTGGGTAAAAATCCCCGGAACGTCGGTGACCCTACAGATCCAGAATGGCCAGCCGCTGGCGATCCTGCGCGCATTCGCCGCAGATTTCCACGCTTACGTTGAGCCGCTGCGCGATGCGGACTCGGCCTGCTGGACGCCGACCAACTCCGTGTCGACCTCGAACCACCTGTCGGGCACTGCGATGGACCTGAACTGGAATTCGCACCCGTTCCAGGTGCCAGACGCGGGCTTCGACGCCGCCAAGAAGGCGCGCGTTAAAGAGCTCCTCGACTTCTACGAGGGCACGGTGTTCTGGGGCAACGACTGGACGTCGCCTAAAGATGCCATGCACTTCCAGCTCGCCAGCCTGCGCAATGGCGGGAATATCAACACCTACGGAAATCCGTTTGTTGATGACTTCATCGCCAGGAAGATCCGGCCGGACGGTTTCTCAACTTTCCGCCGAGGCGCTGCGCCCGCGCAACCGGCGGCAGCCTCCGTCCTGGCGGCGGCGACCGGCCTGACCGAGTCCCGCGCAACCGAAGTGCTACCCGCGGTGCGTGACGGCCTCATTCAATCCGGCTGCACGACAGTGAAGCGCATCGCAATGTGGCTGGCACAGGTCGGCCACGAGTCGGCGAGCTTCTTCTATACCGAGGAGATCGCCAAGAATGGCCGGTACGCACCGTACATCGGTCGGACATGGATTCAGATCACCTGGGATTACAACTATCGGGCGTTCTCGCAGTGGTGCCACGCCCGCGGGCTGGTGCCGACGGCGGACTACTTCGTCGTGAACTATCGCGAGCTCGCCGATCTACGCTGGGCAGGCCTCGGTGCCGCCTGGTACTGGACCGAGCAGCGCCCCCTGAACGCGCTCGTGGACGCCGGCGACAACGCCACGTGGAAGGCCGGAAACGTCACCTACCGCGGCTTCGAGGCCGTAACTGCGGCCATCAATGGCGGCACCCATGGCCTCGCCGACCGCAAGGCGCGGCACGCCCGCGCCATCGCGCTGGGGGACCAGCTTCTTTCACTCATCTCCGAAGGAGGGGACGACTTGACTCCTGAACAGGACAAGATGCTGCGTGAGGTCCACGCATGCCTCTTCAATCCCATCCCGTCGCAGTCCAAATACAAGGCCGATGGGGAGGGTGCCCGCTGGCGCCTGCATGAACTCATCAAGAACGACGACGCGCTTCTTCACGAAACCGTGGTGGAGCGTCAGGCCATGATGGGCAACCCGGAAGCCCTCGCCCTCGTTAAACGCGAGGCCGACAAGGGGGACAAATGGGCCCAAGTGGTATTTCGGTACTGCACTGAAGAAGACGCCTGATGCCGCTCCGTCTCGGCGACCGTAACGAAAGCGTTCGCCAATGGCGGATCAAGATGAACGCCTGGTTCGGGCCGCTCTACACCCGCCTGCATGGACCGCTACCCATGGATACCGACGAGTTCGGACCGCGGGCTAAGTCCTGGCAGGAGGAGTACGAGCGGCGCACCAACCAGCCCGTGGACGGCGAGGTTAGCGACAATGACCTGCGGGCGCTGAACGTCCCCGTTCCGACGAAGGTTGTCATCTTCACGGTGGCGGGCACCGGCGCCCGCTGGGATCAGACCTACCCGTACGACCTGGGCCGCTGGCAGGACCAGAACCGGGTCATCCTGCAGCCGATCGGCTACCCGGCCGCGACATTCCCCATGGGTCCGTCGGTGGACAAGGGTGAAGCCGAACTGGTCAACCAGATGCGGCGCCACCTCGACGCGAACCCGTCGCTCAATTTCATCCTCGTCGGCTATTCGCAGGGCGCCATTGTGACGTCCCGCGTGCTGCGCAGGATGATGAGCGGCGACCTGGCGCACTACTACAACCGCTGCATTGCCGGCGTGACTTTCGGCAATCCGATGCGCGAGCGTGGGCACTTTGTCGGCGTCAACGACCCGGGCGGCCAGGGCCTAGATCCGAAGCCGCTCGTCGACACCCCATCTTGGTGGTACGACTATGCGGCGAGAGGCGACATATACAGTAGCGGCCCAGGCAATAACGACCGCCAAGCCGCAGAGCATATGACGTCCATCTACTTGGCCGTCATGGGTAAGTTCATCCTTGGGAACGACGCGCTCGTCTCGCAGGTTATCGAGCTGTTCACGAATCCGTTCGCCGAGGTCCCGGCCGTTGTCAAGGCGATCGCATCTGGCATCGGCTTCGTCACTAGCAATCCGCCCACTGCCGCCCACATAGAATATCACATTCGCGAGTGTGTCCCCGGCGTTACCTACTTCGATCATGCAATGGGCTATGTCCGCCAAGTTATCTCGGCGAACAAGCGCATCGCCTAAAAGGGGGATCAATTGAATCTCGGAAAATACTGGAAAGCCGCGATGGCCTTCCTGTCCCTGGTGGTCACCAACCTGGCCTACCGGGTGACTAGTGGCGAAGAGCCGCTGCCCGCCTTCGACGATTACAAGGGCTGGATACTGTTCGCGGCCACCACCGCGGCGGGCACCTTCCTTACGTGGGCCAAGGGCAACAAGGGCTTCGTGGAGGCCGACAAGGTAGAGGCTCCAACTATCAACTCGGAGTTGATAGTTGACGAGTCTGGGGCTGACACCGAGCCGATCCCGGTCGCTGAACAGGCTGAGAAGCCCAAGCGTCGGAGACCTGTGATCTAGTGGACGCCCCGGCATACGAGCCCACCGGGTGGTTCGGAATGCTGCCGTGGCTGTTGTACGCCGTGCCCTTCCTCGTTCCCACGCTATTCATCGCATGGGGGCAGTGGAAGGCGCGGCGCCACAACGCTAAGCAGGCCGCCACCACCGACGAGCTCAAGCAAACCATCGGAGCTATCCGCAACAACGTCCAGAACGGTCACAAGACCCTGATGCGCGACGACCTCGACGAACTCGTGGCCGGCATCAAAGAGTTGCGGGCCGGGCAAGAGACGCAAGGCGAAATGCTCAACCGCATGGATAGACGCCTCGACCGTATCGCCGAGGACCTGTCCACAGAACGCCAGGAACGTATCGCTGGCGATAGGAGATCAGAAAACTGCAAGTAACGGTGTATTCCCCGCCGACCCCCTGTGTCATGTGCAGGACCACCAAGGCCCGCCTGGACAAGTTCGGAATACCTTACGAGTCCGTGGTGACCGACGAGGAAACCGCCAATCGATTTCGGAATGAAGGCCGATCCTCATACCCCGTGGTTGTCGTTGAACGCGACGGCCAGGAACCGTGGGTGTGGTCGGGCTTCCGCGACACCGAGATCAAGAAGCTTGCCGACGAGCTGGCAAGTAAATAAACAGCTCCCCATAGACGAGGCCCGCGCTCCCCAGGACGTTCCCCCCTGGGTTGAGCGCGGGCCTCTTTGCCTTTTGACGCCCCGCTAGCTTCGGCTAGCGGGGCGTCTTTTTGTTTTCGCCCAGGACCTCGGCCGCATTCGCGCGAGCGAGATGGTTCTCCGTCTCGTTGCCGGTAAGGGTTTCTTCGGCCCATTCGTGGAGGGCTTCCCGCAGCTTGGCCTCCATCTCTTCCCTGTAGCGGACGTTCTCGGCGCGGTCGGGTTGCCCGATGCTGATGGCGGCAATGCGGCGGGCGTGCTCAACCTCCGCTTTCAGCTCTTCAATGTTCATGAGTTACTCCGGTTTAGTGTGTGGCTTCATAAAGAAGGAATGAAGGCCAGATCCCAACTTATTTCCCTCCCGTGGCGCTCGGGCTGGGCCAGTTGACAAACTGCTCAAGGAGATCGTAATGACTGGCGGTCACCACTTCACCCTGCTTGCCGAGGTAGATGATCCCCGTCCAGCGCGCCTTCCGGTCCTCGCCGTAGTCAACCGTCACGGGGAGGAAGTCCTCGCCGCTCTGGCGAAGATAGTCGTTCGCCTCTGCGCGGTCTTCCGTGGTAAACAGAACTTCGTCATAGCCCTTGCTGTAGACCGTGATGATCACGCCTGCGACTCCCCGTTTGCATTCAGCCAGCCGTAGCATCCGTTGCAGATTGCTACGGTGGTGTCGCCGCAGTGGCTACAGAAGGGCCCGTACTCGTAGGTCATTCGACCACCTGGAGCACCCGGGCGGACAGCTGGCCGGTGGGGCTGCTGCAGTAGTCCCAATCGAGACCGTCCTGCCGCCACTTATCGCCCCGAATGTCGAACGAGGCAACCGTGCCGTCGTCGCAACCCACAACCTCGAACACGACCGTGAACGTGGCAGTCTCGGGGAGCGTGGGCCCGTTGTATCGGGGGTCGATCTTGAATCGGACGTTGCATCCGGCCGAACCGTAGCACTGCCGCTCGATCACATTTACCCCGATGTAGAAGTCTTCGGGGTCCGGGGGAATGATCTCTTCCTCGACAACGGCCGCGGGAGTGGTGGTCACCGGGGAGCCCGCGGCGATCGGCTTACCGTCGACCGGGACGCACGCCACGCCGAAGAGCGCGGTCGTTGCGATTACTGTTGCGATGCGTAGCATGGTGCTTGCCTTTCATTGGGGCGTGGGCGGGTCATTCTTGACGGGGCGGCCCGCCCACTTAAAAGTTTCTTAGAGGTACATCCCAACCGGCGGCTGGGGTTCTTCCTCGTGGGGAAGGTGAGAGTCGAGATAATCAGCCGTCAAGCGGTTGGTGACCGCCGCGCCGGCGAGTAGGGCCCGCCGGGCAATCTCCCGGGTGATCGGAAAGCCGAGGCGATGAGTGACGACTTTGGCATCCATGATTACCCCGCGTGCGAGAACGTCGGGCCGTGCGCTTCTTCGAAGGCGTCGACAATGTCCTTGGGAATCCGGCCGCGGTCGGAAACCTTCTTGCCCTCTTTCCTGGCCCAGTCCCGAATGGCGCCGAGCTGGTCGGTCTTGCTGACCACCGGGGTCGCCTTTTTGGCGGGCGAGGCGTGGTGGGAACGCTTTGCCCCGCGGATCTTGCGAGCCGACTCGATGAATCCCGCGAGGGCTTTTTCAAGCTCCTCGTAGGTCGAGTCAACAAGATCGATTTCGTATTCCTCGCCGGCTAGGGCGAAGGCCCGCGTCTTAGCGCCTTCTTCACCCGTGATGTCGTCGATCAATACAACTTTTCGCATTGCTGATACCCCTTTGCTCCTTGATTGGGCGAGTTTCATAAAAGAGTATCTCTATCTCCCCGGTTGTCAACCCCCGGGGAACAAGGGGAGGCCCAACTCCCAGAGTATTAGATAAGCCGCCTCGGCCTTGGTGATCTCCGTGCCCTCGAAAAAGAATCTCACTGCAGCCACCCGCCGGGGCGGTACACGTAGCCAAGGAACCGCGCTGGAATGGCGCTCGGATCGGCCGTCCACGCGGTGTACTCGGCCCAAGTCATCCCGAGAAAGGTGTGCAGCGGCGGAAGCTCATCGTCAGGACTGTCGTGCCACCTATCGATCAGATCGTCGAGGTACCGATTCCAGGCCGAGATGGTGACGGGCACGCCCTTACATGAGTGGATAGCCTCGAACACCCACTTGCCGCAGCGTTGGCATTCTTTCCGGCCGTCGCCGGGGTCGGTAGTCGGATGACTCACTCCAGCGGCCTCACTTTCGTGCTCTTCACCGCCACCGTCTGATACGGGGATAGGCGGGAGGTAATGGACCCGTAATCCGCCTCCGGGTCCACTTTGATCGTGCAGAACACCCAGCCGCGCTCAACTTTCTCGACGTGGCCCCGGTGTTCTAGGCCTTCAAATTCGACGATGACGTCATCGCCAGGCTTGGGGGTCATGCCTTCTCCAAAAGTCGGGTGAGGTCGGCGCGCACCGACCGGTAGACATCGTCCAGCGCGTTGATCGCGTTGGTGACGGTTGTGTGGGTGATGTCGGGTATCTCGACGGACACATGCGGGCCATAACCTGCCCCGTAGAACTCGTGCTTGTTGAATACGTGCCTGTTCACAGTTCTTGCTCCCGCCAGTTAGGGTTGGCCGCCTCTATCGCGGCCGAGAAGTCTGCCAATTCGTCTCGCATCCAATCCGCGATCTCGCCGTCGCGGCTGTAGTGCTTGAAGCGCTTTCCCGGCCGGGTGGCGGCCATCCAGCACGTCTTATCGGAGAACAGGTCCAGGTGGACCGAGCGGTCGCCGCCGCGCCAATAGAACGTCAGGTCCCCGTTGTCCGGCGCAATCGAGGCGTACACAGTATCCGGGGTGAAAAGCTGCTCCACCACCTTGTAGCCCCACTGAGCCGTGTGCAGGCCGATGTGCCCGCCACTCCAGAGGTTGGCGATATCCAACTTGGCCCGCTCGGTAGCGGAGCGTGTATCAAGCTTCATGATTCCCCCGGCTCGAGGATCAGATGGGCCACCCCGGCGTCCGAGCGGTCGGGGATGTAGATGGACATCTCGGTCACGTAATAGACGGGCTCTTTTGAGCCCGGCCTGGCCGACACGTGCCACCCGCTATGGCCTTCGCGGCCGACGCAGAACACCTTCCCAACGCGATCATTGGACTCGAATCCGCAGTGCTGGAGGTCGGCGACGCGCGGGCGCCCCTCCTTTAGGCGATGCTTCATTCGACTACCCTCCAGCCGTCGATGTAGGGAGCCTTCAGCCGGGCGACATTGTCCTCGCCGTTGACCCCCACTGACCTCGGCAGCTTGACCACCGCGTAGCGCTCGGCATCTAGATCGGCCAGGATCACGTCAGCCGCGGCGCGGCGCACCTCATCACTCCACCCGGCGAGAAGTCCAAGGTTGCGCAGTGTGCGGGCAATACTTTCGGACGCCCCGACATCAATGAAGTCTGGGCGAGGATTGGAGCGCAGCATATCCTCGATCCATTCGCCTAACTCACTCATCACTCACCACGTATCCACGTTTGAAGAAGGCCGTCCGGACAATCTGCTCGGCAAGGTGAATCCCATGGGCCCGGCTGGAGTGGTTTCGAGAAACCTCGAAGGTGCCGGCGTCACATGTGGACTCGGCCTTGTCTATCTCGGCATTCCAGAGTTTGTCGAGTTCGGTCATGATCTCTTTGAGAATGTCGTTCATCCGAACCTCACATGTTCGCCAGCGTCAATCGCCCTACCCAGTCCTTCTATGAAGGTGCGTAGTCGCCCCCTCAGATAGTCATCATCATTCGCCAGCCGCTCGTACTCCGGCTCCAACTCTTCGAGCCTGGCCTTCAACCGGGGGAGATAGCCGCGTCGCAGCTCCCCGTCGCAATCCGAATGGATTAGCAGGTAGAGAACATCATCCTGCTTGGGGATTCCGTAGATGTCATCCGGCCGCCGCCAGACGGGGTCCTTCTTGCGCCATCGACCCTGGTAGTTGTCGAGCGTATAGAGATCCCAGTCAAAATCCAGAACCGGCCTGCCATGGCTCCAGTGGTCAGGGTCGCTAGGGATGATGTAGGGGAGTCCGGCGGCGCGCCCAACAACCTCACGGAACCGGGTAAACCCGCTATAGGCCCCGTGCCAACAGTCGTGCGTAGTGTCTAGTCCCATCTCAATCCTCCCGGTACCAGGGCTTGATTTCGCCGACCCGCAGTCGCGGCCCGAACAAATGGCTAAATCCCCACAGAAACGTCGCCAGGCGGGAGCTGCGCTGGTCGATCCGGCGCCACAACGACATGGGCGCGAACGTCAGCGCGAAGCTGAACAATTCGATTGTCAGGATGACCCAAAACACGATCCACCACGGGGTGCTCATTCTCGCCACCTCCATTTGCCGTCCTCGCCCAGTTCCTGTATCGCGGTGTTCCACCAGCGCTCGGGCACCGGCCAGTCGACGGTGCACTCGGCGAGGCCGAATTTCTCGACAATCGCCTTAGCTCCAGCGTCTGCGTCACTGCCAAAGCACCCGCCGGGCATTGAGCGCAGAATGTCGGCTATCATCTTTTCGATATCGCTCATTCCGACCCCACCTTCTTCAACTCGCACGGGGAGTACACCCACTCGTCCTCGTCTTGGTCACCGAAATAAATGACCCAGTCCCCGTTGTGCTGCACGTACGACGCGGTGGCGATGCGGCCGAGATTCTCAGGGGGCCCGCCGACGAGGATCATCACCTTGTCACCCGGTTTGATGTTCATTTCAACTCCTTGATCGCGCCCCGCCACTCACACGCGGCAAACCACTCCCGAAGACTGCCGACAAACTCTTCCGCCTCTTCTGGCCCGTCGAGATGAAACTCCGCGGCAACAGATACGGTGCGTCCACTGAGAAGCGACCTGCCCTCGGGCCCCAATTCCCGGAGATGACACCAGATGAGGTACCACTCGCGGAAATAGTTGAAGATGTTCATGAATTCTCTTTCCCGCAGGCATGGCCCCAGGCACGGTTGCACTCCTTGCAATGAACCTGAATCACCGCACGTACTCCCTCAGATACGACAGCGCCAACCGGACGCCCTCAGCTTTGCCCCGCAGCCGGTCGAAATCCGTTCCGTGCGGGAACTTGACGCGCTTCTCGTCGGCCATGAAGTTGAGTTTCACGATCGCGTCCTCCATGCGGTTGATGAGGTCAGAGACTTGATCAGAGTTCAGATCAGGCACCAGGCACCTCCCGCCAATCCCGGAACCTGAAAGTCCACAGCGACTCCCCGTACGACACCGGGCGGCCCGCATGAGAGATGGTTTTCGCGAGGACGTGTTCCTCGCCGATCGCGGTGATCTCGATGATCGTTTCGCCGCGTCCTTCGTCGCCGGCGAGTCGGGTTCCGACTGTCCAGCCGTTGCGGCGTGCGGTCTCTGCGTCGCTCATGCCTCGCTCCATCCCGACACCCAGCGGGATTCAATACCGGTCAATCTGCCTGAACCGGGATCATCGACACCGGGAGGGAAAACCACGTAGGAGCGCATCGCAATCTCAGCGTTCACACGTGTTCCGTGGATGGTCCCGCCACCGGACTCGTGTCGTGCGATGTACTCAGGCCTGAGTCCTCCGAGTGCTTTGTCGATCTCCTCGGCCAAGTGCTCGGCACATGTGGGAGGTCCCCAGCGAACCCCCTCCTGCCACCCGCAGGAGCACAGCCCATCCTCGCCGTCTCGGCTGTCGATGGGGCGATGCTTGCCGATCACGTCGGCGATCACGTTCTGGGCTTCGCTGCTCATGCTTCCTCCTCTGACAGAATTGCGAGAATCTCATTGACGCTGACGACCTGCGCACCATTCCAGTCGTCCTCCCAGGGGTCTCGCAGATGAGGGGCCGCGGTGCACAGGTCCCGCAATTTCCGTTCACGCTCACGAGTCCGCTCAACCTCGGCCACCAGCTCAGGGATGAGAGTCCGGGATGCCGCGATGAACTCGCCGTCATGGTCGGGCAGTCCGTAGGTCATGGACTCGCCAGCGCCGTCGAAGAGGATCGACTCTGCGTAGTCGCCGTTCTGGTTCTGTCCGCCCCAGTGCTGGAACGTCCATGGCCCTTCGGTCACGCCTTCCAGTGCGCCCTTGGCGCGCTCAACAACATCACTCACGGTCTTCCCCCTCGGCTACAGCAGCAGCAGCAGCAGCGAGTAGGGCAGCGCCGAAGTCGCGCAGCTGATCGTCGTCCCAGTCGTAGCAGTCGTCCCTGCCAATGTCTTCCAGACGCAGCTGAGTCCAACCGTCCTTGAACGTCACCACCGTGCCGTCGGCAAACGTGGTGTTCCCGTACTCGTCCACGTCCGGTTCGGGTAGTTGGATTACCGCCACACCCGGAAGAGACGCAATGACATCAGCGACATGTGAGTCATGGTCTCCACCGTCCTGCTCGGTCCATTCGCAGCCCATGCAGGCATCGAGGTTCAACAGGAACTCCTGGCGGCGCGGATGGTTGATCCGCTTCGTCGTCGGCTTGTGCGCTTTGATGGCTTCTGTGAGTACTGCACGCAACTCCCCGCTCACGCCTCCTCCAAAGAGTCCGTAGGGATGTAGAGCACGCGGGCCGGAAGGTCGACCTCATCGCTTGGGCAGGGCACTTCGTAACCGCTGCGATACCAAGGCCCATACAGGGCGGCGAGGTGATGATCGGCCCAGTTGACGTAGTTGTCCCCGATGTCTGACCCTCCGAGTGGCATGATCACTGCCCCAATTGGTAGCGCGTCGAGTTCTTCGACGGTCTCGACCACCTTGGGGCGCAGACGCTCAACCTCGGCTACCAATTCGGCGAGCAGCCGGTAGGACCGGCCCGGTGCGACCGCGACCCGAGACCCCTTCGCCACTTCGTAGTCGACCAGCGCAGCCTTGGCGCGCTCAACAACATCACTCATCAGGTATCTCCATCCAGTGGGTAACGAATCGGGTTGCAGGCTCTGGCACGCCCAGCTCGAAGATGCTCTCGATTACGCGGGTTTCCCGCCTGAGTCCTCCGAGGGCTCTGTCGATCTCGGCGGCGACGTGGGCCTCGAAATCGTCGAGCGAACCGTCGCGGAAATCACATTCACCCACCCGCGTACCCTGGCAGCGGGAGTGTCCAGTTTCCAGGTTTAACGTCCGCCGGTGTCGGCGCTGAACCGCGATCATGATCTTCTGCGCGTCCCCGCTCATGCTTCCTCCCCGGGGCTGTAGGCGTGACCGAGAAACCGCGCCGGGACGGCGGACGGATCAGTCGTCCACGCGGCGTACTCAGCCCATGTCATGCCAAGGAAGGTGTGCAGTGGCATGCCGTCATCGGGGCTGGTGTGCCAGCGTTCGATCAACTCGTCCAGGTACCGGTTCCAGGCCGGGATGGTGACCGGGATGCCTTTGCATGAATGGATGACCTCGAACACCCACTTGCCGCATCGTTCGCATTCAGCGCGGCCATCACCGCGATGGCACTGAACGGCGCGGTCTTCCGCAGCGCCCATTAACGCTTCGAATGCCACAAACCTCGGATTGCCAGTCACGCTTCCTCCCCCTGTAGCTGCGAGAACGTCTTCGTAGGTGTCCCACCACTGCGGGCAGTCGTTGCAGAACCACTCTCCGGGCCGAGAGTCGCTGCTCGTTCCGGGGCCGCTTTCTGGCCGCTTGATCACGACACGGTGCGCGCATCGATTCACGGGTGTTCCTCCCCTGTAGCCACAACCGCAGCAGCAGCGGCAGCGGCCATCGCGGCGTCCAACGTTTCCTCATACCCCCACGCCAAAACCCGTCCGCACGTGTTGTCCTCCACAGACCAACGGAAGTCACCAGCCACATCGGGCGGGATGATCCACGCGTTGCGCCGGTCACCGAGGAGTTCTGCCCGCCACCTACCGGGGCCAACAAAACCGGTGAACCATTCCCACGTCATCACGCCTCGCTCCATCCCGACACCCAGCGGGAACGGACTTCGTAGCAATCATCCGGCCACTGATCGTCTTGGTAGTACGGCTGATGGCCCATCATTCCTCCGCCTCTTCTGCATAGCTGGCGGCTGCCAGGATCGAGGCCGCCAATCCGCGTGCTTCATCGACGCTCAGCGGCTCGTCGCACCAAGCGCCCGCCCGGATCTGGACCTCGCCCGGATGCCCGTCGAACACCACCGGCACATACAGGCCGACACCGGGAAAGTCGGTGAACTCCTGCTCTTCGTCTTCATGCTCGTCGGGTTCGGGTAGTTGGATTACCGCCACACCCGGAGCCGTATCGAGAGCGTCAAGTTGGTGCGCGGCGAACTCGGCGGCGTCGGTGACGGCTGGGTTGGCCGGTTCCCAGTCACACCCCGAGCAGTTGAATCCGTAATTCTCCGGCTGGTGTCCGGCGAGGGCTTCTGTGAGTACTGCACGCAACTCGGGGTTCACTGTTCCCCCTCGGCAGCAACATCATCCAAATACGCGGGGCATCTACCTTCTTCCACGAGTGTCATGTTCGTGATGTCCGCAGAGAACAGGGCCGACGGCCAGTACTTGTCGTCGAGGCTTTCGAATTCCCGTCGAACTTCGTTGTAGTCACTGTCGATCTTCCAATCGATTTCGTGCGCTTCGATGCGGTCCCCTGGGGAGATGCCATCGCGGGTCCAGAAGATTCCGTAGACTTTCATGCCTCGTCGCCTTTCAGTTCTCGGTTCCGTTCAATGGCCTGCCACATTCACTTCTTCACTCCTTTGATCAGCTCCCGGATCTTGTCCTGCGACAGAGCCTCGCGGGCGATACCTACGATCAGCCCGCCGACGAGAGCGCCGGCGATACCGATACCTCCTGCGGCGATGCCCAGCAGTTTCATAGACCCAGCTCCTCGGTGGTGTAGATGAGCTTTGCGGTGTCGCAGGGCCAATCGACCTCGCAGTGTTCGCATACGCGGTCTCTGAGTCGGCAGTCCTCTCCGCTGCAGCAGGCGTTGATGCAGTTGCTCCACCGAGGGCGGTGCAGTTCGCGGATCGGCTCCAACGCCTCACGGGCAGCGACAATTGCTGTGGGCCACGGTGGGGTGTCCAAGTCGTACTGGGCCTTCCATGCCCGTTGTGCGGCTTCTACTGCTGGATCACTCATCGCCAGCCTCCAACACTTTGGTGATCATGCCCCGGAGACCGGTCAGCTCTTCGCGGGAGAATCTCCCGGCAACCCATCCCTGAGTGCCGGAGTCGTTTGTCTTTTTCAGCTCAAACTCGCGGCCGTAATGCCTACGGTCGAAGTCGTGATCCCTCAACTTTAGGATCTGCCAATGATCTTCACTGAAGCCGGGAAGGGTGGAGATGTAGAGGCCGAGGATTTCTTCGCCCCACTGGTTCTGGTGCTGGGTCACTTCTTCCTCGAAATCCGGTAGCCGAGAGAATCCGCCCACTGCTTGAGTAACGCCACCTGGCCCTCAATGGTGCGATGAGAGCTCACATACCAGCCGGTGTGGACTTTCGTGGAGAAGTTCCCGCCGACCGCGATCAGCTGAGTGGCATCGGCGTGCTCGGCGGCCTGCACATTCACGTTGTTCACGTAGATCCCGACGCCGAAGGTTCCGCCCTGGTTCATGTTGAGCTTGATTCCCTCAACGAAATCGTCGGGGTATTTCTCCAGCTGATCGAAACCGTCGTTGAGAATGGTTAGGTTGGTCATGTATCCCATCACGCCTCCCGAAACTGTTGCCTGAGCCATTCCCTGGCCTCTTCACGCTGGACCATCACTCGCCGGCCGATGCGGGCGTACCGCGGTCCGTAGCCCACCTGGCGCCAATACCGCGCCGTGGCGAGCGACACCTGCGCCTCACGGGCGAAGTCTTCGAGCGTCATGAGGAACGGCTCGTTTGAAGTGTGCTGCTGCATGAACCTAACTGTACTTCACTACGGGGCGTTATGGAATGCAGTGCAGTGTTGAGATTCCTCAACAAAAACGGTTTCCCTGCATACGCTGTCCGTATGCAGAACAGAACTCCGGGGCGGCACGGCGTCGCCGACATGTGGTACCGAGACGACGGAACCCCCACCAACCTCGCAACCCCCGGGTCCAGCCCCAAAAGCCCCTCGGGTAGCGGCGCGCGCTGGAGAGCCTGGTACATCGACACCGCGGGCAGGCAGCGTACGAAGAAGTTCCCGAACAAGAAGGCGGCCGAGCGGTGGGCCGACAAGCAGGCCGGCGACGTCAACGCCGGAGCCTGGGCGGACCCGCAGGCCCAGAAGGAAACGTTCTCCGTCGTCGCGGAGAAGTGGTACGCCACCAAGTCCAACCGGGAAGCCACCACCAAGCACGGCTACCGCAACATCCTCGACACGATCGTCCTACCCAAATGGGGCGACACCCCGATCCACAAAATCGACCACGAGAGCCTTCAAGACTGGGTGAACGAGCTGTCAACGACGGGGGAGTACCGCACCAAGGGGGAGGGCGGCTTCTCGGCCTCTAGGACCATCCAGATCCACCTAGTGGTCAACGGGGTGATGAAGTACGCCCTGCGCACCGACCGCATCCTCAAGAACCCCGCAGAGGGCCTGGAGCTGCCCACCAAACGGAAAAACACCCGGCAGCGCTACCTCACCCACAAACAGCTCCAAGAGTTTGCCGCGGAGATGGGCCGCTTTGAGGGCCTGACGCTCCTCCTGGGCTACTGCGGGGCCCGGACGAGCGAAGCCTTCGGGGCGCGGGGTAGAGACTTCCGCGGGCGCATCTGGGAGCTTTACGGGGCCATCGTGAGGAACGTCGAGAAGGACACCAAGACCCACCGGGCCCGATTCATCCCCATTCCCGACGTTGTGTGGGACAAGATCCAGATGCCGGCCAATCCGGACGCCCTGGTGTTCCCCGGCCGCCGCGGGCACATCACCAACGGCGAGTACCGCTGGGCCTTCGACGGGGCGCTCAGGACGATGCAGGAGCGCACAGAGAAGCTACGGGCCGAGGAGATTGCCGAGACCGGCCGGGCCACCACTCCAGCCTTCCCCCGGATCACCCCGCACGACCTCCGGCACACCTGCGCCTCGCTGGCCATCTCCTCCGGCGCCAACGTCAAGGCGGTCCAGAACCTTCTGGGACACGCCACCGCGGTGATGACTTTGGACCTCTACGGGCATTTGCTTTCGGACGATTTGGACCGGGTGATGACCGCTCTCAACGAAGCGGCGGCCGCCGCGTCACCTCGCAGTTTGTGATGACTGAAGATGGCTCATACGTACCGTTCAAGCATACTATCTGCATACGGCTGGGATTTGCATACCGTCTCGATCTTGAAAAAGTGCCTCTGACCAGTGCCCTCGGTGAGATTCGAACTCACACTGTACGGGTTTTGAATTTTTTGATCTGGCGTTTTCTACCTGTGGGATTGCAGATCCTCAACGCTATTTCTGCAGGCAGGAGTGCGTACGAGCGGTGATTGTTGGCGGCAGCGTGGTCCCATGGTGCATACGATTTGCATACGGTTGGCCCGATCCGGGGAGCGGCCGAGCAGAGTCGGAGTCGGCGCTCGGGGTGCCGCAGCAAACACTTTGCTGGCCCGCCCCTGCCCTAATAGTTAGCTTGGCTAGGCGGGGCGGAACACTGCTCTCACCCGACCACGTGCGGGCCAGGGCGCCGCATCATAGTCGAGAAATCCCTGGTCGACTCTAAGAAGTTACTGAGAAAAAATAAACCTTACGGGAATGGTCGCCAAAGTCCCATAACCTGTAATAGGACAGTGCGTAAGCACGAACAGCGATGCGAGAGCCTGCGAAGCATTCAGTGCGCCGTCAGGCGCACTCTACCGCCTACGGCCCGGAGCCCGGCACGTTGGTGAGTGGGTCACCAACCGGGGTTACGCAACTGGGGTACGGCACTTGCGCGGGCGCGCGGGGACACCAAAATCCGCAGCGCTCTGAGGTTTGATTTCCATCACACTGTGGTACGATCATGGTTGAAACGTACTTTTAGGAGGCGCCTGGGATGCGAAGTCTGTCCTGGTGTCTGTTCAGGATGACGGCCGGACATTGAAGGTGTTTCTCAGTTGACCAGATATTTCTATGTTCCAGGCATGATGTACCCGTACTGGATCGTGTCCGAGGAGAAGGACTGGCCCCGCCCGGGTGATGCGACGACGGTGGCGATGAATTCGGCCGCGAGCACCGACATGGGCAACCTGTACGGGGATGAGTTCTCCCAGTTCTTTCCGCACGCCGTGGAGATCACGAAGGAACAGTACGAGGCGCGCGCATGAGCCCCCTGCCGCCGGCCCGCACTATTCATTGACCCAGATGCGATGGAGCTCGCGAGGAGTAGCACGGATGCCCGCGCGTGACCCCTTGCCTCTTCAAGGCTTGATTCAGCAAATACTGTCGCACCCGTAGGTAATTTTCGGTAGTCTGGGCAATGATGCTACGAGGGGTTTTAGCAGTAGCGATCATGGTGGGGATTGGTGCGGCGGGGGCCGCGCCGGCTGAAGCAGACGGCTGTTCTCGCCCGGTCGTGCTACTCAACGGTGAAGAGGTGTCGCAGACGCATTCGCCTACGCTGCGATGCAATGGCGTGGGCGGTTCACTCGGCGGCGGCGGAGCGCGCCCCAGGGGCCTCCTGGGCGACTTTCCGATAGTGGGCAACCTGCCCGGGCTAGGCGGCATCCTTTAAGGCTCGTCGCAGCTCGCTGAAGCCCTTCATCTTTTGCTGCCAGGAGTAGGCCGCCGCGATGGCGAAGCCTATCAGCCACACCACGGTGCCCATGAGAATCATCCAGTAGGCGCGCTCCCCGCCCCATAGGTTGACGTCGGTCATCATACACACGAGGGCGGCCATCTGGCCGAGCTGGGCCAGAAAACCTGCGGCGCAGGGCACCAGGAACAGGATGGCCATGCGCCGCTGCCGCTCATCGCAGACGAGGACCAGTAGCGCCAGGATCGCAAACCCTAGAAGGTACGCGGTGGTTGCGGTCATCACCGTGGAATAGATCTCCAGGTACAGCGGGATGCTCCATCGCCGTCCGTGCAACTCGGCCGTAAACCCTCCGCCGAGGAATAGCGCACCCAGCATGGCGAGCACGCCCACGATCATCGGATTGGCCACCCACCGTCGGACGATGTGCCAGGTGTCTCCTTCTATGCGGGAGACCGCGGTGGTGGCGATGGCCCCGGCGCCGGCGACCAAACAGATGTGTCCGGCCACCTGGAGCAGGCCGAGACAAAAGGTGAGAACGATGCTGAGCCCAAGGAGGGCTACAGCGATGGTGGACGCCAGCTCCCAGCGCAGGGACCAGGTCATCCATCGCACCCGGAGGCTCCAGCCGAGGCAGGAGAGGGCAGCGATCGTTAGGGCGGTTGTCATGCTTGGCCTTCAGAAAAAAGAAGCGGAACGGTCACGGCCAAGTAAACCCTTTATTAAACAAGATCAACAGGGGCTTAAGAAGATATTAAGGCCCGTTGCCGAATTGTTATATAGGCGGAGCGTCCTGACGGGCGCGGAACCTAGCCAGCCTGCCCGTCGTCTTCCTCGTCGCTACTTTTAAAGAGCTGGGCTCAGTCCTGTCCAGGACCTCTTCCAGCAGTCGCTCGGTCTCGACCATGCCGAGATCGGGCTCGTGTCGCACCACGGTGTCGTACTCCTCCTTTCGGCCGTAGCCGGCGGCGGCCATCGCATCGGGGAGCGTCGACCCTTCGCCGAACTGGCGCCAAAAGTTCACCACCTTGTCGGCCGACGGGCGCTTGAAGCCCTCGGCCTTGATCCAGTTGCCGACCATCGAACCCGATGCGTCGACCAGTTCGCCGATCTGCTCGTTGGTCAGATCGCCCCGGTGTGCCTCTAGTTGACGCAGCACGTACCGGGACCATGTCTGCGCGTAATCCTCATCCATGGTGAAAACGCTACTCCATCGTATTGAGATGTTGCAACAGTGTCGATTTAACTGCGGTGCGGATTTCGTAGCCAAAACCGCTGCTCAGGAACTAATCCGTTGTCTCGCAACAATGTAACTCGACGCCCGAAAGCGTTGCGGCAACGCAACATTTCGAGGCTGGGGCGTTTGCCAACTCCTTGCGCAGGGTAGGACCATCGCACTACAGTGAAGCGCATCACGAAGTGCAGTTCACTTGCACGGCAACACCAGGGCAGTACCTGAAGGGGATGGTGACTGATGGCTTATTTCCGCGTGAATCACAGGGGTTTCCAAAGCCTCAAGGAGCAGGGCGTCGCGAAGAGCGATCGGGCGATCGCTCAACTGCTCCAAGTTGATCCCGCAACAATGTCCCGCGTTCTACGAGGGAAGACGGAGCCAACCGGGCGCTTGGTCGCCGGCGCGGTGGCAGCCCTCGGGCCGAGCTGGCTGGGCATCCTCTTCGACGTTGTGGAAGAGAAGTGAAGACCTGCTACCGCGGTCACGAGCGGTCCGAGGCAAACACCTACATCTTCTTCGATTCGCAGACCGGCCAGAAGAAGCACATGTGCCGGGAATGCCGCAGGAAAGTCGGCCGAGTGTGCGGTTACTGCAACACCGCGTTCACCACGACCCTGCAACACGATTCGTGGGTCTGCCCAACCTGCACCGCGGGCGGGGCTTCCACCACTGATTACGCACCCTTGGGTTCCACCTGGGTGACGAGCGGCTAGGAGACAAACATGAGGAACAAAGCCCTGCTCAACGAGGTCATGCAGTTCATCCTGAAGTACCCCGAGGCGCACGATCAGGGCGTCTACTTCAGTGAATGCGGCACGGTCGCGTGTTTCGCGGGATGGGCTTGCTACCTGGCGGGATACGACAAGGTCCCGGGAAGTAGGGGCATTGTCGCCGACCCCGAATCCCCAAAGGGATGCGATCACGCTTCGTTCAAGGCTCGGGATCTCCTTGGGCTCACCACCGACGAGGCGGAGTACCTCTTTTACGCGGACAACTCGGTCGAGGACCTCCAGCGGATGGTTGCCAACCTTGTTGCTGACAGGCCCGTCGATTATGACAGCTGTTACTGGCAGAGTGCGGATCAGTAAATGATCCCCGCGCTCGCGCACTTCGAAGCCCGCCAGAGGCACCTCTGGGACACCGTCGCCTACAGCGGCAACCAGAAGCTCGACATCTGGCTTCCGGAAAGCCCGGAGAACGCGCCAGTCTTCATGTTCATCCCCGGCGGGGCCTGGACCATTGGCGACCGTCGCGGCCAGGGCTACGCCATCATGTCCCACCTCGTTCAACAAGGCTGGATCTGCGTCGCCATCGACTACCGCACCGCGCCCCAGAACCAATGGCCCGCTCCTTTTGAAGATGTGTCCGCCGCTTTCCACTGGGTGAGGGCCAACATCCACCAATACGGTGGGGGAGACTTCCTAGCCGTCGGCGGGGCCTCGGCCGGAGGTCACATGGCCTCGCTTCTCGGATTGACTGACTGGTCCTTCTCTAAACCTGATGCAGTGATTTCTTTGTACGGGGTTTACGACTGGACCTCGAAGAGCCTGGATCACTGGCTGATCAACCGTTACGTCCAGCACGTGGTGGTGGGCCGGCGCGACCACGACACCCTCCGGATCTCCTCGCCGATTCACCAGATCCACCGCGACGCCCCGCCCTTCCTCATCATCCAGGGCGACTGCGATCTGGTTACCCCACAAAGCGGGGCGAAGAAGTTCTTCAAGAAGCTGAAGGAAACCTCTCTCAACCACGCGGTGTACCACCGGGTGCCGGGCGGTATTCACGGCTTCGACCTTCTCCAGGGGTGGCAGACCGATAGGGCCATCGACGCGATCGACGACTTTCTCACCACAGCTCGTATTCCTGGCCTTTTGGAGGCGTCATGACCGACAGCACTATGCTCCGCGAAGCGGCCATCAAGAAGCTGATGGACATTCAGGAGGCGTGTCGCGCCGAACTCTTGCAGCACCCGATGCGGGCGTACCGCGGCATCAGCCTCGCCAACGAAATCCTCGACATCATCAAGGGGGAGTGATGACTACCCAGGCGATCATCTTCTTCTCTTCCGTGGCAATGGTTCCGGCCCTCGCCTTCGTTATCGGCGGCGCGCAGGCCTGGGCTGAGCGGTGGTCTTATCGACGGGACTTCTGGCGATGAGGACCTGCACGATTCCGGGGTGCGAGAAGAAGCACCACGCTCGCGGCTTCTGCGTCGTGCACTACCAGCGGTGGAGGCGGCGCTCCGACGAGCCCCGCGGCAACTACCGCCGTAACCATCGGCCGGATTGCAAGCTGGAATGGTGCAACGGGCGGTTCTACGCCAAGGATCTCTGCCGGTTCCATCACCAGCGTCTCCTCCGTGGCAAGGCCATGGACGACCCGCGCGGCAACGTCGGGATCTTCGATTGGGCGGCGTGCGGGACGCCGGCGCAATACAGGAAGCACTTCCGGCACGGCATCCCCTTGTGCGACGCATGCCGGAAAGCTGAGAGTCGACGTCAGAAGGACCGCCGCGAGAAGGCAAAGCGATGAAAGATTCTTCCGAACCTTTACGGGGATCTGATCGTCCCAATGCTAAAGTTGACCTTGAGCAAATCCTCGGAAACTGGAGGCCAGCGTGTGGATTGCGGGAGGACATGCCAGCGCTTCCGGTGTGCGGGAATCCCGCCACGCACGTACTCAACTTTCATGGCGGACATTTTGTTCATCTGACTTGCATCCCCTGCTACTACCTCTACATGGAGGCAATCCGTCAGGGGATTGAAACATTCCCCAAGGTGGAATGCACCGCCTGCGGAGAAGGCGTAGATGCACTCGTTCATCTCAAGCTAACTCCGCTCTAAGAAACTTCCCCGGCCAAGAGCCGGCGGGCAAAACTTAAAAGCTTCAACCGGCGGAATGCCAGCTCCCTCCCAAGTAGACGGGGGTGACGATTCCATCAGCCTTTAGGTGCCGTACGAAGCGTTATATGTGTGACGGGTTAAGTGCTACAGGGGCCTGAAAAGGCCGCCCGCGGGGACATAGAAACCTCGCCGTTAGCCGCAAGGCGCGTAGACCCACTTCGGTGGAGGATTAAGCTTACCCATTTTCTTTGCAGAGAAATCTGCAGCGCACGGCCGGAATGGTTCGGCACGAATTCGTCAAGGTTCAAATCCTTGCGTGCGCACCAGTCGCGGGGAGTCGAGCCGGCTTGTTCTAGCCGAGTGTCGGTTCCTCCCCGCGATTTTTTGTACCCAAAATCAGGGAGGTTCGCCCATGCTCGGACGTTTCACTGAAGATCAGCAAGTTCTGCTCGCCTGCTACTGGGCGCTCTCCGACGCCCACCCGCCTCACAAGGGCGAGCTGCGAAAGATGTTCCGCAGCAAGGTGGATACCTCAACCGCGGAGCACGCGGTGATCTCCGCCCGCCGCGCCGAGGACTTCCACATCGGCATCGCCGGGGCCCTCACCGAACTGTCCAAGGCCACCCAGAAATACCCCCGCTACGCCTTCGACCGTTTCCGTCGGGGGACGGGCGTTCCCAACCATCGCAAGGTGCGGGTCCGTGACAACTGACCAGGCGGCGAAGATCCTTTATCTCGCCTATCACAAAGACCGCTACGCCCCGCATTGGGAATCCGCCCCGGACCAGTCGCGGTGGCGACAGACTGCCGCAGCACTCCTCCGGGAGATGAAATGATCTTCGTTGAGATCGAATGCGACAACCCGAACTGCCCCAACGGCAGTGAGTATGTTGACGTCTACCTCGACGCGTGGCACCGGGGCGCGCCCGTAAACACCTACCTCCCCGAGGGATGGCGCGTGGCGAACGCGGTGGAGTGCCCTGATTGCGCGGGGATCGAAGAGTGAACGCGGCCGAGATAATGCAGCGCCGGATCGACCTCTACGAACACTTGACCGATATCGATCAAGCATTGCGACTACTGGTCGGCGGGCCCATGACCCCCGGGGCCGAGGAAACGGCATTCGAACTCCTTGAGGAGAGGGACATGGTGTGCCACCTCATGCGAGAGGTCGGCTACGAACCTTGGGATTCCCCTTTCTCCGAAGATGAAACGAAGGTCTTATGAACTACGAATACCAACTGGTGATCGCCAAGAACGCCGCAAGGGAAACTGAGGCGTTGATCCGCAACGCCCTCGAATACCTGGCAGAGGCCCGCTCCACGGTGATCGATCACCTCTCCGCCCCCAATGACATCTACGCCCGGCTGACCATTGTTCAGGACCTCGGCCTGGTGGAAGACAATCTCCGAAAGGCTTTGAAATGACCATTGATCTCGACCGCATCACCCACCCCCTTCGCCTCGCCAAAGGATCACATCAGCCCGGCTCCGGCAAAGGCTGCGCCATGAACGTGATCTCATACATCAACGGCGACACGGTGATCACGGATTACCCGAAGTGCTCGGCCCGCCCGCTCGCCCGCCTGGTGCAGCAGTGCAATGACGAGTTGGCCGACTCGGACGGGTTCTTGGCGCCGGAAAATAGCGTGCTGGTTTTGGATCTGGGTTGGCAGACCGTCGGAACTGCTGATGTTCCCGAGTCGGTGATGTTGCGGTGGTTGCGCGACATTCTGGTCGATCCGGTGCATGGGGTTGTGCGTCACGCTCGACCGGATGGGGTTGCGGCCATTAGCCGTGTGGCCGAGTTGTGCGCGCGGCAGGCATCAGGCGTGGAGGTTTCCGGGGCGGAGTGGCGTTCCGCCCAAGTCGCCGCCAACGCCGCCTACGCCGCCGCCAACGCCACCAACGCCGCCAACGCCGCCTACGCCGCCGCCAACGCCGCCTACGCCGCCGGTGTCGCCGCCGCCAACGCCGCCTACGCCGCCGGTGTCGCCGCCGCCGACGCCGCCGACGCCCGAGTCGAGTTCACCCGTTGGGCCATCGCGCGATGGCGCGCCCTAGCGGGACTCGACACTCCGCGCGATATCGTCACGCAAGAGGTTGACGACGCACTCGCCCGAATCAATGCAGGTATGCCGAAATGATATCCCCGAAGATCATCGGTTCGGCCGCCGTCGTCGGCCTGCTGGCTTTAGGCGCGTGCTCCACGATGAACCATGAGACGCACACCGGCTGCACCGTCAAAGCCAAGGACATCATCCTCGACGGCGACGGTGGCGGCGGCATCACCAAAACCAAACGCTTGTCCACCACGTGCGGATCGTTCGACGTCGAGGATAACATCGCCGGCGGATTCAACTCGTGGGACATCTGGGCCTCCCTCGAGGTCGGAAAGACCTACACGATCGAGAGCGGCGGCTATCGCGTCGGCTTCTTCTCAATGTTCCCCAATGTCCTGAAAGCGACGGAAGAGTGACTGACCGATACCCCGTTGAAGAGACGTGCGACTGCGCCTGGGGTTGCGAAAATCCCGACCATCCGAAGGGCGAGTCCAGATACTGCCCTCTGCCTGAAGATGACGGCACCATGCCGAATAATGTGGCCGAACTCGCCGGGCATGTCGTCGGACGCCGCATCGTCTCGGCACAGAAGGAGAAAGTCCAGACCGGGCGCTGGTACGGCGAATCGGAATGCTTCGTCATCACGCTCGACGACGGCAGCCGGGTCGCCCTAGTCGATAGCGGCGACTGCTGCGCGTACACGACGCTGGAGAACTTCCTCCTCCACCCCGAGTTGGTGGATCACGTCATTACCGGCGTCGGCACCACGGGCGGATACGAGCGATGGCACATCTACGCCGACCTTGGGGACGTGCTGGAGTTGGATGTCTCCTGGAGTCCGGGTAATCCGTTCTACTACGGTTACGGATTCGATTTCGTCGTCCTCCCGGTCGACGAATGACCGACTACATCCTCTCGTACGACCGCAAAGATGTGCGCTACGAGGTCCACTACGGGGACAAAACCGAGGTGTTCACCTCCCCGTACATCACTCAACTGTGGTCGTGGCTGGGTAACACCATGGAGCCGGGCGACACCCTTCACTGGCTCTCCGGAGGAGATGACTAAATGCAAACCATCAAATACTTCTTCAGCGCACTGCGCGAATACTGGAGCTGGTGGGTCGTGGTCGACTGGGCGCTCGCCGCGACCTGGTTCGTTCAGTACGGGTTCACGCTGGACTTCGATCACTTCCTGATCGGCCTCCTGATGCTCACAATGGGCATGGGTCAACTCGCCCTGAATGCGAGCGAGGGCTACTCCGAACTCCTTGAATCCCAGATCGAGGAGCTGGTGGCTGAGCAATGACCGGCCTCGACGCCCCGAACTTCCAGAAAGCGAAAGTGAATGAAGAAACTCATTACCGCGGCGGTGGCCGCTGCCGCCATCATCGGCCTGTCCGCTTGCTCCTCTGATGCCGATGTCGCCTCGGAGAACCTTTCCAAGGCGGCCGACAACTTCCAGGTCCCTCGCCGGATCGTGTTCTTCAACGGCATCACCGACAAGTACCTGCTGGAGATCCAGGGCTTCTGCTCGATCAATGCCGATACGGGCTCAAAGAAACTTGACGTGACCTGCAAGGTCAATGACGGCTACAAGAAGCATTTCCTGGGCCTGTCGGACAACGTGTCGTATTTCGTGGAGCAGATCAACGGCGCGAATGTCAGCACCGACTTCTACCAGGTAAATTTCAAGCCGGCTTCCATCCTGCCGGATGTAGAGTTACGGTGATCGACCGCCCTGTTCCTCGGATGGTCGTAGTAGACCGCGCCGAGGCCGCAGGCTAGGCACTGGGTTCTCCCGGTGGCCGCCGCGCTGTAGTACGCGCGTAAGAAAAAGTGATGGGCCTGATTCCGTAACTCACGGTCTAGGGTGGCAACCTTTCCCGACGGGGATTAATAGCCGCAAACTTCCTTCTTAAGCCGCAGGATTGCGCAAACCCCAAGGATTCTTCATTACCGCGAAGATCACTTTCTCGGGAACGATCCCATGTCAACAGTACGGCAACGTCGTCCCGACTTTCGAGATAACGGCCGATACGCACGAGGATGCGGTTGAACTCGGTCTGCAGAAATTGCAAGACATCTGGAACCGCGTCGGAACAAAACCTCTGGATATCGACAGGGGCCAGCCCCAGCAGGTGCCGGCCAAACCCACGGGCGTCATCAAAAAGTGCCGAGTGTCCGGGGCTGAGGTCATTTTTGACCCGGTCGCCCACACTTATCACGACAAGCAGGGTCGCAAGTACCGCGGCGGCTCCAGCTTCGCTGCCGAGTACAAAAGCCCCTTCGAGGCGGACATTATCTCCGGGAAGATGGCGGCCAAGCACGGCGTTCCCCAGGAAGACATCCTGGCGATGTGGAAGCTCAACTCGGAAGCCTCCACCACGTTCGGGACATCCCTCCACGCGGCGTTGGAACTCTATGGCCGATACCTGGAGCTGTCCAAGATCCTCAAGGACGGTACTGACGAGTCCTGCCTGACGAAGAACCCGGTGCTGCGGCCGATCGTCCAGAAGTTCTTCACCGAGGAGCGCATCGCGGAGAAGGCCTACTACGAGGAATTCGTGGCCGACCCCGACACACTCTCTTGTGGATTGATCGACCGGCTGGTCGTCGACGACGATGGCCTGTGGGTAGAGGACTACAAAAGTAACGCGTCGGTAACGGATAAAAAAGAGACGTACCTAGCTCCGTTTAAGGACCTTGTCGAGCCTAATGCGCTCGGCGGCTACGTTATACAGCTTAGCTACTACGCCGCGATCCTCAAGAAATACGGCCGCAACGTCAAGGGCCTCCGCATCCATCACTGGGATGGCGAGGACTGGACTACTTATGAGCGGGAAATGATCGACATTTCCGGGGAACTTAAGTCCATCAAGGAGAACTAATGAGCGAACTCGGGCAGAAACTCATCAATGAGATTCGCATGGTCGCCGCGGGCAATCCCGACTACGTTTACAGGGACGATAATCCCAGCTGTGAATATGTTCGCGGGGGTAGTCCATCTTGCCTCGTCGGTCATGGGTTGTGGCGACTCGGCCTGATCGATGCGGAGTTTGAAACCAATCGGCTCAATGTCGAAGTGTTCGACCACCTCTGGGCCGAACTCGGCCTGGAAATGGACGAGGAAGAGGTTGACTGGGTTCAGATGGTCCAGGAGCGGCAAGACGCCGGCCGCACCTGGGGTGAAGCGGTGGGCATCTCATGACGGCGCCCATCTTCTCCCCGGTCGAGTTCAGCCTCTCGGAATTCGAGTTCACCGTCCCTTGCGGGATCGAGGGCTGCGACCACGACGCCGATTGGATGAGCTGGGGAGACCACTCCGCTTTCGGCTGCCCAGGGTATGGCCCGGTGTGTGAATGGCACCGCCGCCTCACCTTGCGCTACGTCGAAGGCATCGAGGGACAGGTCGGGCCCTGCAGCCGCTGTAAGCAGCCCCGAGTAATCGGGCCGGATGAATTTAGGTTTATCGAACTGTGAGCCTTTCTCGACCCTCGACACCGCGTAGAGAACCCGAGAAGCCAGCCGAAAAGGTGGACCTCAGCCCGCCGACCGCCGCCGACGACCTCCTGCCCGTAACGGTGGAACGTCGCATTCAGGAGTTGGTCGGGGCACTCGATACGGCACTCGAAGGCTGGCGCACCCTCTTCGGGGAGTACAAGCGGGCCGAGCGCGAGTACGACGCGGCCTACGCCATGGCGAAGATCAACGTCGATAAGGACGTGCCGTACAACGACCGCGGTCAACACGCCCAGCTCGCAGTGATGGAGCAGCGCGAGGCCAAGGATATTGCCGAAGAGGCCTTGAAATACGCCGAGCATCGGCTGGACGCCATCAAAAAGGCCCTGTCCGCCTGGCAGTCAATCGCAAACAGCGTACGAACGGCGTATCAAAACTCTGGCCGATAGAGCTTCCTATGAATGAGTGCAAATTGCCTGAGTGTGAGAAATCAGTTCTCGCCAGGGGGTATTGCGGCATGCATTACGCGCGATTCAAAAGGACTGGCGACCCGCGCGGGCTCAAGCGGTTGCCGCCACTCGAACAATTTTGGTCGCAAGTCGACAAAAACGGGCATGGCGGGCGCTGGCTGTGGACCGCTGGATTACGCGGCGGGTACGGGGCGTGCTCCAGCAAGGTTGTGCCCAGCGGGTCCACGCTGGCTCACCGTGTCGCGTACGAGCTGAAGCACGGGCCGGTCGAAAAGGGGCTTCACCTTGATCATCTGTGTAGAGTTCCCGCTTGCGTCAATCCTGACCACCTGGAGCCCGTGACACCCGCCGAGAACACCCGCCGCGGCTTGCGTGGAGAATTGCGCACCCATTGCGATAACGGTCACGAGCTATCCGGCCATAACGTCATGATGTCACGGGACGGAGTTAGGCGGCGCTGCCGCGCATGCCACTACTCGTTCACCAAGAAGCGTCGATACACCGAAGAGTATCGAGCGACCAAGCGGAAGCCCTGCCAAGGTTGCGGGGGGCCGAAGGAATCGGGTTGGCGGCGGAAATTCTGCGATGCCTGCCTCGCGAGCTGAACCGGTCGGTTCAAACGGCCTACCTCAACGCAAGATAAACGAAAGGGTTGTCATGACCCGACCTCGACTCCTTGACCTATTCAGTGGAGCAGGTGGAGCGGGCATGGGGTATTACCGCGCCGGATTCGACGTGGTCGGCGTGGATATCGCCCCCCAGCCCAACTACCCATTCGAATTCCATCAGGCCGATGCGCTGGAATACGCCACTGCTCACATGCACGAGTTCGACGTCATCCACTCCTCGCCCCCCTGTCAGTCTCAAACGGCCCTCACCAAGGGGACCAATAAGGCGATGGCGGGCAAGTACCCGAACTTCATTCCGCAAACCCGGGAGTTGTTGGCGAAGTTCGATGGCCCGACGGTCATCGAGAACGTCCAGGGCTCGGAGATTCGCCCGGATCTGATCCTCTGCGGGGAGATGTTCGGCCTCGGGGTGATCCGCCACCGACACTTCGAGCTCAATGTCAAGGTGCCCAAGATTCAGCACATCAAGCACCGTGGCCGAGTGGCCGGCTGCCGGCACGGGAAATGGTATGACGGCCCGTACTTCGCGGTATACGGCGAAGGCGGCGGCAAGGGCACCGTCGAGCAGTGGCAGCAGGCCATGGGCATCGACTGGACCAACGTACGCAAGGAGATCGCGGAGGCGATCCCGCCCGCTTATAGCGAGTACATCGGTAAGCATCTCATTGAGCATGTCGCGTGAATGAAAAGGAATGTCGGCGCATCGTCCAGGATCGCGCTGACGGCCTTTGTGAGCGCTGCGGCCGGGGCGGGGGCCTAACCCTCCATCACCGCAGAAATCGCTCCCAGATGCCCAAGAACCGCCACTGGGAGCCCGCAAATTCAGGTTCCCTATGCGGAGACGGAACTAGAGGCTGTCACGGCTGGGCAACAGTCAACCCGAAAGCCGCCGCGGAGGAGGGCTGGCACGTGAAGCCCTGGGAAGAGCCCGCTGAAATCCCCGTCCGCTACCGCGGCGAATGGGTTCTTTTAGGCCAGGACGGCTCGATAAACAAACCATAGGAGAAGCGATGACCGCTCCGGTGACCATCTCCGTAACCGAGATGGAAGAGATGTTCTCCTGGGAGATCCCTTGCGGAGGAAATCGCTTTCCCTTCGCCCGGGAGTGCCCGGAGCAGGCCGCGGCCACCCTGGTGAACTCCCACTCCATCGGGTGCGAGGGCGACAAGCCGGTTTTCTATAAGTGCGACTTCTGCTATTCGATCTGGCTGCGCGGCCACCGAGACAAGAAGGTTACCGCGATCACCTGCCTCTGCGGACTTGTAATCCCCTTGGAAGACCTTTACGTGAGGATCTGATGCACAAGCAAACCACCCTCGCGCACTGGTCGGGTGAGATCGAAGTCGACGAGGGTATCGCCGGCCTCATTCAGAAACTCTGGGTTCGCGGGGTTCTGACCGAATTCTCCTGCCAAGGCCACGGGGATAGCCCCGCCTACATCATGTTCACCGACCTGGCCGAGGCGATCGAATTCGCCACCGAATCGGTGGAGGCCACCGGAATGTACGAGTTCGACATCGCCGTCTTCCCACCGTCGAGAAACGACTACCCCCGCGGGCGGGTGACATTCCCCGCGGATTGCATCGAAGCATTGGAGAAGGTCTGGTGAGTGCGGAAACGGTCTCGGTCACCGAGTTGGAAGAAATGCTCTCCGACGAGATCCCATGTGGGGGCACCCGCTGGCCAACGGTCCGCGACTGCCCGAATCAGGCGACGGCAATGCTTGTCTCCAGACATGCGCTCGCCTGCCATGGGAACAGGAGCGCCATGAAGTGTTTCAGTTGCTACTCGATTTGGCTGCAGGCGGCGCTCAATGACGGCCGACCCGTGCGATGCAGCTGTGGGTGGAGCACTCGCGCGACCGAGGTCTACACCCCCCTTTAAGGAGAAATTCCATGTACGGCAACTATGAGAACTTCGGCCTTACCGAGGTCGTCGAGGCGTCCACCTATCGGGAGTACTACGACTGGCGTTGCCTCGGCGCTTGGTGGCATGAAGAAACCCAGTCCTATCGCGTCTCCACCGACGGGGGTTGCTCCTGCTCCTCCCCGTGGGAGTATCACCGGGCGCTGGACGACTTCGGCCGCCCCCTGACCTTCGCTGAGGCCCGCAAGGCCATTCAGGATGAGCACTTCGACGCGAATTGTTTCGACGAGAAGCTGCGCGCCATCGACAAGCTCACCGAATTCGAGCAGGCCCGATGAGACTTGAGGCGACCATTGACCTCGGGGGCGACTCCGACTGCGAAACCTGCGGATATTCGTACAACCACATCGCCTACACCTATGACACGGTGACGGGCCTCCACACGGCTAGTGCTCAGTACGGCTGCACGGGGTCCGATGGCGTCAGCAATGCCGACGGGCGCGAGATGGTGAAATTCCTCGCCGCGCACCTCAACAACGAGGGTCGCGCCGAGGTCCAGGAGCTTATTGAATGGGTGAAGTCTCAATGAACCTTCAGTCCGGATCTCAAATCATCTACAAGCGTGGTGACGACGAATGGGAAGCGGTAGTCGACAGCGTTGAATACACCTCGTCAACCCCTGCCGTCTACGCGGAGTTGACGAGGCGGCAGAAGATCCTGCGCGCGCTCACCCCCAAGCGCTGGCGCAAGCCCATCCCGATCGTCCGGGAGGCCCGGGGGCCGGAGATCCGAATCAACACCGTGGACATGTGGCACCAGCGGCGGCGCGATGAGCGACTAGCCGAATGGCTGGACGCGACCTCGGCGCCCCACGAATAGGAACTGATATGGCCACGAAGCTGTGGGCAATGAGGGGCTTTAGCGGAAGCGGGAAGAGCCGCCGGGCCTGGGAAATCGCCAACCAGAACGACGCCGTCGTCGTCAACCGAGACATGCTCCGCATGCAACTCCTCGGCGAATGGTGGACGGGAGATAAAGAAGATGAGGATCGCGTTACGACTGCCGAGGAGGCGCAAGTTGTCGCTTTCCTCAAGTCCGAGACCTCGGTCGTTATCGACAATACGCACATCAACCCTGCTTATCTCCGTAAGTGGGCGCGCCTTGCGACGCGTCTGGGTGTTGAGTTTGAGGTAGTCGACGTTCACGCCGACGTGGACGAGTGCAAGCGCCGCGCCTACCAGCGCTGGGAAAACGAGATGGGCACACCCCTCGCCCGGTATCTGGACCCCAAGGTGATTGAGCAGCAGGCCAAGCGCTTCCCCGTGGAGAAGTGGCCGGCGGTGACCGCGGAGCCGTTCATTCCGGAACCTGTGGAATACGACGGCACCCTCCCCAGGGCCATCCTGGTGGACATCGACGGCACTGTTGCCAGGAACGTCAGTCGGTCGCACTACGACTACACGAAAGTCCTCGAGGACGAGGTTCACGAGGAGATCGCCTGGTTGGTGAGGGTGCTGTTCTGGCTTCGGTACCCCACCCACAGCCAGGGGGAGCCCGAGATCATCTTCATGTCGGGCCGCGACCACACCTGTTACGACGACACGGTTGCATGGCTGAATCAGCATGACATCCCGTTCGATCGTCTGATCATGCGCCCGGCCGACGCCAAGGATGAGCGCGGAAATAAGCTCCCCGATTACCTAGTTAAGTACCGGCTTTTCAATGAGCATATCCGGGACAAATTCGACGTTCTTTTCGTGCTGGATGACCGTCAGCAGGTTGTGGACATGTGGCGAAAACTCGGACTGAAATGCCTTCAGGTAGCCCCGGGGGATTTCTAAATGGAATTTCTCAGAATGTGGTTAATGCTGGTGATCATTTTCTTATTATCGGCTATCGGCGCAAAGCTTGATCAGATCATCGAACTCCTTTCAAGGTAGGCCATTGAGCGACGCTGCAAAAGGCAACCCCGGATACCGAAGCCAAGACAAAGGCCATAAGCGTAAGCCGTGCATCGATTGCGTAGCGGAGTCGGAGATTAACGGCACTCCGCTACCGAGGCGCAAGGCCCCCTACCCAGGGCCCCGCTGTCACACGCACTCGCGACTCAAGAAGAACCAGCGTAGGGACATGACTCGCGAGCAAAGGTGGGAAAGGGTCTATTCCATCTCTGCCGACCAGTACTGGGCGATTTATGAAGCTCAAAACGGATGCTGCGCCATTTGCCAGAAAAGCAAGGGCTTATCGAAAAAGTTGAGCGTTGATCACGACCACTCCTGCTGTAGCGGCCCAACTAGCTGCGGCAATTGCGTTAGATCACTTCTTTGTACGATGTGCAATCGATTCTTGGGACATATAGGGGACTCGGTGGAGGCCGCCCAAAGGATGGTCGACTATCTCGTCGACCCGCCCGGCCGAAGGGTCCTGGACAATTGGGAAGATTAAGTGAGAACGTGCTCGATAGAAGGCTGCGATCGGCAGCGTAAATACTCCGAATGGTGCCAGACGCATTACCACCGCTGGTGGCGCACGGGATCATTGGAGATCTTGCCCAAGCCCGTGCGCGAGGATCTGACCTACTTCGGCGCCCACGGCAGGGTGAAGGCGTACTTCGGATCGGCCACCCAGTATTTGTGCGTCGAGTGCGGCGGGCCGGCGGCCGAATGGGCGTACGACGGCACCGATCCGTCGGAGAGGTCGTCCACGGTGAACTTCGAGGGCAAAGACTATCCGGTGAGTTACAGCGTGTGGCCCGAGTTCTACGTGCCCATGTGCTTCGGCTGCCATCGGCTGCGGGACGCGGGAGCGCGGGCGGCCAAGAGGACGCACTGTATCCACGGTCATGAGATGACGCCGGAGAACACCTACACGCGCCCTTCACGGCCGGGAACCCGGGAGTGCATCACTTGCCGAAAAGAAGAGTCGAGTCAGCGATATCTAAGAAAAAAGGCCGAACGAGCCAGGAGTAATTCATGACCACAACCCCCTGCTTCGGGAAATCGGACATCTTCTGCGATGAAAACGAGAACGGCGGAAAGGGCGCCGCGGAGGCCAAGAAGATCTGCTGGTCTCAATGCACTCGCCGAGAGAAGTGCCTCGAGGAGGCGTTAAGGTTCGAGGAACACGAGCCGGTGCGCCTCGGGGTGTGGGGCGGTCTCAGCGCCAATGAACGAAACAAGATCTACGGCCGAAAGTCTTCATGAGTCAGTGCGCTGCATCTCCGAATTGTTCCAAGACTCCATCGAAGTTTAAGCGGGGCATGTGCGGCGCCCACCATCGAGCTTATCTGCGGCGCGCCAGGGACGAGGGGGTGTGGCGGGGGCATGTGCCCGCTGGGCCAGTCCAGGAGCATCTAAAAGCCCTGGCCGATGCCGGGGTGAGCGCTCAACGCGTCTCGTGGGTTACGGGGTTAAGCCTGAACACTCTCCTTCAGATTCCCGAGCGGGAGACTCTTTGGTCGACGACCGCCGACAAGATTCTTGCCGTCCGGGTGGATGGGAATTTCCGCGAGGGCGGCAGGGGCATGATCCCCGTTCTTGGGTCTCGGCGGCGGCTGCAGTCCCTGCACTCCCGCGGCTTCACGGTCGCCCACTTGGCCGAGCGCCTCGGCATGAGTATTACCGCTACGACCAGAATTTTGCGCCCTGATGATCCGCGCTCGGTGGACAGGGTGGAGTCGGGGACGGCGCGCAAGATCGACGCCCTGTGGCGCGAGCTGCAACTTGCTGCCCCGCCACGGGGCGCGGCGTGCACCAAGGCTCGCAGGCGTGCGGCAAAGCTCGGCTGGCCGGACCCCCTGGCCTGGGAGGAGAACGAGATCGATGACCCGAGGGCCCGGCCCCGCATCGATCCCACCCTCCTCACCAAGGGGCGACTCGAGGAGTACAAGAGGCTCCGCGACGAGGGCCTCACCAAGAAGGAAATCGCCAAGCGGTTCGGCCTGAATGAATCCACTCTCTACGACTGGATCAACCGCCAGAAGAAAAAGGGAAACCTATGAGCATCTACTTCGAGATCCCCGAAGGGCAAATGATCGAAGGCGTATTCGAGGTGGGGTCCGGCGCCAACATCCGGGAATTAGCCCCCGGTAAGTATGCGATCCTCCCCGACCCCAACGCCCCCGCGGGGGGCTGGACCCCATTCAACGCCGACGGCGAGATTGACTCCGAACGCCTCGCGGCCGAGGGCTGGGCGGTCCTCGGAACTATGCAGGAGGAGTAATTGGACGACAGCGATCACCGCTGCCACTCCGGAGAATACTGCGTAGCCCTCACCCCTGATGGGGCGGCGCTCACCACCCGCATGGACACCCTGTGCCACGGATGTATCACGCGACTGCAAGAGCAGTACGACGAACTCCGGGTCATCAGGAAAGTCTTAGAGATGTTCAAAGGCGGGCTGTGGGGGCAATCCGGCGAGGCTAAGGTCTCGTCCTCGTCGGAGCCCTCACCGCCGCTGAATGTCCACGCATTGGACGTCATCAACGAGGTCGAAGAAGTCCTCGAGGATGTCGGTTCACTGCCCGTGGCGGATCTGGTGAGGCATGAGAACGGCGTCTCCCGATCGTTGCGCATCGGGAAAGTGTGGCGCCAGTCTGACGGCATCATCGGCATCTCCCGGGTGTGGAGCCGGCGCTTTGCCAACTGTCCGGAATGTGAGCAAAGAACCCTTGGGTGTTATGCGGGGAGTGAATCAATCGAATGCGCTTCTTGCAACATCCGGCTGACCCGGGACGAGTATTCCGTCCTCTGCCTTCAATCCCTTAAGTAAGGAGGGCCCGTGACGGATGTGGCCCAAATTCCCTTCAAATACATCCAAGACCGGATCGTTGAACTCGCCAAAGAACAACCTTGGCGGAAGTCCATCGGTGCGTACTTCATCTCCGGTCAACCCGAGTGCATCATCGGGCATGTCCTGGCCGATATCGGCATCGGCGCCGACGGCACCCGCCTCGTCAACCGAAAAGGTGTTCCCACGTTCTCGGTCGGCCACCTGGCGGACACCTTCGACTGGAACGAGCTCGGCGTCCAAACCCCTACCCGTAGGCAAATCGGCTGGGTGCAGGTCGTCCAGTCCCGCCAAGACTGCGGGGACACCTGGGGCGAAGCCGTGAAGAGGGCGGGAAAGCGATGAAGAAACTGTATCGCCGGGTTACGGCATATCTCTGGTACCTGTACTGGCGAATCACCGGCCGATGAGTTACCCCCACCACGCAGAGGATTGGCGAGCTCGGCGCCATCTACGTAACCCTGACGCCGAATCCGGTTGTCAAGACCGTCTCATTGGATGACGGCGCAATCAATGTCGACTACGACGCCGATGGAAACGCTGTCGGCGTAGAAATTCTACTCTGAGAAGGATAAATGAGCCTTAGCAAGCCCCGCACCAGCAATTCTCCTGTCCGCCGATGGGTTCGCGTCAAGGGTGGTACCGGCGAGCTTTCCTACTGGGATAAAGCCGCCGAAGCCGAGAAGACGATCGACCTGCCCTTCCACTTCGTGGTGCTCGATTCGCTGAGTGCCATCTCGGGTTATCACGAGAGCTCGAAGTCCGGGATCTTCAGCAATGAGGTTCGCGACACCCGCAAGGAGCCGTTCACCGTGCGCTCCAGGGACGGGGTGCTTGTCGAGGGCCTCTACGACGACATCAAAGATCGAGCCAAGGCGCTCGGCGGGAAGTTCGCCACGTCGCTCTACATCGCCTACAAGGACGGGGACGACCTGGCCATCGGCAACATCCTGTTGTCGGGTGCGGCGCTGTCGTCCTTCTTCGACTTCCGCAAGGGCAAGAACCTCGACAACGATCCCGGCGTCGCCATCCTGAAGTTCAGCGGCCCGCGTACCAAGGGGCGCACCGAATACTTCATCCCGGAGTTCGGCTCCTGGACCCCGAGCGACCTGAGCTCGGCGATTGCCCTCGACGAGACTCTCCAGGCGTACCTGGATGGCTCGGGTCAGCCGGAGGAGTCCGCGGCACCGTCGGGCGGCTATTCGCAGCCCGAAGAGCCGTCGAGCCCCTGGGACGATTCCGAGCCGCCTTTCTGACCCACTTAAGGAGTTCTCTTGCTCGCCTTTTCTCGCTGCGCTGATTGCGGCACCGGAATGAGGGTTTTGTACGTCGGCCAGGAGACACACCCCGGCTGCAAAAAGACCGAGGAAGAGGTCAAGCTCCAGGAGTTCGTGGAAGCCGTTCAGCGGGGAGACGAGGCCGCGGCCGACAAACTCGAGGCGACCATCAACAAGCCGAAACCGGCCAAACTTGGCCCCTCGGCGTTGTGGTACGCGAGCCAGGGTTGGCCCGTCTTCCCCCTGGCGGTGGGCGACAAGCTCCCCGCCATCCCCACCGCACACCCCAAGGGAGATCCGCTCCGGGGTGTGTGCAAGGGGGAGTGCGGGAAGTTTGGCCACGGCCTCTACGACGCCACCACCGATCCGGCGCAGATTCGCAAGTGGTGGGGCGAGGCGGAATACAACATCGGCATCCCCACCGGACACGCCTTCGACGTGATTGACATCGACGGGGCCAAGGGCTACCAGTCCTTGCTGGAGTTGGGCGATGACGTTTTCCCGCCAATTCACGGGAAGGTTTCCACTGTCCGCGAGGACAGCGGGGAGCACTGGTACGTCCTCCCTACGGGTGACGGGAACCGCGCCGGCGTCCGCCCCGGTATCGACTACCGGGGGGCCGGAGGGTACGTGTGCGTTCCACCCTCTCGCGTGGGGGATAAGCAGTACGCCTGGATCATAAAGCCCTCGCCCGAGATCTTGAGGAAGACGAAATGACCAACCGTTTCAGGCAATGGTGGCTGGGCCTCCCATTCCCGCTCTGGACCCTCAGCGCGTGTAAGCCCTTCTCGCCTTGGTGCTTTGTCGAGGAGGTGCTCTCGGCCGCGTTCCCGCTCACCTTCGGGTGGTGCGATCTGGATAACGGGCTGTGGCACGAGACCTTTATGGGCGAGTGGATTCACGACAAGCACAACGCCGCCATTGAGAAGCATTACGACAAGAGGGATCGTGCTCGACGTTAAAGAAATGACGCCGGACGAGTTGTTTGCGCATCTAGGTGTTCCGGATATGCCCGATGGGGATCGCGCCGATCTGCTCGCCCACATGTCCGCCTGGTCCAGGACGGTGCTGCCCGGCCCCAATCAATGGTGGATTAAGGCGCTCCTTCTCGCCGCCGTTTGGAGGAAGGCGAACGGATGACCGTAGAGGATATCGAAGACTCCCTTGGCGTATTCGTCGGTAGCGAGATCCTCGATTACGACGAAGAAAACGACGTCATCTACTACGTGATGTATTACCGCCCGATAGAGGATTGAAGATGGAATCCGCAGAAGACATTCTCCGCGAACTCGCCCAACCCCTCGATCCCGACACCCGGATGCAGGCCTACTACTACGGCTTTGAGCCCACGGGGCTGGCGGTGATCGACCGCATTCTCTCAGCAGTGGCCGTCGCAGGGAAGCGATGCCATCGCACGGAGGACTGGAACGACCCGTGGAGTGACGAGATGACCGAAGAGGATCGAATTCAGATGGCGGCCGAGGAATCTGCCGAGCAGATCCGCAAACTCCTCGCCGTGGCGGAGTTGCTTCTCGTGGATCAAATGGAGCAGGAATGACCGATCCCGCCATTCGCTACGCTCGGGAGCTCCTTGAAGATAACGGCTACGTCGTTCTGCGGGCCAAGTCGTACCGCCAAGCGCAGGAGCGCCAGCGGGTGGCCGAGGTTTACAGACGCTGCGAAGAGGAGGCCGCCGAACACGCCCGAGCCTGGGCCCGCGATTGCCTCGCGGAGCAGCGACGCTTGGCCGACCGCTGCACCTTCCTCTACGGCGCTGCGATAGCGGCTGGCGCCACCCCAGAGGAATTGCGTGGGGGATTTCAATGACCCACCGGGGTCTTGAGCGGGCCGAGGAGCGCCGCGTCCAGATCGCCAAGCTTATCCGACAGGGCCTGACCAACAAAGAGGTTGCTCAGATTGTCGGCGTCACCGACCGCACAGTCAACCGCGCCAGGGAGCGGAAGGGCCTGAAGAAACCCCAGCCTCCGCGGATCAGCGAGGAGACACTGTCGGCCGGCTATCAGATGCTCCTGGATGGGTGCTCGTACGCGGAGGTTGCCCGGACCTTGGGGCACTCGCGGGGTGCCTGGCGGAAGAAGTTTCCAGGTTTTTCATGGTCGCATGTCGAGTGCGGTCGCTTTCGCAAGCTGCAGGAAAGATACGAGGGACTGCTATGAGCGATCCAGTTGTTGAGGCAGTCCTCCGGGCCATTCCCCCGCTATGCGATGGGCATCAGCCGACGGCATTGATGGTGGCGGCGGCCCGGGAGGTCCTGAAGCCCATTCGGGCCAAGCACCACCCGGTTGCCTACGTCAATCGTCAGCAATGCTGTGTCACGTGCTTTGACGGGGGCGGTAAGCCGCACCTGTGGCCGTGTCCGGTTGCCCCGCTCATCTACTCATCCGAGGAGCTGCAATGACCGCCCTTCGCGAACCGCGCGACATCGCCAAACTCCCCGACGGGACAATCTTTCAAAGCGACCTCAATTGCCTGTGGGATCGCCGCCATGGGGGGCGGCGATGGGTTAAGCGTGGCGGCGGCGTCCAGGCCATTGACCCGGATCGTTTGACCGGCGTTTTTGAGTCCGTGCCCATCGCCTACTTCAAGGACCCTCTGCCCGCAAAGGTTGTGTCATATGGCTGAGTTCGGCTGCGCTCGTTGCGACGCTCGATGGGGCGGGGTCCGCACCGCCCATTGCGGCAGCTGCCATGAGACCTTCTCGGGACTGTCCGCCTTCGAAATCCATCGCGCAGGCTCCCACTCCAAGGGGCGCTACTGCCTAGACCCCTCTACGGTAACCAACGAGAATCCCGATTCCGCTGATTACGGCGAGAAGCTGTTTAAGAGGTCGGCGCGCGACTACCCCTGCTGGTCTTTGGCGGGGGATATGCCCGAATTCTGGAAAGAATCTTAACCGCCGCTCGACTAGGAGGGTTTCAAAATAGACGGATTCCTTTCCCGGATTGAGCCGAAGAAAGAACCCTCTCCGCGGCCGACCGGGCCAGTAACCCTACCCAATGATGCTTATACCAAGAGCGCTGTTGAAAGTGAGTTGAGAGACCTCGCCTTCGTGGGGGAGGGCGGGCGCAACTCCGCCCTCAACAATGCGGCGCTGAAACTCGGCCGCTTACCTATTGACAGGGACACCCTCCGAAATCTGCTGATCGACGCCTGCCATTCCAATGGGCTGGTCGACCAGGACGGGCTCAACTCGGTCGAAGCGACGATCGACTCCGCCTTCGGCAAGGCTGATAGGGATGGGCCGCGGATGATCCCCGAGCGGCCCGATAAGCCCTCCCCGGTATCAAAACCCTCGGAGTCGGTGAAAGTCTCCGAGGATTCGCCCGAGCCCGCGGATAACCCGTTCGGTGACTTCCCGCCGATCGATGCGGCGGAGTGGATGTTCGACGAGGACGACGCCCCGGTACAACTCTGGGGCACCGACGACCAGATCCTCTGGGCAGAAGGTGAAGCCCTGATGATCTGCGGTGGCATGGGGCTCGGCAAATCCACCCTCGCCGGCCAACTCCTGCGGGCACAACTGGGCCTGCGCGAGAAGGTCCTCGACCTTCCGGTGATGCCGGTTGACAGGCCGATCCTCTACCTGGCCATGGACCGACCTCGGCAGTTGAGGCGCGCGCTCAGGCGCCAATTCAGCGAAGAGGAGCGTGAGCAGATCGCCGGGCGCCTCCTCGTTCGCCCGGGGCCGCCGATCATGGACATGGCAATCGATCCCTCGCTGCTGGCCCGAATGGCAGAAGCTGCCGGTGCTGGTGTGGTGTACGTCGATTCACTGAAGGACGCCGTGGTCGGACTCTCGGCCGATGAGGCTGCAGCAAACTACAACAGGGCACGCCAGAGGCTTTTGGCGATGGGCGTGGAAGTATGTGAGCTCCACCACACCCGCAAGCCCTCCCAGGAGGCGGCGGGCGGCATCTCCTCGGTCTACGGCTCCACCTGGATCACCAGCGGTGCCGGATCAGTCATCCTACTTACGGGCGAGCCGGGCGATCTGGTGGTGCGATTCCGCCACGTCAAAACCCCAGCTAACGAGGTCGGGCCCTGGCATCTTCACCTCGATCCCGAGGCGGGCGAGTTCACCGTCCAGAGTTGCGACCTTCTCGTATCGGCGAGGAATGCCGGATTCGAGGGGCTGTCCGCAGAGGATGCGGCCAAGGACCTCTACGACACCCGCAGGCCGACGGCGAGTGAGAAGAAGAAGGCTGAGCGTCAACTCGGAAATCTGGAAGCCAAGGGGCTTTTGAGGCGCGTCGAGGGCCGCGGCGGGCCCGTCTGGTTCCCGGTCGAAACCCGGCTCGAGGAGCCTCCTAAGACAATGAACGGAATGTTCTGATGGAGTCATGCTGGCATTGCAATAGGGATGTGCATGAGGCCCCGCTAACCGAGCGAGTGGCGAAAATGTACGACAGACACTCTTTCGATCTGGAGTATTCGGCCGAGGAAGATGATTCCCCGATTATCTGTTTGGGGTCGGGCGCGATAGGTCCGGCGCGGCCAAGGACGTGGAGTAACTCCACATGGCAGACTGTCGGCTACACCATGGCGGACCTTGCCGTAATCCAAGAAGCCTCGTACGTGTCCGGGGTGTATCTCTCGCAGTTCGTAGATGGTCTCAAAAAGTTCATCTACGAATTCAAGGTTCAGCCGGTCGCCCAGTGGCACATAACAGCATGGGACGAGGCTTGGAACTTTCTTGGCACCGTGTCCGAGGAGCCGAAAAAGTGCGAACTCCCCGACGACGTCCCGGAGATCGAGTTCGGCCCTAAAAACTGGGTGAAATCGGAGAGCTATCCAGTGTCGTACCCAATGGCGCTGCCAAAAACGGGCTGGCACGACATTCCTTTGCCAGAACTTCCCAAAACCGACTACAAGGAGCTCGGCGAGAAGCTGAGCAAGAAATTGACATGGAGTTTCAAATGAAAACCTCGGAACTGGTGGCCCAGGCGCGCGACGAGATCTACCAGGGCTGGACGCAGAACAGCTACCGCAATGATCAGGGCGTGTGCATCCTCGGCGCCCTCGACCGGGTGGCGCTGCACAACCTCCACCTCGATACGGAGGAGACGGTGAAGGCCCGCGCCAAGGCTGAGGCGGAAATCAAGAAGATGGCCGAGGAGCTTTTCCCGGACGTCTGGAGCGGTGATATCCCGGCGCTCAACGACCGCCCCGACACCACCAAGGACGACGTCTTGAACCTTCTGGACAAGACGACGATCGGCCTGGAGGAGCGGGGGGAATGACCCCCCGCATCGGCAGCCGCCGCTGGATAGCGTGGAAACTCGTCCAGCTGGCGGCGCGCATCCACTACGCCGAGTATTACGAGCGAATCTATGTCACAGATCCCGCGGGGCAGGAGGTGGTTGAGGCCGTCGTAATAGGCGATCCATACGGGTGCGGGATTTTTAGCACATCCGGCGGGCTACTTCCGGGCGGGGCGCGTGCGTTGCCCGACGGCTCCACCATCCATTGGGACGACGACTACCAACCGGACTGGCTATGACCACCACCCAGCATAAGCACAACCTGAAACGCTGGATGATGCGGGCCCACGCCATCGAGGGAAAAGTCTTTTGCGGCGAGTGCGGAATAGAACTCACCCAGGAGACGGTGACAATAGGCCACTGGCCTGTCCCCGCCTACCTCGGTGGAACATGGACCCGCAACAACGTCCGGCCGGAATGCTTCGAATGCAACAGCGCGGAGGGCAGCGCTATGTCGCAGCTGCCCGCCAAGCTTGTATGGGAAATCATCTACGAGCGGGCCACCGGCTTCGTCTACCTCGAAAAGATGAAGCGCCTGCGACTACAGCCCATCAGGGTGTCCCCCAATTTCGGGAAAGTCCATCGCAGGGCGGTGCGCGCCGGCAAGAAGTGGGTCCACCACCCGCGCAATACCCCCAACCGCCCGCGGATGTGGCGGATATCCAACTTTGGAGAAAACCGTGAGCAAACAGCAGAAACTCAAGGTGACCCTGTATTCCAGTGATAATGGAATTCGGAGCGCCATACGCCAGGCCTTCAGTGGCGCGGGCTACGACCTGCTCGAGATCACAGATGCCTCCAAGGCCCCCCGAGTGGATCTCAACGAGCAGCAGCAGCCGGGGACGATCGGCCGCCTCACCCTGCCCGAACGCGTAGACGCTGTGGTCACGAAGACTGGGTTAAATGCGCGGGTCGAAGGCTTAGCGGCATCGTTGGCCCTTCGTCAGGGCCGAAACGATGTCTACTGCTACGTGATCCCGGAGGCGTTGGACGCGTTGAGGACCAAACTCGACCGGCTTGGAGAACTCGTGCTCGTGGGCGGCGACCAAGCAAAATGACGCTCTATGTCGACTTCCGGGTGAACAGCAGGCCCATTGCCAACCTCGCCATCTCCCGAGTCAAGGGTTGCGCCGCGCCCGACTCCCTGAACACCTACACATGGCACTACACCGAGCCCGGCACCGACGAGGTTGACCGCGGCGATATCCAACACCGATATGGGGATGGCGCCCCGGCCCTGGTGGAAAAAATCTGCGCCCAGTTGCGGGCGCGGGGGATTGGAGTCCAGTGATTACCCTTCTCTGGATATATCTATCCTTCGGAATCATCTCAGGCGTCTTCATAGGGAGCGCCTATTTTCTTGAGCACCCCAATAAAGAGGGCGCGCTCGAGTCTTTAGCCATTGCCCTGGTCGCCACCGCCACTTGGCCATGGGTCGCCTGGATCGCCATCGGCGATCTTCTCAAACTTCGATAACGGAGAAAGCCTTGAAATTCGATCCGCCCGCCAACAGCAACTACGCCTGCATGGTTGTGAAGATCCCCGCGACCATTACCCTGCCGGGGTTGGACAATTTGGTTGGGGTTCCAGTTTTGGGCCACCAGGCGCTCACCCAGAAGGATAAACAGGCCGGCGAGCTGGCCTTGGCGTTCACTGCCGAGATTCAACTCTCCGAGGAGTACGCCGCGTACAACAATCTGTTCCGCGACCCCTCCCTGAACCGCGACCAGGCCGAGAAGGGTTATCTTGAGGCCAATCGCCGGATCAGAGCGCTTAAGCTCCGCGGCCATCGCAGCGACGCCCTTTTGATGCCGCTGGAGTCCATCGCCTACACGGGCGTGGACATTTCCCAGCTGCAAGAGGGTGACGTTTTCGACGTCGTCAACGGACATGAGATCTGCCGCAAGTACGTCCTCCCGGTGAAGCGGCAGCCGCAGGCCAAGTCCAAGGTGGAGAAGGCCTTCAAGCGTGTAGACACCAAACTCTTCCCCGAGCACATCAGCACCGATCAGTTCCATCGCAACAAGCATCTGCTGCGCCCCGGCCGGGAGATTGTGATCACGCAGAAATTGCACGGCTCGAGCTCGAGGGTGGGGCGAGTGCCCTGCCTGCGCCAGAAGGGCCGTGTTGAGCGATTCCTGAACCGCTGGTTCCCGACGCCGGACTACGCCTTTGATGCCGTCTACGGCTCTCGAAAGGTGATCAAAGATCCAGGCGACGCCAACAAACAGCATTTCTACGACTTTGACCTCTGGTCGTGGTACGGCGAGAAGATTGCCGACCTTGTGCCTGAAGGCTACTTGGTGTACGGGGAGATCATCGGCTACCTGCCGGGCACTGAAACCCCGATCCAGAAGAACTACACCTACAACCTCCCTGTCGGGGAATGCGAGCTCTACGTCTACCGGGTGGCCACCATCAACACCCAGGGAACCCTTGCGGATCTTCCTTGGGACGCGGTGAAGGAATTCTGCCTCGCCCGTGGGTTGAAGTGGACCCCGGAGATGGGTCGCGTCTCCTTCGGGCCCGGGCAACCGTGGACCGCCGAGGACCTTGAGCAGTATGTCAACGACATGATGGATATGCGCTACGCCGACCACTACGACGAGCACATTGGCGAGTCCGAGGAGTTGGCCGCGATCTTTGATCGACCCGTCCCATTGTCCGATAAGAAGACGGTGGACGAGGGCGTGGTGCTGCGCCAAGAGGGCATCGTCCCCGTTTTGCTAAAGGCTAAGGCTCCGGCGTTCCTTCTTCATGAAACGAAGCTCCTTGACGCCGAAGAGCAAGACATCGAATCCGCCGCATAGGAGTTTTGATTGAACGACTGGGACGAGGCCCGCAAAAAGAGCCTGGAACTCCAAAAGCTGGAACTCGACGTTGAGAACGCCAAGCTGGATCTCCGCCGGCTCGCCGCGGAGGCGGAGGAGAAAGAGCACCAGGCGGCGCTGGCCGCCATCCGACTGCGAGAGGCCGAGGCGGCAGAGACTGAGCGGGACTGCTCGGACGCCGCCAACTACACCTACCGGTTCGCCGACGAGGTGGATGACGACTCGATCTTCGCTTTGATGGACACGGTGAATTCGTGGCACCGCGCCGATGCGGAGTCGAAATGGAACCTCATCATCGACTCACCGGGTGGGTATTGCAATTCGGGCTTTCACGCCATCGACCAGCTGATCGAGTATTCCGCGTGGGGCGGCGGCTCCCACTACATCACCATGACAGTGAGGGGCATGGCCGCCTCCATGGGTGGAATCATTCTCCAGGCCGCGGATGAGAGGGTTATGGGAAGAAACGCCCAGATCCTTATCCATCCCATCTCGTCGGGGCTATACGGCGGCAGGGGCGAACTCCATGACTACATGGGTCGCATTGAGATGCTCACCGCGCAGGCCGAGAAACTCTTCAAGCACCGCGCAGGGAAGAAGCTTCCCAGGAAGAAACTTAAAAACGCGCTTATGCATAAGAACTGGTGGATCGGTGCTGAAGAGGCGCTGGAGTACGCCCTCGTAGACAGGATTGGATAATGAGTCGTCAAATAGTCGTGGTGGACACGGAGGCCGGGGGGCTCGGTCCCAACGCTCCGGTGTTGGAGATCGCAGCGGTCAATGTCGAGACCGGGGAGGAATTTCGTGTCGTCCCGTTCCTCACGGCGGCGCAACTCTCCTCCTGCGAACCCGAGGCGCTCGCCATCAATCGATTCTATGAGCGCCGGGTGTTCGCGGACATGCTAGAGAACGCCGGGGGGAATAAGAACGCTTTCGGCTGGCTGCGCAGCATGCTTGACGGAAATGTGTTCGCAGGCTCAAACCCGGCATTTGACGCGCCGCTAATCGCCAAACTGTTGAACGGCGAGCCGTGGCATCATCGCAAACTTGCGCTGGAATCGTATGCGGCAGGCGTGCTGGGCCTGCCCCTCGACGAGCTCCCGGGCCTGAATACTGTGTGCGAACTCCTCGGGGTAGTGAACGAAGAGGCGCATTCCGCACTGGGGGATGCGCGTGCCACGGCCGCGTGCTTCCGGATTCTGCAGGCCCTGGCCAAGCAGAATCGGGCGCGATGACCGACTACCGCACGGGGCTCTCCATCGCCCCGGTGAATGATGACCTTGGCAGCATCTATGACGCCATCTTCTACGGCGGCCGAGAGGTCGGGGCAATTACGGATTGGCGGTACGAGCCTGAGCCTAATTGGTACATGCCAGACGCGCGGCGGAGCCCGAGGGCGGTAATCGCGCTGACGATTCAGTTGACACCCCGGGCCGCCGCCCCCAAGCCCAAGCGCCGGACATACACAGAAGCCTATGGATTGAGGAGGCCGCGGTGACTTACGAGCCCACTTACCGCTACTACGCCCTCGAATGTGACGCGTGCAAGAAAATCGTGGGCATGAACACCGATGGTCAACTTCCCTCGCGGGGGTTGACCATCTGCGTGGACTGCTGGACGAACCCCGGCGACCTTCCGGAGTATTTGCGCTCCACCCTTCGATACGACCAGGCGGGGAAGCTGTGACGCAGGCCCTGAAGACCCGCGGCGCTATCAACCGCATCCAGCCTCGGGCCACCAAAGAACAGGTCGAGGGCACCCCCCTTTATGCGGAGGCGAATCTCTACGAAGTGGGCGCCGTCATTTTGGACGCGAACGGGGTGGCCTGGCAGCGGGATATCGAAAACCTCACCACCGAGTATCTCAACCTCGACCGTGGCAAGACCTACTGGTGGAAGGTAGGCTCTGACGACGACTCGCTGACATCCATGGACATTCCCCTGCCCGCCGTCCTCTTGAGCCCCGGAGTGAACAGTGACTGACGAACTCATCTCCCGAGCGGAGCAGTCCCTAGAGGGTGTAACAGAGGGTCCGTGGGAGGTCGCCGAGGAGATCGACGGATGGCGCGCGGGCCGACCGACCGTGATTCGGGCGCGCAACCCCAATCCAGGCTGGGAATACCTTCGCGTGGTAACCGTCGGCCAGACGCGCCCCCACTTCGGAACAATGAGGGGCACCAAAGGGCAGGACGAGGCGAACGTGGCATTCATCGCCGCAGCGCGCTCCCTCGTTCCCGAACTCCTAGAAGCCCTCAAAGAGGCTCGAAATGAGGTCCAGTACCTCCGAGGCTATATAGCGGGCCAGGATGGCGGCGGGCCCGACGACGAGTCCCTGTGGAGTATGTGGCCGGTCCGGAAAGACGTCGAACGACCACATTCATAAATGTCGTCGAACGACAACAAAGGGGTTGGGTTGGGCGAGGTCAGATACGGAAAAGATGAAGAACTAGAAGCCCTCGCCAACGAATGGTTATCCAAAGGGGTGGGGGAGAACGAGCGCTCCGACCAGCGGGCCAAGGAGAAGCTTCTCTACGAGTTCGGCGCCCTCACTGAAGACGACCTCGAACTCTACGACCCCTCCAACGACTGGGACACCCAGGACTCGGCCTTCTCGCTGATGGTCAGCCCGCGCGACCTCGAAGCCCTAGAACCGTCCATCTGCACCGACGACAACAGCCGGGCCCGCAATCAGCGGATGCGGGAGCGCCGGGCCCTTATGCGCCACGTCAACGACACGGATGCCTGGGGGCCGGCGGCCGAGGACCCCATTCCGTCGCTCGGCGAGAATGAAGAGGCCGAGCGCAAGGTTTGCACCAAGTGCAAGAGGCTCAAGAGGGTGGAGTTTTTCTATGCCCAGCCGCGCAATAAGGATGGATATTCATCCTGGTGCAAGTCATGCCAGAAAAGTATAAATAAGCGGTAAACGCGCACATCTCGAGCATAGGCCTTGAACTGGGATTTTCTCATCCATCCTGGGGATATGCCGATCTAGCCGCCCTGGCGAGTGTGAGGAAGACTTTTCATACTCCTAACGGGGCGGCCGGAGAACCCCGCGTGCTGCGCCTATCGCGCCGTAAAGCCAAACAACCGGCAAGTCTAGAAACTCGATCGCTGCTCCCTACGGGTTAGAGCGGCGATCCGGCCGGCCCACTGGCCCCGTAGCGCGCGCGGGGGAGAGCAACCGTGGGCCGGCCCCCTTCTTTCTTAGGTGGTCGCCAATGAGGGTTGATTTAGCCTGCGCCGAATGCGGTGCCGAATGCCCACCGTGGCTGGGCGCCGCTCATAAATGCCCGCCGCAGGGATGGAACCTGGCGCAATATCAGGTCAACTATCTCCGCAATGGGCGGGACACCGGTCCACGCGTTTGGCCGGTGTCATGAACGCGCGGGAAAAGTGGATCTCCATCGTGGCGGACATCCTCGAATACGAACTCACCTGTGAAACCGATCAGTTGCTCAGCTGCGAGGCGGACAGGTGGATCGAGGCCCACCCGGTATTGGCGCGCACGGCCATCCTCACCGTCGGTATAGCGCTCACGCTGCACGTGGCGAACGCTATCCCGCCCAAGTGGGATGTCATCTCCAAGGGTTTTTTCCTTTGGGGTCAGCTCCGCAATTCTTAATCACCGCCAAACTCCAGGGGAACAGAGTGGCACCTCTCAAGCATGTCGTCATGTTCTCGGGTGGCGTCGGTTCGTGGGCAACCGCTAAGCGTGTTGCCGAACTGTATGGCACCGACAATCTCACCCTCCTTTTCGCCGACGTGGGCGGCAAGCACACCTCCCCCCATGCGGGGGAGGACGAAGACTGCTACCGCTTCATCGAGGACGCCCACAGGAACGTGGGTGGCGAGCTGGTAATCCTCAATGAGGGCCGGGACATCTGGGAGGTGTTCCGGGATAACCGTTTCCTCGGCAACTCGAGGCTCGCGAATTGCAGCAAATTCCTGAAGCAGCAGCCCTGCCGGGAGTGGCTCGACGCCAACTGCGACCCGGAGAACACCGCGGTCTACGTCGGTATCGACTGGTCGGAGACGCACCGCATTCCCGCCATCGAGAAAGCCTACCTGCCGTACGCGGCGTTCTGTCCCATGACGGAGCCCCCGTACCTCGGCAAAGAGGAAATGCTCGAATGGTGCCGCGAGGAGGGGCTGGAGCCCCCCCGGATGTACGCGGCCGGATTCCCGCACGCGAATTGCGGCGGGGGGTGCGTAAGGGCGGGCCATGGTCAGTTCAAATTGCTCTTTGAACAAAACCCTGAGCGCTTCGCCTACTGGGAGCAGAAGGAGCAGGAGCTCCGCGACTACCTGGAGAAGGATGTCGCAATTCTGCGCGATCGCAGCGGGGGTAAAAGCACCCCGCTGCCGCTGAGCGTGTTCCGCAGGCGCCTGGAGGGCGAACCGGAACTCGTGGACGCTGACGATATCGGCGGATGTGGGTGTTTCGTGGATGAGCCCGCGAACTTCCCGACGCAGATGGAACTTGACCTTTAATCGCCAAACAAAGGGGAACTTGAATGGCGACCGTAAAACATAACTGCACTTATGTCAGTGGCCCAATGAGCGGGTTAGAAGATTTTAACCACCCCGCCTTCAACGCCAAGGCCGCAGAACTCCGCGCCGCCGGCGAGGAAGTGATCAACCCCGCCGAATTCGATGCCGAGATCGGCCCTGACCAATCCTGGGATACCTACCTCCGCAGGGACCTCATCCTATTGGCCCAGCACTGCAACAAGATCGTCCTGCTGCCGGGGTGGCAGTCGTCGATCGGCGCGCGCCTGGAACTCCACGTCGCCGAGCAACTCGGTATGACCGTGGTGTATCCCACGGGCGAAACCGTGCATCATCGCCCCGCGGGCGCCGTGAAGCTTGCTCAGCATCGCGAGGTGTTCGCATGAGGGAGTGGGGGCCTTTCGCCATCGTGATCGCTGCGGCCATTCTCCTCTGGGATTGGTACCTGGAACTCCGTGAGGCGGAGTTGGAGGACGCCCAGTGAACCTCCTCGACGGCACGACCGAATTCATGCGCCTGGGTCGACAGAACGTCGACGGCGGGCAGTTCAACGACCACGCCATTCGCGAACTTCGCCACTCTCTCCTGAAAGAGGAGTATGGGGAGTGGGAATGGGCCGATCTCCATGGCGATCTCGTAGAGGTCGTTGACGGCCTATTGGACATTATCGTGGTCGCCTGGGGCTCCCTTTTGTCGTTTGTCGGCGAGGAGAAGGCCAAGGCTGCCGCGGCGGAGGTTGTGCGCTCCAATCTAGACAAGGTGAAGGGCGAGGGTCTGCCGATTTTCAACGAAGCAGGGAAGATCCAGAAGCCCCCCGGCTGGCGCGGCCCCGACATCGCTGGCGTACTGGGGGGCAAATGACAGCTAAAGAAGAAGTCCGTACAGTATCGTCGACCGGCGCTCGCAAGGGTACAAAAATGTGTCGGCCGGACCTTATCCCCGCCAGGGCCCATATGGAGCTGGCGACCCATTATGCTCATGGGGCCGCTAAGTACACCGAGTACGACGACAAGGGGAATGTGACCCACGAGGGCGGCAATAACTGGCGCCTGGGTTACGAGTGGTCCAAGTCCATCGCCGCCCTGGAGCGGCACCTGCTCGCGTTCAAGTCCGGCGAGGACTACGACGCCGAATTCGGCAGCAAGCACATTATTGCCGCGGCGTGGCATTGCATGACGCTCGCGACATTCATGGATGAGCATCCTGAGTTCGATGACCGCTGGTCGACCATAAGTAAACGAACCTAAAGGGGGAGCGACCGTGTCGCTTACCGACAGGCTTGCCGCTCGTCGGCAGTACGCAACACTTTCCAACAATGGCTGTGCCACCTGCAAATGGCTAGACAGGCAAACCGAGGATGTCCGGATGGCTGTAGCCGACTGGATTGACGAAGGTTTGTCTTTGACGCCTCTGCATGAGGAGCTTGCGGCCGACGGACTTCCGGTGGGGCTTTCCGCCTTCACTGGCCATGTCCGTAAGTGTCACAAGGTGGGCCCTAAGTGAGCGACGACAAACCAAGCCTCGGTGAGCGGCTGGCCGCCCGCGCGATGGAATCGGAAGAAACTGAGTACACCGCGAAAACCGAGTTCGACGGGGTTTCTGGCTATATCCAGACCGGCCCCGTCGACACCAAGGTTACTCCGGAAGAGTATTCCGACATCCTGGTCCGCTTCGGCTACGACCCGAAGAAGATCCGCATCGTCGGCTACCCGCGGGTCTCCCGGTGGCAGCAGCGCGCCCGCAAAAAGGCGTGGAGCGACGAGAAGGCCCAGTACATCCAGACGCACGAGTTTGAGACCGTGTGGCTGGAGGCGTACCGCTTCAGCATCGCCCCCACTCTCCCCGGATTGGATCTCCCGGCCCTGTACGCCGCAGTGGAGCGCGACCACGAGGTCCGCACCTCCGATCGGGTAGACGGCCAGGCCACTGTCGTGGTGGCGTGGGGCGACGTCCAGACCGGCAAGGTGGATCACCTCGGCGGCATGGAAGAGCTCCTTCACCGCCTTCAGGACAAGCGTGACGCCCTGCGCGAGTACCTGGCGCGCACCCCGCACGATCACATCGTGGTTGCCGATGTTGGCGACATTATCGAGGGCTTCGACAACGTTGACTCTCAGATTCGCACCAACGGGCTTTCCCTGATGGATCAGGTGGAGGTGGCGGCGACGGAGTTCTGGAAGACCATCAAGTTGTGCGCCGAATACGCGCCGGTCGATGTTCTGTCCATCCCGTCCAATCACTGCGCCTGGCGCCGCGGCAGCAAGCAGATCGCGGGCCTGCCCAACGACGACTGGGGTATCCACATCTCCAAGCGCCTGGAGGGGCTGAGTAATGAGCTCGGCCTGGGCGTGAAGTTCCACCGCCCCGAGTCCGAGTATCTGGAGATGCTGGAGTTCGACATCCGCGGCACCCGCCTCGGATTGGCTCATGGTCACCAAGCTCGGAATCCGAAGTCCGTCTGCGACTGGTGGGCGAAGATGTCCCACGCCGGAGAACTGTCTTGCGACGTTCTCCTCACCGGACACTTCCATTTCCCGACGTTCCGCCCCTCCGGCCGGAATCCTCGCACGGGCCGGACCAAGTGGCATGTGCAGTGCTCCACGCTCGACAACGGCTCGGCCTGGGTCCGGAACGCCTTCGGTGAAGACGGTGACCCTGCCTTGACGGTGTTCACCATCGACGAGGGCGGATTCAACGTGAGCGGATTTGCGCTGCTGTGACGTCTGCCAGGCATTCCCGAGGCACGTGGGACTGCGTTCGCCGCGCTAAGGAGGCCGGTATTCCAGTGAAGGTATTCGAATCGTGACCAACGAGGAATTGATCGAGAAGTTTGTCGAGAAACTCGCCGCGGAGCAGCCTGGATTCAAATACCTGGAACCACTGCCCGCCCCGCCCACGGAGGGCGAAATCCTCTGGGGACGCATAGAAGACCTGGAGCGCAAACACGAAGAACTCCTCGAGCGCTTCGAGTCTCACCGCCACGTTATCGGCGACGGGATGGTCAACGGCCGGTACGAGAAATTCGCTACCGGTGAGCCAATCAATGAAAGCTAGGTAGGAATGCACGATCCCGAATGCAACTGCGGCGGAATCCCGGAGGATGCCGTAGTTCTGCGCGAACTGAGGATTGTCGAATTCCTCAACCCGGAGGACGGGGAGATCTACAAGATCGACCTGTCCCACGATGGCTCGGATAATGAGCTCCCCCTCGGGGGGATGCTCGAATTGGCGGAGTGGGCGAAAAGCATGGCGATATCGCCGCTTATCGCCGATCTGGTCTACCAGTTTATGAACATCGAAGAAGAATAACTACCACCTTCAGGGGAACGAAGTGCGGTACTCAGAAAACAGGCCCATTTTGCTCAAGGGCATCCACGAGCAAGACCACGACAACCCCGCAACACCCAGGTGGATTTCTCCGCTGGCGTCGGGATTTCTGATCGCCAAGGAGCTGGGGGTAACGCCCCCGACTCCGAAGCAGAATCGCCGCGGCCGCAGAGCCGCTGGTGTGCGCCGGATTCGCCGGCGCCTACCCGGCTTGGCCATTCCGAAGTCCCGACAGCCCTGGAGGGTGAAATGATCTATGCGGCGACCACCGAGGATGGCTACACGAGCGTTCTTGTGATGGGGGATGAGCCCGCTTACACGCGGGACGACTGGGAGACCTATCACGTGTCCTATGGACTCGGGCTTTGTAACGGCAAGCTTGATCCGGAGTTTGTTATTCCGCTCCAGGTGACCGTAAGGGCCGGACTCAGGGGCGAGGCGAACACGAAACGCCGGAGGACGGCTCCGGGCAACGACGCGGTCACCGCACTGCGCTTGATGATGGGTCTAATCAATGAGCAATGACAAAGTCCGTCACCGCGGCAAGCCCGCCGAGCCCTTCGCGGAGGTCGGTGCCCACGGGCGCATCACCCGCACCAAAGAAGACGGCCGACTGCGCATCACCCCCAAGGGTCATGGACTCCCAGCAATGGCGTACGTCTCCTGGAAAGACGGCGAGTTCTTCACCTGGGAGCGTCTCTCGGATTTGACCTTCACGAAGGGCCGCAAATGAGAAAGTGCTCTACTTGCGACCAGCCGTTCGAGAACGGCGAGCCAACCGTCCTGGTGAGCGGTGAGGCCATGCACCCGTGGTGCGACCTCACGCCCGGCCGCGGCGGGACATGCGATACGGACAACTGCCATTGGCGGTGGACTTATCACGCTGGGGCGTGCGTCGTATGACCTGCGGGGAGCGGTGGCGCGACCCCTCGGAAGAGGACGACTGCGGCTGCATGAAAACGCAGGGGCACGGCGGGTGCCATCAATGTTGCTGCGGGTCGCGACATTGACCGCCTTCTCCAACTCCACCGAATTTGAGATCTGGTCCATCAACTGGTGTGGCCGGTGCGTGCGCGATGAGCATGCCGACTCCGGGTTCGGTTGCCCGATCCTTGACACGGTTTATCTAGAAAACAGAGTCCCGCCAGAGTGGAGCGAGGGTACCGATGACCTCAGAGACCGATACCACTGCTCAGAGTTCGAACCTTCGTAAGTGGCAGCAGCCGCTTTCGCCTGAAGCCATTGAAGATTTAGCGGTCCAGTTCGCAATCCTGCGCGATTGTTTCCGGCCGACTAAGCCCCGGATTCGTTCCCGCAAAGAGTTCTGGGAGCGGTGATGCGCCGGGGGCTGGCCCTGGCGCTGCACTGGCTGGCGCTGAGGATCTACCGGGACGAGCACACAGAGCGCATCGAAATAACCGACGAGTACGACATTGTCCGCTGCCGCGTAGAGGTGGCGGGGGATGAATCCGGCCACGGGGTTGATTCGGAGTATGACCTTCTACCCCCGGGCTGGACGATGCGCCAATTCAAGGATGGGGAGCGGTATCGGTGAATGAACTCACTCCGGAAATGGTCGCCCAGTACGATCAGCAGCTCGCGGCGTGCAACGAGTGTCTTGATAAGTTCGTCGAGACGTTTCAGACCTTGTCGTGGTGCGTGGGGTCGGACCTGGTGACGATGGAGTTCGCCAACGATTTTGTTCGGCGGGTCGAGCTTGCCGAGAACGGCGAGGACACCGAAGACGACTTCGGGGTGACTACCGAGTTCCTGGCGAACATGTTGACGGTGGCTATCAAGAGATTGGCGCGGGTATGATCCGGCTTCCCAATGGCGACATGATAGGCCCGCGCGACAGCGTAATCCGGGAATTGCTCACCGGTGAAGAGGTGCCTGTCGAGGACTGGGTTGTGGACCAGTCTGAGTTTGTGGACACCAACGCGTGGCGCTACTGCAAGTTCTATGATCTTCCCCCGGAGTTTTGGGCCGACATGCTTCACGATTACGTTTGGGAGCCCGAATGATATCCATCGCCCTGGTGGATGGGCGCCCAGTCACCCCCTGTAAAATGGGATGGCTGGTGGATGACACGGTAACCAAGGCTGCCCAGGTGGGGTTAACCTGGACCCCGGAAGACGTGCATCAGCACCTTCTGATCACGATGTTCGATTACCCTATACCGCCCGAGTTTCAGTCTCGCTATGACCAGATGAACGCAGATTTGAAGCGGGTGGGCGATACGGTTTGTCATTGTGGCGCTCCGGGCGAGCGATACGCCGGAAAGAGATACGCGATGTGCCCGCCGTGCGCCTATAGCGTGCATGAAACCTGCCTTTGCAGCGAGAGCGAGTGAACACGATGCAGTGCGACCTTTGCGACCTCGAGGAGAACCACGAGGACATGCATATTATCTACGCCCCGGCCGAGGAGTTTGACTGGCTCATGAAGATACTTGACGACGAAGAAGTATGAGCATAATCGAAGACCTCATGCTGCTCGAGGATCTTCGCGGGGCCATTGAGACCCCGCTCGACATGTCGGTATTTACCGGGGGGAACATAGTGAAGTATTACCCGCGCCGCAAAGACGGTGTGTGCGCCATCCGCTTTGACGGGTCGCACGAATCGGCACAGAAGATTGCTCGCGCTATAGGCAAGACCGTCCAGCACGAGATTCCCGCCGACGTCCTGCCGGGCGACACCGGCGGCACGTTGACAATTCCCGGCGAGAGTTGCTCCGTTCGCCCGGGAGATGTGGTCGTCGTCTTCGACATGGCCCACATCGAATACCGTGACGGCACGGTGCTCTCGCGCAAGTTTAGCGTGATGAGCGCTGAGCGGTTCGATAAGGAATACAGCCTTAACGGTCTCTGATTTTGTTGGGCACTCAAGGGCGCTAAAGACGCCGGTGGAGGGGCAACCCTGCGAAGCCGAGGGCCCCCCAGGATTCGCCGCCCTGGAGATCAACTAGCGGCGGGCCAATGGTGTGATACCGCATGGGCGTGATGCCCGAGAAAGAAGGCGAGATGCCGAAAGAATATATTGGACAAGAGCCCCAGGAGTACGGTTCCATCGAGGTTGCATGGGGCAAGGACTCTGGATATGTGCAGGTGTCCGTAGCGGGCCCCGCGGGATGGCGCGAGCCCACCCTGTGGCCGATCATTGCCCCCATGGTAGGGGGACGGCGCGAGAGCCCATACGACCCCGATAAGGGCCTCGATTGGCACGTGGAGCTGCGCTACCGCCACGAGATCAACCACCTGATCCGAGTTCTGCGTAGGGCGCGTGACCAGGCTTTCGGTAAAGACGAATAGGATAGACTGGCCATGCCCGTGGTGGCGTCAACTGAGAGATCGGGATGAGAAACCCGGATACGGGCCAGCGCACGTAGCGATAGGGCAGGGGCTGTCGAGAGACGGCCCGGGGGTTCGATTCCTCACGCGCGCACGCAATGCAGGGGGATGCGCCGCGAGGCCCACTCCCAGCATCCCTATAGCTGAATATGGTAGAGTAGTTTTTACGACCAGGACCCGGTACCTCTGCCAGGCATTTCTCGGTCGAGGGTGTAGCTCAATAGAATAGAGCACCGTCGCATCCCCGCGTTGAGGACCGCTAAGCGGTGTGGGGACGGGACCGCGGAAGATGCCGGTAGGTGACCTCGCCAGTATGGGGCGGGCAAATCCGGCCACCCGAATTTGCCCCGCATTTGCGGATGTAGGGGAAGGAACCCAGCCCAAGCTTCGGAGGTCGCTCCCGAGAAGCCTCTGGGCCGGGCTTGTGCGCTTGTGGTCGAATTGGAAAGACTCCTGGCTTCCACCCAGGTTATGCAGGTTCGAGTCCTGTCGAGCGCTCGGAGGCTTAAGCTAACAAGCCGCCAGAAACTAAATTAGCCGATAGTTGGCAGACCTAGACGTTAAATCACCTCTGCTCGGCGTCCGCTTCCGTCGTTAACCCGAAGCCGAACTTGGTCGGAGCTTTGTGGCAGCGGGGCGATATAGCGCGCCCCAGGCCCTCCGACCGATTAAACGTCCCGCCAGATGGATGCGAGGATCGGGTCGCGCCCGGTCATTCTGGCCCCACCCCCGCCCGCCCGTTCCGGACTAAGACGCAAATACGGGTCAAGTCAGAGGGGCTGACTTCGAAGCGGCGGGACTCCAAGGGTTTCAATTTTAAGGAGGTCTTTCCATGCGTTAGGTAACTAACAATGGAAGGAGCGGTAATGAGCCGCACATACAGAGATCAGAAGAAGTATCTCTACAAGCACCATCACGAGGTCTGCACCCGCAGCCATTTCTACCTGGATGATGGCTCCATGCGGTGGTGCTGGCGCGCGCACGACTGCGAATGCGCCGACTGGTGGGACTGGAGCATGAAACACTGCCCGGTCCCGAGTTGGTGGAACCGCGATATTCGTAGGGCGGAGCGCGCCTTCACCCGCAACAAGATGCAACGCGCCCGCGCCGGTCACATCGACTGGTCGGCCGTGGATGAAAAGCGCGGAGATGACTATTATTGGTGACTTCTACTTCATGCCCTGCGCCGCTTGCGGTGGCCGGATGCTGAGGTCCAACATGGCCGCCATCTACCCCGCCGAAGGGATGATTCACAGCCAATGCGCCAAGAGGTTCGCGGAATTGGGCTTCGGCGAGTATCTGGAGGTGAATGATGGCTGACTACTTCACCCGCGGGGGCCGGGGGCCTTTCGCCTCCTATTCGGAGGCCGCGGAGGCTGGCGCGCCCCTTCTGGACCTCTCCACCATCAGCGAAGACGGCTCCGAGGTGATCCGCCTACTCGCCGATGATCCGGTGCTGTTCGCCATCTTCGAGCTTGGCCGGCGGCTAGGTGAAGAGGGTCTCTAGAACGGTACGCAAATCCCGAGGTGCTGCCACCTCTCCCGTTAAGTCGGTCGGATTGCGTCGGCTGGCCCCCGCCGACTGAAGTGGGGCGGTGTGGCCCGTAGCTCAATTGGCAGAGCAGCCGGCGGTAATTCGGCGCGTCTCGGTTCGAGTCCGGGCGGGCTACCTACTTTTCCCGTGAGGTGTTCGATGATCCGGCCGGAAATCAGCGTAGAAAAAAGCCTGTGGTGCATCGCCCTGCCGGGGGTGCCTATCGCGGCCGAGGCGTGGTTCTGCGATACCTGCGTGACCGATTTTATCGACGCTGCCCGCGAGTACGCGTGGGATTGGACGGATCACCTGCACCGGGCGCCGAACCACGAGCAGAACGCCGACCTGGTGTGCTTCATTCAAGCCTCCACCGACCGGCAACTCCGGAATTGGGTTTTCTCGGGTCTACGGTGCGTCTGTGGGGATGTTTACGAGGATCACGAGCCCAAAGACCTCTCGGTCCCGTTGGTGAACGATAATCCGCTCTACCCGATCCCGAACGGCTCGGTTTCGACTATCGCCACCACCAAGCCTTTCTCCACCTACGATATCGCCGCCTGCCACTGCGGCTGCACGATTTTTGATTTGTTGACCGACTAGGGGAACATGTCTGTCTACGATGAGGCTGTAGAGCTTCTGAGAAGCAATATCGGGTCGCTACCCGATGAAGACTTCGGCCACCTCAACCTTTTTCCATTCACGTACGAATCCGACGAGACCAACGGCATCAAACTCAAGGTTTGCATAGCCATCGTGAAGCTTCTCCAGGATCACGGCTTTCTCGCCGCAGACGACGCGAAACCGCTCGACACGAGCCGTTCGGTGCGGGTGGCCTGCCAATCCTGCGATACCGCATTGTTCAGTGTGGTGGCGGGGGAGTCGGGCGCGCTGGTGCCGGCGTCGTACTTGATTCAGCAGGTGGGCCGCTTGGACCCGAATTGCCCGCACAGGCCGATGACGCTGGATGATCAGCGCCGGCTGATTCAAGAGGCACTCGAGGAAGCGGGGAAGCAGTGAACGAAGAAGAAAAGCTCCAGATGATGGGCTCATTGATGAGCCGGATGACCGCGGCGTCGGCCGAGGAAGCCCGCTTCACCGATGAGCAGATTGCATCCTTGATCAACATCTTTATTCCACGTTTCGTGATGGAAGCCCCTGGCATGAAGCCGGCGGGCCTCACCTGCCGCATCGATCAGGATGAGCGGGGCTGGACGATCCGGATCGACAAGCCGTGAACACGATAGCGATGATCTGGCACGATCTGGTGCTTCGGCACGGCGATGCGTGGGTCGAGTTGAATTTCAGCAAGGCCTCCCGCAGATTCGGCACCGTCATCGAGTGCCCATGCGGTAAGCGGTGGCTTTCTCGTATGCCTTGGTTCCGGCGCTAGAGTTCTACCCGCTCGGCGGGGTCGTAGCCGAGTAGATCTCGGCAGTACAAAATCGGGGAATTCATGAGCTATATTCTCCGCGTTATCAGGGCTCCACGCTCGGGAAACGCCAGATGTGATGACGTCCGATCTCGGACAGAGTTGTGTATTCGTTGACTCTGATGAGTAGGTCTTCGTCGGATTCCTGGCGCTCCCTGTATGCCCAACCCCCGCGTTTGCTGACGCCGGGTATAGGCGGGATGTTCGGATCAAACTCGACAACCCAATTGTTCTCACGAAGCATCCGGTAAAACGACCGGAGACGTTTCAGCTTGTATTCTTTCATGCCTTTGCCGCGTGTGGCGATGCATTCGCCATGATCCCTCAGTCGTTTATGTGGCGCGCACTGAGAAAGAGGCTCAGGCACCTTGAACGGGTATTCGCGGCGGATAACCTGCCGGTCGGTCAATTTACCTCCGTACGTGTGGACGTGCCATGAAACAGCCTGTGGTGTCACACCGTACATCCGGGCGATATCCGCCTCGGTCTCCCCCGTAGCTTTCAGGGCCTCAATCACTTCTAGTGAGAGGCGGGGGAGCTGTTCTCTGGTGGTTCTCATCAATCCACCTCGTCGCTCCAGCACCCGAAGCAGTACAGCTCGTCGGGCGCTTCCGACCAGACCTCTTGGGGCGCGTAGGCGATGGGGTAGCCGCACCGCTGGCATTTGACCTCGTAGTCGTCTTCGGTGAGGGTGGGCTTCTTGATGAGATCGCTCTGCCACTTGTCCATTTAGTCCCTCACTTTCGCCAGGATTGCCAGCGCGTCCGCCAGGCCGCTGGCCCGCCCCCCGCTGACTAGGCAGTCCTCTTTGTCGCCGCGGGCCGTGGCCGCTTCGCAGGATCGAAGCCACTTTACGCGCTCGGCGTTGATCAGGTCTATTGCATCGCTCCATGCGCTCATCAGATCTCTCTCAATGCCTGGTCCCGCAGGACCTTCAATTGCCCGGCGAGATAGAGCAGGGTGTCCGCCGCGTGCCCCAGCATTTCCGGGGTGCGGGTGAACATGTCCAGCTTCTTGTTTCTCCCGAGATACTTTCCTTCGAGGCTTTCCATCTCCGCCAGGAAGCCTCCGTGGTGATGCCCCGCCATTTGTTGTCGGTGGCGGCGCCCACGTAAATGACGCGGTTACATTCTGAGCAGCGGGGCGGGTATTCCATTAATCCACCTCGTCGCTCCAGCACGCGTCCATCAGTCACACACCTCGCATCCATAGCCGGTGGGATAAGAACTGGACTCGCCCATATGGCTCAAGTCTCGGGTGCCGGTTGCCTGTTTCAGTGCGACCTCGATAGAACCGCAAGCGGTGCACATGCCGTAGGTGGCGTCCGTGTTGAATGTCATCAGGCCTCCATCTTCGCCAGGATTGCCAGCGCGTCGGCCAACCCGCCGGCCCGAGCCCCGCCGGCTAGGCAGGCCTTCTCGTCGCCGCGGGCTGCGGCCGCGTCACAGAATCGAAGCCACTTTACGCGCTCGGCGTTGATCAGGTCTATTGCATCGCTCCATGCGCTCACCTAAAGTTCTCCTATCGCCGGAGTGTTTCGGGGTCGAGTCGGATGGGCCTCTCGCACGACGGAATGTGGACACGCCGGTCCCTACCGCCCGTCTCGTAGACTCCGTTCAACTCGTCATCCGCGAACTCTCGTCCGCAGTCGTCGCAGCGCATCACTTCACCGCCATAGCCAGCGCCACAACCCAGCCGATGAACGTCCAGCCGAGGAACACGTTGATCACAGCGACAGGCTGCTTCAGCGACGCCTTCCGGTAGTACGCCACGATCGTCGGGACGAAGTACGCGGTCCCGAACACCACGAGCAGAGCGTGACCGGGGCTGATGGACATCAGCACGATGAGCGCCACGATGGCTCCCAGAGCCAGCCAGCCCTCGATACGGCCTTTCCGCTTGGCCGCGCGAGCAGCCGCGTCGGCTTGCGGGTAATAGCCGGGTTGATACGCCGGCTGATCCCAGATGTTGCTCATGAAGCCTCCTTTACACGGACTTAGCCGCCCTCATGATCCTGACCGCAACTGACGACGTAATCCCCGTTCGAGCTGAAGAAATCTCCGTCGTACTCGCAGCGTTCACAGGTGTAACGAACGGTGTACCCGACGATCACCTCGCGCTGACGAGTGCGGTCTGGGACGTAGACACCGGTACCGGCAGCCAGGTTAGGCGCGGTCAGGACCGTCTCTGCCTCGATGGACTGTCCAATCATTTGATTTCCGCACAACTCGCACTTCCAGGTTTCGTTGTCGACGAAGTGGTGCTGGCAGATGTTCGGGTCCGTCACGATGCTGCCTCCTCTTTAGGTTTGCGGGCCGCGTTGCAGCGCCGCTTTTTGGCCAGGCCCAGCTCCACGAGCAACGGGCACGGGTTGAAGTCCGCGGGCTGGTATTCGCGGCGGAGAATATAGCTCAGGAACTCCCCGATCTCGCCCATGATGTATTTGTCGCCGTGACGCTCTTCTCGTCCGCAGTCGTCGCAGATCATCAGTTCTCCCTCAATGCTTGATCCCGCAGGACCTCCAACTGGTCCGCAAGCCAGATAAGCGTGTCGCACGCATGCCCCAGCATCTCGGGGGTTTGGGTGAACATCTCCATCTTGCGGTTTTTACCGAAGTATTTCCCTTCGAGACTGTGCATCGTCTCCAGGAAATTACCGTGGTTCATCCCCGTCATTCTAGCGGTTTCGATCAGCTGATCGAGAAAGAATTTCACGGGTACAGCGTTTGCGAGATCCTCCGGTTCGGGGTTGAGCTCGCGCACCTTCTCTTCTACTCGCGCGGTCACTCGCACATTGTTGACCGCCGCCTCAATCTCTCCGTCGGATACGAAAGCGCCCTGTATCCGGATGGCACCCCGCGCCCCCACGGGCAGGAATAACCCGTCACCCATTCCCATGAGCTGCTCGGCTCCGCCCTCGTCCAGGATCACCCGGCTATCGGTGAGTGATGCTGTGGCGAACGAGAGCCTAGACGGCACGTTGGATTTGATAAGGCCTGTGACTACATCCACGGAGGGCCGCTGCGTCGCCAGGACGAGATGAATACCGGCTGCGCGCGCCTTCTGGGCGATGCGGACAATGTTGGCCTCGACTTCTTTCTTGTAGCCGCCCATCATGAGGTCTGCGAGTTCGTCGACCACTACCACGATGTAGGGGAGTCCGAGCTTCTCGGCGTGGCGCACGCCGGCTTCCTGCATCTGCCGGTACCGGTCATCCATCTCCACGGTGAGCCACCGCAGCGTCTTAACCGCCTCGTCGGGCTCGGTGACCACCGGCTGCAAAAGGTGGGGGATACCGTTGTACGGGGTGAGTTCCACCATCTTCGGGTCGATCATGATGAGTTTGACCCGATCAGGATTGGCTCGGTAGAGCATGGAAACCAGCATCGAGTTGATGAAGCTGGACTTACCTGATCCGGTGGCGCCAGCCACCAGCAGGTGCGGCATTTTGGCCAGGTTCAGGGAAACGTCTTTGCCCTCGACGTCTTTACCCACGGCGACGGTGAGCGGGTGGTCATCCTCGGGGACGATCTGCTGCAACCGCACGGTCTGGCGTTCCGACCGGGGGAGTTCGATTCCTACGGCCGTTTTACCGGGGATGGGTGCAACCACCCGGACGCTCTCTGTTGCGAGCGCGTAGGCCAACTGAGACTGTAGTTGTGAGACTTTCTGGATGCGCACACCGGGGCCCAACGCAATCTCGTAGCGCGTGACGCTCGGCCCGTCGGTGCGACCGGTCACCTTGGCCTCTATGTCGAACTCTCGCAGCGCGGAGATGATCTGTGCTGCGGTGTCCTGCTCAAGCATTGTGGTCATTCGGTGCCCCTCTCCAGTTTCTCGACTATCGCGAGCATGGCGTCACGCTGCTCGTCGTCGGGGTATTGCGCGAGAATCTGCCTGCGCGCTTCGTTCAGGATCAACCGCTCGAGAATCTTCATTCCGCCTCCACGCTCTCGATAGCCTCTAGATTCCAGATACACCCACTGGCACAATCCCACGTGTAGTACCAGTGTGGGTCCATTCTCCTAGACCACTGGTAGGGCGCGATGATGATTCCATCATAGTCGGCGGCGACCTTGCCCCAGTCGATCCAGTCGAGGATACCCCTGTTCGCATACAGATAGTGGAACGCATCGATGTCCGCGGGGGACTTCAGGTGCAGGATGTTTGCACTGGGCACGAGAGTGACCCGGTGGCACACGGTGAGGTTGTCAAAGGAGAATTCTTCGCCCCGGCACCACGTTGGGCCAGTCATCCTCGCCGGCGACGCTCACCCACAGACCTTCGGGCTTGTGATCCACCGCTTGGGTGTAGATCCGGCTCCGGTCGAGGGTGATCGGCGCGGCGGCGTACACCTCCAGCCGAAGCTGGTCTAGACTGTGTTGCGACATTGGTAAAGACTCTCTCTCGTGTGTACCGGTGTCAGGGTGCCGTCCGATTGCCGTCGGGCGGCACCGCCTTTCAGATCCTGAAAACTACGCGCACTGTGTGTAGGTGTGCGTCGTCGTAATAGTGCAGCGGCTCGGGGTATCCCTCGAGGGTCAACTCCCACCAGGTGCAGGCGCGCGACCACAGGTTGCTTTCGACGCGATAGACGACATTGTCTAGAACGACATGCGCGCCAGGTCGTACGAGGTCAATTGGTGTCATAGCATTGACGAGGGACATGCCGTCGTAGTTCACGCCTCCGCCTCCGAGGCGAACAGGGATCGGGGCGCGGCCCAGTCCCAGCGGGCGCACTCGGCGCAGGGCTCGGGCTCGGCTCGCCGCGCATCCTCCAGGGAGGCCTGCAGTGAGTCCACTTCTTCCCGTAGCTCCTCGATCAGGCACTTGGCGTCATGTTGCTTGTGGCGCAGCTCGGCGGTGTACTCGGCCAGTGCCCGATGGTCGACGCCCATGAATTCCTCAACCCATGCGGCAGTGAGGCGCGGCACGTCCTCGGCGCGCGTGTAGTGCTCGCTCATGCGCGGAGCCTCTCGATGCGGTCCAGCTCAATGCTGAGACCTTCGACGCGCACCGTGTCATCGCCGGAACCGAACCCGTGCAGCGTGCCAGTGAGCACGCGCCCGCGGTCAAACGTGACTTCGACGGGGCCGAACGCCCCTTCGGCGGTGATGTCCTCGACGGCTTCGCGCAGGATGGCGCCGAACGTGCCAACCCAGCCGTTGCCCGAGTTGCGCAAGTCCAGGTCGTAGTTTCCGTCGTTGTCGTAGATGCGGCTCATGCCATTGCCCCCTCGTACTTGTCCACGATATCGCGGGGGATGCGCCCGCGGGATGAGATTTTGAGCCCCTGAGCCTTGGCCCACGTCCGGATATCCGGCTTGGCCTGCTTGGGCTTTACGCTGGCCTCCAGCTTCGCCACCAGATCGGCAACGTCGTCCGGTACCTCTACGGGCTCAAGCTTGGATTCCACCAGCGCCCGCAGTTCCACCTTGTAGGTGTCCTGGTACTTGTCAGGGTTGAACGGCGCGGACAGCTCATCAACGAGCATCGCCGCCACCTTCAGCTCAGCCTCGGACAGTTCCGGCTTGTTGTCGAGCTTGGGGAAATCAGGCTCGCGGATCTCATCTGGCCACCGCAGCGTCTGCAACGTCAGAACCTCATTCTTGCCCGTCACACGCAACACCGCCAGGTGTTCCTTGCTCCGCAGGGTTACCCGTACGATGGCGACCTTGCCGGCGTCAGAGAGCGTCCTAGCCAGCAGAGCGTAGGGCCGCACCGAGCCCTCTACGTTCAGGTAGTAGGGCTTGTCGAGCATGATCGGGTCGACCTCCCCGGCCGGCACGAACTCTACGACGTCAATCACCTTGTTGGTTTCGCTGGGCAGCTCTGCCAAGTCCTCATTGGTCAGTAGGGCGGTTTGCCCGTCGACCTCGAACACCTTGCCCAGATCGGCCGTGTGGACCTGCTCACCGCAGCATTCACAGATCTTGTGATACTTGATCCGCCCGCCGTCCTGGACGTGCGCCAGATGGCCCTTCAGGTCGTGCTCTTCGGTGGCCGCGTACATCTTCACCGGCACGTTGACCAACCCGAAGTTGACCGCGCCTGTCCAAACCGCTCTCATGCCTGCCCCCTCACCGTGTTGATGTAGTCCAGCGCTCGCGTGACCTTTTTGCGAATGACGTTCGTCGGCGCGTCGACGGGGAGCATTTCGAGTGCTGCCACCAATTCGCGGGCCGCAAGGTCGAGCTTGTAAGAATCGGCGTAGCGGGCCGCCGCGGCGCCCTGCTCGAATGAATCGCTCATGATTCCTGCTCTCTCTCGGTGCCTAGTTGCCGCTAGGCTTTTGGGTTCTTACCGGTAAAGCTCGCGCCACTGCGCCTGGTACTCGCGTTCTGCGGCCAACTCAGTAGCTTCCCAGCGCCGCGTGGGTCCGTCGCTCTCGTAGTATGCCGCCTGGTGTTCGCGGGAGCAGAAATCTCCGAAAGCCTTTTGCCTCCCGCAGTAGAAACATCCATTGCCCAGTGCATGTTCTTTGCTGGCAAGGATCTCCTGATAGCTCTTCATCGGTGGCCCTCTCTCTCGATTTACCGGTAAGTCTACCTAGTTGCCGCTAGGTGTCAATACTTAATTACGTCGACCTCGGCGCCTTCGCCGAACCAAATCTCATCACCCGATGGATCGTGGAATGCCAACGTTTCCCAGTCGGGCGTGGTGATGCGCGCGACCTCGAACAACTCTCCGTTGCGCCGGCGTATCACGGTACCGATGGTTACCTCGTCGGCTCTCATGCCACCCACGTCCTCATCTCGTACTCCAACTGCCCTTTGGCAATCTCACCCACAGCGTTCAGCGCCAGCGCGAGCGTCGGGAACTCTCCCCGGTAGTCCTCACCTACCCATAGATGAGTTCGGCCGTAGTTGTCGGACCCGAGTACCGCCAGCTCCCCATCGGGGAGGTAGCGCGTCCAGTATTCGTGGAGCGCCTCGGGCTGGTCCCACGGTTCCCAGTGCTGGAGCTCGGTTGCGAGTGCTTTCATGGCGCCCATGTCAGCACTCGATTCCCGTTGTCCAGGCGCCGTAGGTAGCGCTGGACGTGTGCGGCACGCCGTCTTGGTCGATAAAGATTGACCACAGTTCGCCCCCGTCGGAATTGCCCACCATCCCCACGGCGCTGCGTCCGTCGGGCGTGTAGAGCCATTCAATATCGGGCGTGAGAGCGTCCCAGAATGCGACGGCTTCGGACAGTTCGGGCAGGGTGTCAATCTTGGTTGTGTTCATAATTTCCTCCTAGAAGTCGAATTCGTTGCGGTTGAGCTTGAGTGTCTCAGTCATTTGTACTCCTCCGGCGCCTCGTCGTAGAGCGGACCGGTGAGGTAGTCGAGCACCGCTTGGAACTCGTCACCGTAGCGGTAGACCTTTTCGCCGCCCCAGTAGCCGGCGAGCTTGGCAGAGCCGTTCGACAAGTCTTGAACGATCTCGATGTGCGGACCGCCCGTAGCGATGACTACAGCCAACGGTCGGCCAATCTTGACCTCGACCGACAGCGGCCATTCGCTGATGGGGGATTCATTGCCGTAGTCGTCCACAATGGTTGGCTCATCGAACGAATTTCGCTCAACGCTCCAGTCGTCCCGGTCGCCAGCTAGCCCGCCCTCAAAGGCTTTCGTCATTGCCTCGGCGTCGTCTTGGGCGCCCTTGACTTCGATGCTGTCATCATCGCCGTTAGTGACGGTGTGAACATTGCCATACTCGCCCGACTCGATCTGTCGCGCGTACTCGCGGATGGTCTCGGCGGCGTGCTCCACGTGCTCGGTAAGCATGTCCTTGGTCGATTCACTCATTTGTCCATAACTTTCTGTCGGTTGGTATGCGTTAAGCCTATGTCAGTGCGGGTTAGGTGTCAATACCTAGACGAGATTGAATTTCAGCTCTTGCCCATTGACGCTCACCACTAGCTCGGCAGAGCCGCCGGCCGCATGGATGAACGCTGCCAGTCTGGACACCAGAAAGTCCTTGCGACGTTCCATCTGGCGTACCGTAGAGGCTATCTCCGGCCCGCCGCGGTATCCCCAAGCCTTACCTAGTTCGTACGGTGTGAGGCCGGCCGCCTCGCGTATTTGCGTGAGGTTGACGTGTTCGGCCGGTACATAGGTATCGGTAAAGAATTCCTCATCGGTATCCATACCTAGAGTGTAGGTCACGACTCAACCTCGAGCGATGCCATGGCGAATAGATATGGCGACATGAACGTACCTGGGTCTGTGACGTTGCGCAGTGTCGCGACGATGGGCCAACCAACACGGTCGAACCAATGGTCGAACGTCTCGCCATCCTCGTATGACGTGACGATTTCAAACGTGATATTCGGCTCGTCGCCGCCATACTCCAGCTCATAGACCTCGCCGCGGGCACCAATGCAGCCTTGCAGTCTGGCCACGATTGCGTCCGCTACCGCGCGCGTGAGCCACCCATCAGCGTCGACATGGGCAGACCAATGGTCGGGCATGGCCTTGTCGACAAAGTAGCTAGATGTCGCTACATACTGGCGTGGGCCGTTGAACTCCGCATGGAATGCCAATGGCTCAACCCATACGATGATGGCTTGACGCTCTTCTGTGTCTACCTCTAGGTAGCAGTTGGCCTCATCGTCCAACGGTTCGCCCAGGTCCGCGAAAGCAGAAACGAGAGTGTCGGCTGTAGCGCTCATCGCTGGACCTCCATCCTCTTGAGTGCGCCACGGAATCGGTACTCGTCGCCGGTGTTAACCGTGCGGACATCCGCGGGTGACATGAAGTCGCCGGTTCCGCTGTCCAGCTCCACCCACACGTAACCGCTGGTCGGATGAATATAGGTTGCCCATCCGGTATTTTCCGGATCGTTGTATACAAAGACTGCGTAGTAGATGTCCATCGCTCTTAACTCTCTTGGCTGGGGAGTGGTGCGACTCCCAGTGTGGCAGCGCGCTTGACCGCGCGGGCAATGCTCATCGGATCAGACACTTGGATGTCCGATACCCTGTCGGGCAGTATGGTCCGCTTGACCACGATGCCGGCATGGTTCGCCAGGTAGACCGTATAAGAGTCTCCCAGTAGTTCGTGCATCATGGCTTTGCCACCTGCTCGATCCACGCGTGGATACCGTGACTGCGTAGATCATCCAAGATCTCATCGCCGCGCGGTGCCACATCCCAGCGGTCAAAATCCTCGATAAAGCTATCGGCCACCGTTTCCAGCGCTTCGCCGTAGGAGTTGTGCAGGGTGACCGCCGGGGGATAGGCGTACCCATCGGCTTCATGATCAACGATAAGCACCCAGTAGAAATCGCTCACTGGTAGATCCTCCCGGTATCCATGAGGTACTCGGACCACGACTGGAGACCGGCGCGCATCTCTGCGGCCATCTCGCGTGCGTCCAGCTCATCGCGCAAGTCGCGCGGCGTGGGTTGACGCTTCTGGTATCGGATAGCTGCCTTGCTCATTGTCACTTACCCTTCTGAATCTCGGTTACGCGTTGCTTGACGTACTGCATAGCGCCGGCGATTTCCCTGCGGACCTCGACCGGAGCATCTTCATAGGTTTCGTAACCCATGTCTCGCGCTAGTTGGTCGGCTTGTTCTGTGATGCTCATATCTAGAGTCTAATCCCGATGGAGCTAGGTGTCAACACCTAGAAGCAGGATCGCATGATCTGTGCGAGTGTGTCAGACAGCGCGAGATTGTCTCGATGCAGCCACACGCCGCTCCAGCGCGTATCTGCCTCAGTCATGACTTGCGCCAGCCTGCCGCCCGCTTTCGTCTTCAAGTCTGGACGCGTAGACAGTGCGGGATGACGGGTGAAGTGCGCCAGCCGGTCACCTAGCGCGTATAGTTCTTTCGCCGGCGCGCTAGCGATGGCCGCGCGAAACTCTTCCTCGGTGCCGGTGAGTTCGGGAATCATGCGTCGTCCGTATGGTCATGCCACGGGCACAGATACTCGACTGCGGTCACCAATACCGCCGTAGCGTCACGCTCGGTCAGTGTGGCATTGAGCCTGCGGAGATTGCCCACCACGACAGTTCCGTTGACGCTATCCAGCGCGCCACAGACTGCATAGCCGGTTTGAATGGCCGCACTGGAGTCGAGCACGGTTACTCCGCGAACCTCCAGCGTGGCCAGATACGCTAGTTCCGTATCAATGGCCTGTGCCTGTGGCGATAGTCCGATGGCGCCGCCGATAATGACCGACGCGATACCAAGTGATGCGATTCCCAGCTTGCTCATCGCTCTACTCTCTCTCTTTGTGTTCTTACCCGTTGCCGCGGGTTTCTAGTTCGGCCGCGAAAGCTTCCGCTTTATCGCGGATGAATCGGTTTGGGTTGAGTGTCGCGCGGTAGTCCTCTAGCCACGACTGGAGCTGGCTCACCGTCAACTCTTTGGCGATCATGCGCCAGCTCATCGGTAGTGCTCCGGTCGCTCCACTACCTTGAGCGCTGCAGCATTCTGCGGGATGTTCTCTTGAGTGATTACGTCCCCGTTGGGGTGGCGCGCGGTCACCCAATCGTCCCCGACTGCGACAACCTCGAAACGGGTACCTGCATCCACGCGCAACGAGGCGTACCCGTCCCTATCGGTGCCGTAGACGACCGGAAACCCGTAGAGGTCACGGCTAGGTTTCACGAAATGGTCACCGGGCCGGAATTCGTGGAGCTGGACGCTACGAAGCATCTCGGTCATTTCATCTCCCCCGTGACACTCACTCTGTGAATGTCCTAGCGCCATCGTGGTACGTGAACGTTAGTGCGCCATGCTCACTCTTGCGGAATGACAGGGTGGCGCTACCCAACATTTCCATCGCGGCGCGGAGAGCGTCCGACTCCGCACCGACACGACCATCAGTCATAATTTCCGCTATGCGCTCACCCGTAGTGAGCGTCCAAGTGTTGCGGGCAATGATCGAGCTCATTTCATCTCCCCCGTGATGTAGTAGTCGGACGGTTGGGTAAACGGGTTGACGTAGGCCATCCCGATACCCAATGCCATGGCGATAGGGATAGCGATTGTGGTCAACGTGACCATGGCGTAGCGGTTCATCGTCCCAATTCTTTCGCGAGAGCGTCGCATTGCGCGGCGCGGCGATAGAGAGCGTCAACATACCCGCTCGCGTCCAGGCCTTGCCTGTGGCGTTCGATAGCGCGGCTCAACAGATGGTTGTAACCATCGATCCACGCATTGCACCACACGGTGCCATTCCATCGGCGGTACCCGTAGGGCATGGGTTCATCGCTGGTGATGCCTGCGGGCAAGTCGTGGCGGATGAAGTAATCGGAAGCGCTCATTGTCCCCTCACAGACTCACGAATCGCGCGACCACATTGCTACTAGGGTCGCTCTGATATAGGCGATCAGCGGCGCGCTCTGCCGCGCCATATGACGCATAGGTCTTGATAGCGTCTGCCAGTGTGTAGTTACCATCGCCGCGCCAGTGCGCAATGATGGCATGCCCGGTAATCGCGTGGACTGGACCCTTGCAACCCTTGCACTTGTCACGCTTGCCTTGGTTGTACGTTCTGCACTGCAACGTGACGTTACGGTCGTACCCGTAGAGGCACTGATAGATGGTTGCCGGCGCAACAACTTGCACGCTCATCGATCCATCCATTCCTCGTCGTCTTCAATCTGTGACCAAAAGATCACTTTGGGAAACTCCGATGAATCGAACGAGGACTCGTCGTACCGATCGATTGCCAGCGCGCCAGCGTGCTGGTCTAGCGCGTCCCCAACGCTCATGTCGCGAGCTGCAGGGGACAGTTCGCCGATGGAAACCATGTAGTCGATGAGATTTACCGGAGTGAAGTTCCCACCTTTGTAGGTGTATCCGGCGATATCGAAAGATTTAGGTCCGTACATTGTTCCTGTCCTGTCTAGTGGTAGGTGATACCGATACCGGCGATAACCCAACCAATCGGGATGACCGAGATGAGTAGGTAAATCGCTGTGATGTTCATGTGTCTAGTATGCGCTCATATGCACTAGGTGTCAACACCTAGCGAGAAGATTGCCGGCACGAACACTTGTTCGATTCTAGCTCTCGCACACGGTAGTTCAGACTGTGGAGCGCCGAGAGTAGTTCGGGCAGGATTGCTTGAGAAGCTTTCGGGTCATTCATCGCGCGACGCGCGCGCTCGACCAATGCGTTGTTATTCATAGTCCCTTGTCCCTGTATGGATGGCATACGCTACCGTTCCACACGCTGCAATGAGCTGTGCCACGGACTGACGTTCACCGTCGCTGGACGCGAACAAGCGTGCCTGCTCTGCCGTCTGCCGTGCGCTCAGCGTGTAGCCGATCTTGCGCTCAGACTCGGCACGGTCGAGTAACCCTTGCGCGCGCCGAATCAATCGGCCGAATTGCTCACTCATGCGCGTATTCCAGTGTCTCGGTAGCCGAACATGAGGCAGTAGCTAAGGCAATCGTGGCTCGCTACATGTACCGCGCATTGCCCGGTATCGTGGCTGAAGGCATGCCCGTTGCCGCGCGCGTCGAGCACGATATCGTATCGATCCTGCCTCACGTACTCCATATGCCCGCACGCGTAGCGCACGAGGTTCAACGGATGATTGCCCGCAATGGAGCGGTTAGCATCGTGCTCGACGCTCTCGACTGGCGCGCCATGCACGCGGCAAGTACTCATTGTCATATCTCCACAGTGATCGAAACGTCTGCCATGAAACCGTTGCCTATCGGCGCGATAGACCATCGGTTATCGTGCTCGAAAGCAACGGGACCGATGCCCGCCTTTTTGAGTCGAGCTGCGGTCACGCGCGCGTCACTCAACCCTTGCAAGAATATCTGCACGCGACTATCCCGATTGGGATAGGTCACGTGCGAGTGGGTGATGGCGGGCACTTTGTACCCGTGCGCCAGAGTGAAACCGTCCAGATATTCATCCCGTTTGGCGCGAAACTTGATCGTGATTGTGCTCATCGTTCCCACCTGCTCCGGTAGCGCGCCGCGACGGACTCAGCGCTGGCGAGAGCTGCGCCCGGGCGGGCAATGCCGCGCGCCTCGAGTTCCCGCGCCAGATGGTCACCGCGACCGTACTCAATGTCATACTCGGCGCGGTCCCACAGCTCTGCGCGTGCCGCAGCATTGCCGCGCCGCGCCATGCTGAACAGTTCGCCATCGTCGTAATCGTTCATTGCCCGAAAGTCCTCACCTTCCATATGCCCAATGATGGGCACCGTACTTATCGGTCGTCATGTAGCGCTGAACACCGTATGACGTTTCATGCTTGCGAATGATGGTCAACGGTTCTGCCCAATTCACTCCGACCGCGTGCAATCCGTCGACTCCGTTGCGGAACACTTGCCCGATCATGACAGTGCCCAAATAATCAGTGCGAGCATTGCCCACAGAATGGTGCTGCCACCCGCCGCGCAGAGAACTCCGGTAAACGTTGCCTTACCGGGATTCACCGCCTTGTCGAGGTCTCGATATAGGTTGTCCATTGTCTCTCTCTTTCTCGTGTCTGGACGTTTTCAGGACTCGATGGTTTCGAGGTAGAACGTCACGAACTCTGCCGCTTCACTGGCAAAGCAATCGTTCATCTCGAATAGAATGCGGTCACTCGACGCGATGGTCAGGCCTGCATAACCCGCCTCGTTGACGTTGAGTTCGATGCTGTATCCGTCGGCACCGACGTAGATGGCAAGATCCTCTGCCGCCCACAGTTCGGTTTCGCGCGACCCTTCGTCACCAATGAACTCAACTCGGACGTACTCGTTGCCGTAGGAATCAGCCTCGAGAATTTCGGTCACGGTGTACAGATCCACCATTCCGCGATCGATGCTCACCGGTGAACCGACCTTATCGCCGATCCGGTACTCGTTGTGGTTTGCGTCGAAGACGGTCATTGGAGTGATCCTTTCCGTGGGCTGATGCATCTAGTATGCGCCTCGAACGGCTAGGTGTCAACACCTAAAAAAATATTTGCCGGCGGAACTATCTGGCTGGACGCAAAAAAAGACGACCGGACATTGCTGCCCGGTCGTCCCCTGCCCTCAGAATTCGTGCTCCATTGTTGTCACCTCCTCAGCTCATCTACGTGGATGCACCCAACCTCATCGGGCCCGAACTGCGGCGCGTATCCCAGTACCTCGTCTTCTTGGCACGGGAATTCCGATTGCGGCATAGCTTGAGCTGGCGCGGCAAGCGTCAACAGTGCAACGCTTGCCGCGATTGCGATAGCGATACGGTTCATTTCATTCTCCCCTAGTTCCACATTGTCGACGGGACGGTCGTCCCGCGAATACCGTCGCGACGACCGTTACGCATGATCTGCATAGCGCGCGCGCGAACATCTTCAATCCTCATGCAACCCTCGTCGGCTACCACAGTCTCACCCGTGATGTAGTCGAGCACATAGGTTGAGTAGTGCGCCCAACCACCGACGTAATCGCCATAGACGCAAATCTCCGCGCGGTACCCGTTGAGTTCGCGCAACCCGTGCCGCCATCCATCCACGCTAGGGGTGAGGTACAAACCGTGTCCGTAGTGTGCCATTGCCCCGATTCTCTCTACTGGTACCGCGCGATTTGTTCATCGCTTGCGAGTTGCAAATCCGATTCGCGTTCGATGGTTGACGCGCGCGGCGCACCGTGCCACGACACGACGTAGAACCGTTGCCCGTTGTGCACCCACGTGTCCGCAACCGTCCCGCATGCGAACGGGTAGCGCGCTACCGCAACGTACTCGTGCTGTCCAAACTTGGCCATCGTCTTATCCTATTCTCTCGACGCCTTAGCGACGTTCCCAATCGGTACCCTTACGGGCGTCCGCGTCGACCGTGCGGTACGCGCGGACACGCTTGCGATACTCCGACTCGCGGACCATCTCCGCAGCGCGTACCTCACGAACTGCGGTACCGCCGATAACGTCGTTGGTGCGAGTGTCCACCAGCGCCCAAACCTTACGACCGCGCCGCGCGTACTCGACTACCGCTTGCGTGCCACGCGTGCGGGTTGCGACCGTCCGCCACCCCGCATCATGCAGGTCGGCGGAAACGTCGGTAATGGTTGCGTTGCTCATGACTCAAGCATGCACTCGACTCGCCTATGTGTCAACACCTAGCGCGCCACGATCCGGACATTGCAGCTCGCGTCGATGCGCACACCGTTGATGAGCATGTAACGTCCATCCACCTCGATGCGCCACACGGGCATATCGCCAAATCGGACACCCAAACCCGCGACGACCGTATCGCCGATCTGGACTGAACTTGCGGGAATAGTGATCATTTCTGACTCTCTCTCGGTTTGATCCTAGTCGCTCATTGCCCGGTATCGACATTGCGCCGATACCGGACCATCAACGGCTAGGACTGTCTCGGTTCGGTGTCCTCAATCTCATGTAGCTGGTGACGGATAACCGCAGCCGAGAGACCATCGTTACGTTGGAGTGCGCGCCGGAGTGCGGACCTAAGCGCGCGTGCCCGTTGTTCGCGATTCATTGTTCCTATCCTCCCTGTCAGTACCGGTCGATTGCGATGAGCAGGTCATACGCGCGATTGAAGTCCTCATCATCGTTCGCGTGAACGAATGCCCGATGAGCGGCCGCGCGTGCCTCACCGCGCCGCGTCCGCAACGCATCGAGTTCGGCCGTGTCCGCATTCTCTTCCAGCCATGCGAGACCTTCACTTGCTGTGCTGATCAGTGCTGTGATGTCCATTGTCCCTGTTCCTTTGCTTTCGAGTTTTGATTGAGTGCCCGGTACCGGTCGATACCGGGCACTTGCCGCTTATGCGTCGATAACCTCACCGTTCCAAACCGGAGTCCCCGGATGCTGACGCGAACCGCCGTGCATCCACGCGCGGGCAGCTTCCCCGGGAGTCGGGTAGGACACTCCGGCGCGGATACCGCAACCGCACGAGCAAACGAGCTCGTAGGAAATGCCGACTCCCCAATCGGTGAGGTCGGTGCGGATGATGGGGGACGGAATGGTGATGGCGGACATTTCGGGATCCTTTCTCAAAAAATCTGGACTCGATATTTAGTTATGCCTTAAGGCTACGCTCACACGCACTAGGTGTCAACACATACTCGCATGCCATGCGTACTCGATATGCACACTGCTAACTGTTGCAAGCGCGCTGCTAGCACTGCATCAAACAGTTCGACGTCAATGCAACGCGTTGACCTGCGGAAACGACGAACACACAGTGCCCTATGTGACCGTACCCGCCGATAGGGTCTCGTCGCTCTACGTGGCTCTCAGACGGTCGGAATCGCCATGCCAGCGACCTCGATGGTGCTAGCAGCCCGCACGTCAGCTAATCCTTGCGTTCGCAAAACCGCAGGTCAGAGCGCTGCCGGCCGAGCTGTGGCAAACACTCGCACACACGTTCGAACACTCGCACACATGTTCGACCGGGGGGGGGCGGGTCGAAAGTATGTTCGACCGCCGGCGGCTGACATCC